AAGTGGTGAGGAATTTTGATTTTATTAATCTTTGGAGGTATTTTATGAAGAAACTTATTACTGCTACGATTTTGCTGTTTAGTTCATGTAGTTTTCTTGCAGCAGACGACTGCTGCGTTCCAAGAACTGTAGTACACGGACGTACAATGCATTTCCATTATGTTACCCCGTGTGAGGTATTGCGTGGAACTGCGTGTTATATTGGAGGGGTGGGACATCGCGTATTGCATGGAGTTGGTGCAGTTATTGCCGCACCATTTACAACGCCATACAATGTTCCAGTATACAGAAAAACATATCGTTATGTTCCGCCAAGATGTATTCCGGGCAGAATGTATGAGGTACAGCAAGTTCTTCCAGCCCCTGTCCCGCCAGCATCAGAATACGATCCGGTTCCAGTTCCATCTCCAGATCCTATTTCGACGCCAACAGCATATTTGCTAAAGTCCTGATTCTGTAAGAATTTTCCCATCATTCCCCTTGACTCTCTGGTAGGTTATGCTAAACTTAGTCTATCAGAGAGTTTTTTATTCTCTTAGCTCAGTTGGTAGAGCAACGGACTTTTAATCCGTAGGTCGTGGGTTCGAGTCTCACAGGGAACACTAATTTTTTTTATTACCTGTTAAGGAATTTAAAATGAATTTAGAAGATCATCTGAGTATTCTTTACAGAGAAAATTTTCAACTTGCCAAGAAAGAATTTGAAAACGAAAACGCTCTTGGCACTCGATGCAGAGAAGCATATCATGCGTATGCTATGGAATGGACTCTTGAAGATGCAGAAAAACTGATTTCTGATTTTCTTGAAGAAAAGTTTCAAGACATCTATTGACAATGCCGATAATCATCGTACAATCAAGCCGTACAAACAACCAACCACTTTTTTGAAGGACGATTGACATGAAGATTGAAAATGCACCACAGGACGTTACTGTTCACGGCGACTTTGCCACATCTGACTTTGCAGTTGGCGATCTCGCATTCATTGTAGACATGTTTGCTGATAAGGTTTATTCGCACAAAGAACGTGCTGTTATCCGCGAACTGGCTTGTAATGCTCATGACTCACATGTTATGGCAGGTACTACAGACATTCCATTTGATGTGCATCTGCCAACATCACTTGAGCCATTCTTTTCTATCCGCGATTATGGAACAGGTCTTGATGATTGTGAAGTCCGCACTATCTTTGCTGGTATTGGAATCTCCACAAAGCGTGATTCTAATGAAGTGATTGGATGTTTTGGTATTGGATCTCTATCTCCATACAGCATGACTGATAGTTTTACCGTTAAAAGTTACAAGGATGGCATTTGCCGTACCTACAATTGTTATCGTGATGAGGCTCGCAAGCCGGTCGTTGCTCTGTTAGCAGAATGTGAAACAGACGAGGCTAATGGTCTTGAAGTTAGTCTGTCTGTGAATGGCAGGGTTTGTCAGTTCGAGGCTGAAGCAGAGAACGTCTTTCGCTTTTGGCAGGGAACTATTCCAAATATTAATAACGTGCATGTTGTTTCACGATGCAAGCAGCAACGTGATGCTTATATCTTCCAGTCAGATGATTTTGGCCTGACTGGCGGCTATGGCGATATGTATGCAATTATGGGTAATATTTCTTACAGAATTCCTTATGAATTGTGCGACATCCACGCTGGTGGGTACTTAAAGTTTGAACTTGGCGAATTAGATTTTGATACTGCTCGTGAAAATCTGTCAATGACAGATAAGGTCAGGGCTGCTGTTAAGGCAAAATTTGAACTTGTTAGAGCACAACTTCATGATCTGGTAACGCAGAAGATTGAAGCTGAGCCTACTCCATTCAAGCGAGCGATCATGTCTCAACGTTTGAACTCTGGGAGTATTGGCAACAATGCTAAGATTAGGATGGCGGATTATACGCTGCCACCTACATCAGAAGCTATGGAAGTATTCACGACTAATCATCGTCGTACTACAGAGAAGATCGAAACAACAAATCTTCCTCTTGGTAATAATGTTGAATACTATGAATATAAGCCTCGTATGACTCAGCGTGTGAGGAATTATGTTAAGGATACAGGATGTAAAGTAGTTCTGCTGACTCCGCAGCAGATTTCTGAGTGTAAGATTGACACTGATGTTTTGCTGGATCTTGATGACCTGCCAAAAATTGAACGTTCCTACGTCCGTAGCAGCGGTCCTGTAGTTAAGACATTTGCATTTAGCTATAGCGAACGTTGTCATGGTAAGAAGTCTGATCACTGGAATGCTATTGATGTTGATACAGAATCTGAAGAACTCGTATACGTTGAGATCAATCGTTGGGAAATTCAGAGCTACAGCGTCATTAGCAGAGATGCATGGCAGCTTAATGACTCTATCAAGACATTGAAAGCGAACGGAATCAACGTGCCAACAGTACATGGATTGAAGTCCGCTTACATTAAAGGCAAGGCATTCTCTTCAAGTAACTGGATTCATATTGACGACTACGTTAAGCGTGAAGTAGCAAAAAATGCTCCTAATGGGGTATACATCTACAGCAGTACTGACTTTGACAGGATGCAAGAACTTCACAATAAAATTGAGAGTCCAGAGTTGACAGAGTGGAAAGAGTATGTTAATATGATTCCTGAGAGGAACATCGCCACCATCGCTAAGAGAATTGGTATCGAAGTTAAGGAAGATACAATCTTCCAAGAATGGATGGATGCTTTTTTCAAGAAGTATCCGCTGGTTCAATTGGTTGATTCCTACAAGATTGGCAGGAATCCGGAAGCATTCGCACCCTATATTGGAGGTACTGTACGATGACAACAATGGTAAGAACCCCACGACCTATTCCAGTAAAGGAAGAAGTTATGCCTCAAAAGAAATCTCCAAGTATCCCAGAAGAACTTCTATTGGAGTTCGTTGGTAATATTCCGAACCTTTTCAAAATTGACCAGCATCATATCTGGAATAATCGCTATCGAATTAACGTATGGACGCAAGAATGGGCTGAAGGTCGTTTTTGCCCAACAAATAGAATCGCCAAGTCTTTCTATCTTTTATATGAAGATGGGAAAATTTTTGACAAAACTATCAAGAAGCGTATTGACATTGACGATAAGTAAGTTATAATGAACTGGTATCTTATTTTCACTTTGACAGGAGTTTTGAATTATGTTGACGCACATTAAGAGTAATGACAATCATTGGACTGTAGTTTTAAATGGTCAGCCACACCAGTTTGACCATACACATCCTCACTACACAGATCTTGTATCATGCGTTCATTCAGATGATTCAGATAAGTTTGTAGAACTGCTCCAATCTGGCAATGAAATTGAGGATTGGTCAGAGGGCGACTTTGAGTTTCGCAATGGCTTCTTGTATTTTGAAGATGAGCAGATTGCTACTCAGCCAACTAATCGTATCGTAGAATTAATTCGTCAAGGATTTCCCCACCAGCCCATGCTTAACTATCTAACAAATCTTTATGATAATGTTAGTGAGCGTGCTGTTCAAGAATCTTATACTTGGTCGAGCCATAAGGGTTTGCCAATTACTGACGACGGTATGATGGTAGGCTACAAGGGTGTACGTGCTCATGCTGGCGATCCCATCACTGTTAAGAACGGTGAAGTTAAAGAAGGTGATCTCGTAGACATCTACACTGGCAAGACATTCCGTAATAATGTCGGAGATAAGTGCGTTATGAAACGCCGCCAAGTTTGTGACGATCATACTAAGGGATGCGATTCTGGTCTGCACGTTGGTACTTATGAGTACGCATCAGATTGGGCTGGTCCAACTGGTGTAGTTGTTCTGGTTAAATTTAATCCAAAGGATATTGTAAGCGTTCCATCTGACTGTGAATGTCAGAAGATGCGAGTTAGTGAGTATGAAGTTATCGCCATTGCTCGTGAGCAGCTTCAAGAAGCCGTATACGAGTATGAGGACGATGGAGAAACATACGATTATGATGATACAGCAGAGACAGAGGAAGATTACTATGAAGAAGATGTGAACTTCTAATCGTGGTTGGTTAGACGAGATCGAAAGTCGGATGCCTTGAGCTATTAGACAGATGGACAACACTAGACTCGCGGGTGAAAATCCCGCTCGATCTCTTTCTTATTTTCTTAGGAGATAATTATAATGAGCACAGAAATTGATTGGGAGCGAGAGCAGGTAATTAAGGCAATTGACTTTTTAGAAAACCAATTAAGAAATACCAGCGATCATTTTCAAAAAAAGGAAGTCATTCAAAATATTGGCAATCTGAAGAAAAGACTTCTCGAACTAACTGCAAAAGTATTTAACTGACTATATACAATAAGGAAGCCATGCTGTTCCTACTAAGAGTTCGCATCCTTCAAAGCGGATGGGCTAGGAATCATCAGGACACTAACCACTACAACGGGGATGTAGCTCAGTGGTAAGAGTAGTGTTCTTATAAAGCATTGGTCGTGGGTTCGATTCCCACCATCCCTACTTACGCTCGTGTAGCATAACGGATAATGCAGCAGGTTTCTACCCTGCGGATTGTGGGTTCGAATCCTACCGCGAGCATTAACTCGACATGGCGGAATAGGCAGACGCACCGGACTTAAAATCCGGTTCCTGTAGTGGGAGTGAGGGTTCAAGTCCCTCTGTCGAGATTTTTCTTCAAGAACCTATTGACATAAGCCGATAGTATGTTATAATCAAGACATACTCATTGGCTTTCTTTTTTTGGAGGTGAACTATGAACATTTTTGTACTCTCTTATGACCCCGTAGAAGCGGCAGAGATGCACTGTGACAAGCACTGCGTAAAGATGGTGGTAGAACTATATCAGCAGCTTGGATCGGCTCTACGGCGACATGGTGCGACTGACAGCCAAATGCCACTCACTCAGTCAGGCAAGCCACTTCGCGGCGGCTATCATCACCATCCTTGCACTCAATGGTGCGGTGATTCACGCAGCAATTTTGAATGGGCGGCGTGTCACGCCATTGCCTTAGCAGAAGAATATACTGAGCGATACGGCAAGGAACATGCTTGTAGTGCCGGTATACGGCAGATGGCAACGATGTCCGACATGATTCCAGAAGGCAATATGACTCCTTTTGCTCAAGCCATGCCAGATGAATATCGCAACGCCTCAGCAGTTGTTGCATATCGTGACTACTATTTTTACGATAAACGAGAAAACATTCAATGCGAATGGAACAAGAGACGACCTGCACCAGACTGGTGGAACTCAATGTTAGTTATGGACGAGCTTGTGAGGCAGGCACAACAATTAAACATGGACAAAAATGATCTAAACAACTATAAATATTCTAAGGAGATGGTATGAGTGATAGATTTGAACTGGAAACGGAACTAAATAGAATATTGGCAACTATAGATGATCTACGACTTGTTGCTAAAAATCCCGATCCTGATTTAATCATAGCTATTGCCAATTTGCTAGATAGAAAATACGAGGCAATATTTGATTGTTTTTGCAGGACATTTAAGCTGGATGACTATGCTGAAGAAAGGACTGAAGAAGCAGTAAATAAAACTTTTAGAGACCTGCAAAGAACTAAGAAAGTATTAAAGGAGCTTTGGACAGTAGGCCAGTTTATTCCTGAGCCATTAGCACAACAAATTGAGGAGATTCTAAATGACGCTTGAAGAACTAAAAGATTACTTGATTTCTGAAATCGAAACACTTGAAGAACAAAACGAAAGTTCTCGTAAGCACGAGGATTGGATCACTCTTGTTAAGGGTGAAACTGTTCAATGGCATTGTAAGTTTATCTTAGAATTGCTTGAAAAAGGAATGGAGTGATTTATGTACTGCATTGGAAATTGTTACTGCTGGGCCTTGATACTTAGATTATTTTATGGAGGCAAGATCTTTGTTTACAGTAGTGAACTTGGACCAAAGGGCAAAGATATCAAGCATTACATGCTAAGAGATAGGAATGGGAAGATTCGACATTTTAAGAGAGTGTTTGATATTTTTCCACCACCATTATGCTTCCTATGTTTTATAGGAAAAATCGAGTCATCAGGTAAAAGAAGGAGGGTAGCATGAGTCGCAGGTTTGACCATAGAGATGTAAATACTTTCAAGAAGGATATTTACTTTAGCACGCAGATAGAAAAGTATTTCTTTAATAAGTGGATGGATATATGTCAACCACTTGACTATATCAATGTAACTAATCCCAGAGACAATGGAGTAGATAATGAAGGTGCGTTTATTGCTAAAGGAAATACTGCTGGTGCTGACTACATGGTTGACCTGTCCTATCATTCATTGGATATTTCTGACATGCCTTTAGAAATTAAATGGGTTCCAACATTTGGAAAACTCACCCTAAAGGTTGCAGATCTAAAATCATATATTAAGGAAAATGCCGGAATCTTATTTATCTATCCGTCAGAAAAAACGATGGACTTGAAAAAGCCTAAAGATTATAACTTGACAAGACATATTGCTAAGATAGAATCTATATCAGATATTCTAAGATGGAGCCTAATGTCTCCCGGACAAGTACGATATTTTTTGGAATATGCTGAAGACAACAACAAGATTGAGTCGATATATTACATGGGAAATAAACCCGGAATCATTCTGAAGCAAGAAAGGTTTATTGACTGGTTCACAGAGGAGAAGTGGTCATAGCTAATTCATGGAGTATACTTTGCTGGAGGGTCATCTTTTAACCATTCAGTGGAGCACAAGTCATGAAGTTTTTCCTGCACTTGGGATTCATCTTGTGGATTACTTTTGTTGGCATATTTGATACGGTAATTACGTACTTAACAAGAAGTACAATTGTAGTTTTAGAAAAAAATCCAATATCACTATTCCTCATTACCACATTTGGATTAAGTTTTTTCCTGTCAATTAAATTGATACTAACATGCTTAGTAGCCTGCCTTTTGTTTTACATGGCTCTTGCCAGAAAAAATAAGCCTTGGCTTCCTAAAAAGGTTTTAAGCTACATTGATATAATAATTATAATAATATTCATATTCCAGACATGGCTGTTCTATTATCTAAATTGGAGCGGTGGAGAGTTATTTGAAATTGATTCTGTTGTTTGGAGAATGTTTATTGATTTCTGGAAAGATTTAATAAAATGATCAAAACAATAATTGATGAGTTTATATTAAAAACTTCTGATGACAAATTAACAGTTCAAGGACCAAGTGGAAAAAGCAAACAGATTCCTATTGACAAGTTCTTAGAAAGTGGTATGATCATACTTCCAAAGAAGCTGTATGATAAAATTAGGACAAACTTAAAAGCAGCAAATCAATACGATAAATTTATGGATAAAATATATGACAGTTATCAGTGAAAAATCTTGGATCGTTACTTATAAATATTTAATGGGAAAGATTAATTATACTCAACTACATTTCCTTCTAACAATGGAAGGATTAACTGAAGATGAAATGGACGAGATTGTAGAAAAAGCCGCTTTGTACTACTCTCATGCTATGAAAATAAGAGTGATAGGATCTTGGATAATTCTATCCTTAATAGCATTTGGATCACTCGCGATTGGCTACGTATTTCTTTAAGGGGTAAATTACTATGGTTGTCTATGTTTTAGTTGAATATATGATGCCCGATGCTAAGAAGGATGGATCTGTGGCCCTTCTTGGCGTTTTTGATAATGAGGAACTGGCAGAACAGCATAGAGAAGAATTGACAAATGATGAAGATGAAGATATCGTTTTCTATGAGATACTTGAATATCAGATGAATATTTTACAAGAACCAGAAGAAGAACAAGATATATCAGATGATCTTCAAGAACTAATGAAGAAAGAGATTATTGATTATACTATTGGTGAAGACGGTGAGTTTTATTTTCATCTAACAGATAAGGGAAAAGAAATTGTTAGAGGAAAAAGAGATACGGAGGATTAATTAATACCTTGTGGTGTAATCGGTAGCACAGCAGATTTTGGTTCTGCTAGTTGGGGTTCAAGTCCCTGCGAGGTAATGTAATGCCGGAGTGGTGAAATGGCAGACACGCTAGATTTAGGATCTAGTGCCGCAAGGCGTGCAGGTTCAAGTCCTGTCTCCGGTAATCCGAAATAGCTCAATGGTAGAGCAATCGGCTGTTAACCGATGGGTTATAGGTTCGAGTCCTATTTTCGGAGCTTCCGGTTCGCCGGAATAAACATGTAGACGTTGTTAGTGAAACAACACAGGACGCGAGTTCGATTCTCGCCGCCTCCACCAGAAGCACACTAGGATGTTGAATACGGTCTATGTGAGGTTCAAATCCTCCTAGATGTAACCACGTACTCAAAGCATCTAGTTGACGGACTACTTATGACGGTAAGATAGTGTGTTTCTGACGGGGGCGTAATGGTATCGACTGGTTGCGTAGGTGATGACTGCATGTGCTGGTTTGTCGAAGGGCCAGCTAAAAAATCGACAGACAATAACTGCAAAACCTAGTTTTGCGTTGGCTGCTTAGGCAGTCACGGGGGGTTGCCCGCCCTTGCTATCCAAACGGGCATTTTTTCCTTTCACTGGAGATTATAGCTATGGAAGAATATATTAAAATCCAAAAGGAAGCAACTAAGTGGGATAAAATTTTCTTCAGAGAAGCAATTCTTTGGAGTTTTAACAGTCATGATAGTCAAACTAAATGTGGATGCGTCCTTGTAAAAGATAAAACTTCATTATCTACAGGATATAATGGATTCATCAGGGATATTGATGATACTATACTACCAAGGGTTAGACCTCAAAAATATCCTTTCATGATTCACGCAGAGGCTAATGCTATTTACAATTGTTCAAGACTTGGTAGAAGTACTCTAGGAGCTACAGCATATATAACAGCAATACCATGTCTTGACTGTCTGCAAATGATATATCAATGCGGAATAAGTGAAATCAAATTCACAGATGCATCAAATCCTAAAATGGATATCTATTCTGAAAATTATTCGCAGATTTTAAGGCTAATCAAGGATAAAATATCTATAGTCTACATACCTAAAAAGTATGTTTTATTCGTTAGGGATATGGATGGAGATAAAGATGTTCAGGATCAGCAAAGATAAGACAAAAGTTCTTGATCATGAGAATAGAGTTGTTGGATGGATTAATAATGAAAGATTTATTCAATATGGATGCGACCCGCTTTATAGGACTGGTCTAAGTCCTGCGGATCTAGAGAAGATATCAGAGCTTATGCAAAGGAATAACGTGGGAACTTTTAGATGAAAACTCTAATTTTAAATGCCAATGCTCGGCCATTGTCTGTTGTATCAGGCAGAAGGGCCGTAATGTTGGATCTTAATAATTCCAATGTTACGGCTCTTTCTTATTATATTAACAGTATTACAACGATTAATGGCTCAATGCCAATTCCGGCGGTGATGATATATTCTAAGTACATTGTCATTAATAAAAAAACAGTTCCTACCAAAAGATCTATTAGACTTAGAGACAACAATAAGTGCGGCTATTGTGGAGTGAATTTATCTCCAGAAACATTTACGATAGATCATATTATTCCTGTTAGCAAGTTCCCAAATAAGGCAGCGGCAAACACTTGGGAAAATCAAGTATCATGCTGTAGAAAATGCAATACATCTAAGGGCGATAAAACCTTAGAGCAGGCACGCATGACTTTGCTAGTCAAGCCAAAACCATTTAGCAAAATGATCTTATGCGAATCCGTCCCGCATGAATGGTCCAAGTACATACAATGAATTTCATGGCGTATACTATAAGACAGGCTTTGATCTTGTGTTTTGCCTATACAGAAAAGTTGAGGGAGACTTGCCATGAAAAATTTTACACTGGGATTTCTATTGTCTGGATGCATTTGTTTAATTAGCTATATTGTCTGGGAAAATCATAGACATGTACCTGTAATTATTAAGCAGGTTCCTGTTCCAGTTGCTGTCCCACTGCAACAATCCTCACCATTCCCACCAAACTCAAACCTCGCCTTAATTCTGGAGAAAAACAATGATAACATTTGATTTTGGCAGAAGATCTTTCTTAAAGATTGGATCTATAAGTACAGCAATGTCAATAGCTGGATTTACAGACGCAGCCTTTCATCAGGATACAAATAGTAAGTCAGTGATCTGGATATGGCTTGGTGGAGGCCCAGCACAATTTGAAACATTCCATGCACCAACAGATACAGTTCCTGCCGAATGGCGACCTGTTGATGGATCTAATTATTGTGCATCAACTAACATTAATCTTGGTGCCAACTGGACAGAACTTGCTAAACATACAAGTAAGTTGAATGTCGTCAATTCATTTAGTCATGGAGACTCTGCTCATCTACAGGCTACTCACTTTATGATGACTGGACATTATAATAAAGAAAGAACACAAACCGCTATATCTAAAATGCCTTCATTTGGATCATTAGTTTCTGCTATTTACGGAGCTAATCATCCCGCCAATGGTATGCCATGTTATGTGAAACAAGGCAAAATTGATGGTGAAGATCCAGCATGGCTTGGTGGAGCTTATAAGCCTTTTGATCCATCAGCAAAGGATAATCTCTCTCCAAGAATTGAGATGGAGAGATTTAATAATAGACGAGAACTTCTAAATAGCATTGACAGTCTTGGTCAAAAAATCAATAGTAGATCAGCAAAATCTGTTGGATTTTATAAAGATCAAGCCTATAATGTTATATTAGGATCTGCAAAAGATGCATTTGATCTCAAGCAAGAATCTGATGACACTAGGAAAATCTATGGTTCAGAAAAAGCTAATGATATTGGCGAACAAATGATTTTAGCCAGAAGATTAGTTGAAAATGGAACCAAGTTTGTTACAATACACTATGGCGGATGGGATATGCATAACAATATCTCAGATGGCATTAAAAAGAGAGTACCTCCAATTGATAAAGCAATCTCTGGTCTTTTACAAGATTTGTGGGATCGTGGAATTAATGAAGAGGTATTAGTTGTTGTTACTGGAGAATTTGGAAGAACTAAGATCAATGCAACAGCAGGTCGTGACCATTGGCCTTCTATTACTCCGTTAATGATGGCTGGAGGCAAATACCAATCAGGAAGAACTATTGGCGAAGCCGATAGATCATATGTACCTAAGAGTGATAAGTTTGGACCGTTAGATTTACAGGCTACAATTTTTGACCACATGTTAATTGATGGAAGGCAGCAGCGATTTGATATGGCTGGTCGTCCAAGATATTTACTTGATGGCGAAGCTAAAATCATTTTATCGTAGGAGATTTTATGTTTAATGCTCATATTGGAAGACGTAGTTTATTTAAGGCTGGATTACTTAGTTTTATGGCTCCAAAGTTATTTGGGGATATTAAAAACTTTGAAAGCGTAGAAGGTCCAGCTAAGAGCGTAATCTTTATTTACCTTCCCGGAGGTATGGCTGCACAGGAGAGTTTTGACCCTAAGCCACTAGCACCTGTTGAATATAGAGGCCAAATGGCAAGTATTCAAACTAATGTTGCTGGAACTTTTCTTAATGAGAAGTTAGTTAAGACCGCTGGCGTTGCCGATAAGCTAACAATCATACGTAGTATGACTCATGGAGAGGCCGCACACGAGCGAGGAACGCATAATGTCTTTACTGGTTATAGACCAAGCCCAGCACTAAACTATCCGTCTATAGGGGCTGTGGTGACTCATGAGTTTGGTTCTAGAAATAACCTTCCGGCTTATATCTGCATTCCTAATCTGCCTAATGAATTTGCTGGAACTGGATATCTTAGCAGTTCTTATGGACCATTTAGCTTAGGCTCTGATCCAGCAAGAGATGACTTTAAGGTTAGAGACTTGGCAAGCGAAATTGGTCAGGCAAGATTTGCAAGACGACGTAGCACGTTAGATCTTGTAAATAAAAGTTTCATAGAAAAAGCTAAAGATGCAGATAATGTCAAGGCTATGAATACATTTTATGATAAAGCCTATGATCTTATCTCTAGCACAGAAGCACAGGAAGCCTTTAAATTAGAAAAAGAATCTCCTGAAGTCAGAGAGAGATATGGTAAGAACACTGCTGGAGCACGCATGTTGCTATCACGCAGACTCGTAGAAGCTGGAGCAAGATTTGTCACGATGACTTATGGCGGATGGGATATGCACGATAATATCGCCAATGGAATTAATAGTCAAATGCCAGCGTTCGATCAGGGTTTTGCTGCCCTAATTTCTGATCTATCAGAAAGAGGATTGCTTGACTCTACTTTAGTTTGTGTTGTTTCTGAATTTGGTAGAACACCTAAGATTAACAATACATCAGGAAGAGACCATTGGCCGCGAGTATTTAGCTCTGTATTAGCTGGTGGCGGAATCAAGGGTGGAATTACTTATGGAACATCTGATGCTACAGGATCTGAACCAGATCAAAATCCTGTAGAAATTCCTCATTGGGCAGGCACTATCTATCATCAAATGGGAATTAATCCAGACAAGGAATTAATGGCTCCGGGTGATAGACCAATTGAGATTGTTGACTTTGCTGAAGTTATTAAAGACATTATTGCTTAGGAGTTTTTAATGCTATACGAACGGTTACATCTAGCACTGCTAGAAGCGAGGGCTGCACAAAAAGTTACTGATTACTGGACTAAATTACTACCTAGTCCTCCGTCTGATACGAGCGAACAAACTAAACGTGAGCTAAGTCAAGTTAAGAAGATGGCGAACAATAGATCTCCAGAAGAATTAGAGTTAGTTAAAAGGATTGATGATGATCCTGCGGCAACTCTACGAGATGTTGTTAAGAAGCACGGACTGGAATATCCAAAAGCTGAATTTGATAAGGCATATAAGGTATTACAGCCTATTCTTTTAAAGCTAAAACGTCATTTTAAAAGGCCAAGACCATATGCTCTTGATAAATCAATCAAGTATGTACCATCAAAAACACATAAGTATATGGCTTATCCATCAGGACATGTAGCCTTTGCAGCATTGGCGGAAAAGATTCTATCAATGAAGTATCCGTCACATTCTGCTGAATTTAAATCTGCATTAAAAGATGTTGGCAGGGCGAGGATGCTAATGGGAGTTCATTATCCAAGTGATAACACGGCAGGTGAAAAATTAGTAGATAAACTTTGGCCCACTCTAAAAAAGGAACTCACATGAGAGCAGAAGACATAGATTATATTGTAGCATCAAAATCAGATGCAACATCAAATGATGACGTTAAGCAAGTAATTTTTGAAGACGCCTTTATGGCAGCAAGAGAATGTTATGGCAGATTAACATCTTATCACTGCCAGACTATGACGTACAATGAACTCTACTTTAGGTTCAATCGTTATATTAAGACTAAGGCAAATTTCACTAATCGTCCCGCCGGATTTATTCCTTCAGTTATCTGGTGGTGGATCGCTAAGGCTATTATCAACTGGATTATTAGCAGGATTATTGATCATATCATGAAACATGACCGAGAGTAGCTAAAAAACTGGATGAAGAATGAACTTTCTTCAATGGAATAAATACCGTCTGCACATCTAATTTGTCGCAGACGGTTTTTTCTTGGATATTGTAATTGTCTGGCGGTCTATCTCCGCTATTAAAGAACATAAACTTATAATTCTTGTTGTATTCAAAAATTGTTTCTTCTACTATTTTAGCAATAGTATTCGAAACGGAGCGATCCTTGTCAATCGACACATATACTGCATCAATAGATTTTATATTTTTCATAATATCATATCTATGATTCTCGTCCATAAATTTATTAGAGCCTTTTATCTGCACTTGAAGATCATTATTTACAATACAATTTAAAAAATCACACTGTTTTTTGGCGGCATTAATATATTCTAAATGACCACGATGTAGCGGATTAAAATATCCAGAAACTATACCAATTCTGTACATTAAACTTCTACTCCAGATATTCCCAAGTCTCTTTCTATTGGATAAGCATATGCTGTTATTGTGCCGTCAGGCTTTTTATCATTCACAAGAACTCTCGGACCAACAGGAAGTCCCATGACTAGCTGATCATAAAATATACCGGCTTCGCTTAACTGACGCTCTAGCGAGCTTCTAACACCTTCAGGTCTAGCGGTAGTAAGTACGATATAATAGTCTTTAGCACGCCATTCTAAAAATTTTTCATGCACTCCATAAATAACTTCTAGTTGCTCAGTTATCATTCTGCATAAATTTTTCTTATGAATGACAAGAGTTCCATCAATATCTAAAAAAATAGTTTTTCTTCTAATTCTTTCTTGTGTTTCTGTATTACTCATTTATAATTTTAGATCCTTCAAAGTCAATGTTAAAATCCACGTAATTTTGTTTATATTTTCTCCTAAACTCTTTCTTATTCACTTTATCAGATAATATGCCAAATATGAAACCTGCACCGCCAGATCCTAATAATTTTCCGCCAATCATACCATCTTCCGATAACTGTGAATAAAAATTGTTTATGCGGTCATTACTTATTAAGTTAGATATCTGTTTTTTATAGTTCCAAGATTTGTCGAGGAGCGATGCAATATTTTCAATGTTAGCCTCTTGAAATTGTTCATAAGCCAAATGTGATAATTCTTTAATCTTGTGCTTATGCTCTTGGGAAGAATTAATATTGTAAGATTTAGCAATTTTAAAAGAATGCCTTGTGCTGCCCGTATAAATTAGGATTGATCTTTCTAAGAAATTTTTCAAAAAATGCTCACAGATAGGCAATGGCTTGACATGAAAAAAGCCATTTTTTTCAATAGATATTGAGTTAATACCTCCATATGCAGACCAAATTTGATCCTGAATACCTCCAGTCTCCATCAGTATATTCCGTTCAACATTTATTGCTTGTTGGGATAGTTCTTTTTTAGTGACATATTTATTACTCAGTCTATGCAAGCAGTTTAATAAGCCAACAACAAATGCAGACGAAGATCCAGTTCCAGTTTGAGCCGGAAGATCCGCATTATGAGATAGCTCTATGCCATATCTGATAGATAAAAAGTCTAGACAGCCCCTAACTCCGTCATGGTTGATTTTTGAATTATTATTTACAATTTCAGTTTTTGAATATGATAATTTACTTTTGTAATCAAATATGGATGGAGTTTTTCTTACAGAAAGGTAGCAGTATTTATTAATAGCGAATCCGATTAATAAGGATTCGTGCTTAGAGAAATACGATTCATAATCGGTAGATCCTCCAAATAAAGATATTCTAAAAGGCGTTCTACTGATAATCATAATCAATAATTTCTACAACGAAGTTCGTCAGACTTTGACATTAATCTATAAAAGTTGACCATTTGATTAACGCCAAACCTCAAACTAACTGATGGTTTCCATCCTAAAGAGTACAGCTTTTGGCTACTAACTAAATAATCTCTTTTATCTGGATCGGTACGATTATCTTGAGTTACAAAATCTGAGCCAACAATTGAACATATTTCCTTAACTAAATTTTCTTTAGTTGTATTTAAAGAATCATTTCCTAAATTAAAAACTCCATGTATGTCTTCACTCTTTTTATATGTTATTTTATCAATAATAAAGTTAAAAGCTGAAACTATGTCATCTACATGAATATAGTTTCTCCTGAAGTGACCATCAAACAAGAATATTCTTCCAGTTTCTAATGCTGTTTTAGTTAAATTATTAACAAGAAGATCCGTTCTGGGGCGATAAGACCATCCAAATACTGTAGCTAAACGAAAACAGGTAGACTTTTCATAAGTCATCAATAAATTTTCAGAATCTTGTTTTGTTTTTGCGTAAAGTGATAAGGGATTAGATGGAGTTTCTTCTGTACAAATTTCTTCGCCGGTTGAGCCATAACCAGAGTTTGTATTTGGATAAATTATATGTTGATCTTTAAGATACGGCAATAGTTTAGAAAACCATTCAAAGTTGATTTTATATGTTAGCTCTGGATATTTGTCACATAGCGGAGCACCAACCAGTGCGGCAAGTGGAATAATAATATCTGCATTTTTTATAGCATCTTTTAAATTTTCAGACCAACTGGTAACGTCTTCAACAAAAAATTTTGATACACCAATAGAATTGCACGCCACTTTACTAACAAGCGTCCCCTGATCATAAAAAAGATTATCAAAACCTATAACATTGTGACCGCGTTTTACTAAAAAATCGAATAATTTACTTCCAATATATCCAGCGGCACCAGTAATAACTATTTTCATATTAGTTCTCTATTATTGCATGTAAAAAAATTAGATATAAGAATAGATAATTTTAAATATTTCACATTCTGCTTTTTTCACAGACTCAAGCCATTGATTGACAGAATTGGAGCCAATATAATCTGTAATATATTTATGACAAACAAAATTAACACCAAAATTATGACAGACATGAGCAATAGCAAAACTCTCCATATCTACGAGATCGGGTTTATCTAAATATAGATTTTCATTATCAACAAAAGAATCAGATGAACCAATAGTTAAACCATCTTTATTAAAGACATATCTTTCATTATTAAATGAATCATCTCCATCTAGATTTACAAAAGTACCGCACTTATGCATTCCAGAATAAGCCTCATTAAAACTTCCAGCGGTTCCTACATTAACAATCAAATCAAGATTATTACCCCATTGAGTGCATAGTTTAGTAGCCCACATAGCGGCGTTCGTTTTGCCAATTCCTGTAAAAATAACACTGTCTTCGACTATAGACGGACAATTTGGTAGCTCAAGTTCACTCGCTATTAAAAAAAATTTCATTCAAAAAATTCCTTCATAACTCTACAAATTCTTTGAATGTTTTCTTCATTCATATATCTATGAGTACCAATATGCAGTCCATTGTTCCCACACCACACAGCATTATTATATCCCTGTGGTTCGGATAAAACGTCTTTTAATGATGCATGACTGCCACAAAAACCAAAATTTCTTTTCCAGTGAATGTTATTAGAGGTCATCAGTTTTTCTAGTTCTCTACATGATTTTTTAGAATCTGGCTTTACTGTAATGCTAAAACCATGAGGCATAACTTCCATATAATCAGGCTGACTACTAAACCAAGCTAAATCTGCATATTGTTCAGAAAACTTTACAAGTTCAGTCCATATCGCTTTTCTTTCGGAAATATTTTGTTGAAATTCCTCAATAGCACCAAGAGCTAAAGATGCACAAAGGTCAGTTGTTTTAAAATTACTCCCAAATCTTATATGGTCAAAATACGCTGAATTAGGATGTCTGCCGTGAGATCTAATACTAATGAGCAGATCACGAAGATTTTCATCATCTGTATAAATACAAGAACCTTCACCGGCCTGAACAAGATGAGCCTGAAAAAATGAAGAACAACCTCCTATAGCATACTTATGGCTAAACTCTCCATTTATTTTACTACCATAGTTCTCACATGCGTCTTCAAACAATACTAAGTCATATTTTTTAGCAATAGTTCTAATCGCATCCATCTCAGATGGCCTACCCATAGTGCCTACAGCATAGATCGCAACGACATCATCATCAACAGCATCCTCAATTAATTCCTCATTTATATTTAAAGTTTCCGGCTTGATGTCCACCCATTTAGGAATCAATCCACCAGACACAATACCTGTAGTATTGGCTATAAAGGCTAAAGCTGGACATATTACTTTGCTTTTATTCCTAATAACAGGACGATTACATATTTCGGGCAATGCCATAGTCATTGCAGCTATTGACGAAGTGCCGCTACTTGTTGCTACTGCGTATTTTGTTCCCATCAATTCAGCAAATTTTTCTTCAAGTAGTTTAGTTTTTGGACCCATCGAGGCCCAATTAGTATCTAAACAATCTTGAACATGCTTTTTTGCCGAATTGTTAATTCTCAATTCACCGAATTCTATTCTTTTCATTTTTAATAAACCTTATAATTTTTTCTTTTGATGGAGGAAGATTGTCTAAGTGCTTTGCAAATCCTGAAGATCTTTCTTCCAGACCCATAGTTGATACCTTAGCTGATGATTCTAGCATTAGTTTTTGAGCAAGTGTTGAAGCTATTCCATCTGGAAAATCATCATCGAGAACAAGTCCGCGACCAGCAATATCAAGTGCTCTCGCCCAATTCTTATTTACATCAAATGGCTTTAAAACTTTTTGATGATAAACAGCAACCTTAATACCTTCTTTGAATAATTCCCTAGAAGCTTCCATTGCTGCAAATCGGCAAATAGAAATAGGAAACAATACAAAGTCAGGTTCATAAAAGTCTACATCTTCAAGTTCCTCTGTATTATTATATGCCCCTCGATGTTCAGAAACATAAAAAACATCGTCATCTTTCATGAAATCCTGATAACATTGCTCGTATTCTCCGGGAGTCATTGGCGAGTAGATTTTAACACCGGGCATTCTATGATAAAGAGAATGATGGGAGCTACCAGCTACTGGACCAATTGCCCCCTCCATAGCAATACTCCTCACAAAAATTGGGCACGGAATATTCCACATGTCCTTACTTTTACAGGCATAGTTTAATATACTAACGCAATTATACCAGTTAAAACCTTGATATCTTATGATATACATAGGTCTTCTTCCTGATAGACCAGCACCTGTAACAATTGCACCTCCTGCTACATCAGCCATAGAAAGTTCAACCATACCATCTTCTTCATACATTTCAGGTAGGGTTCCACCAACCCACCCAACGGCGGTTAGACACTGACCAAAAGCCAAACCTCCACCGTCTAGATGATTAGCTACGGTATTTTTTATAGTGTCTCTAAGCGTGATTGCCATAGTTTTTCAAACCTTTCAATGTCTTCCGATAAATCTTCATGCTTTAATAAATCTCTTGTTTCACCATCTGTTCCAGCACCTGCGTGCCAAAACATTCTGACGGTATTGATATTAAGTAATTTTGGAGCAGAAAAGTCCCATCCACCGAGGCAATTAAGTATGTCTGTAGGATTGTCAGTTATATTATAAGATTCAACGTTCATTGCTTGAGAGACATTACAAATATCCCAAGATCTTCTGATTTTCTTTTCTGTTAAAATGGAAAGGTTGTTGTCCTCAACCACAAACAGAATTGGAAGATTTTTTGTTGCTGCCCACCCGTATGCGGCTAGAGCATAGTCTTCCTCGCCTGCGGCATCCCCTACGAATACAACTGTGGGTTCGTTGGTGGCATAACAATACCCAACTCCAATAGGAACATTGCTTCCCATCAACCCATCGTGACCAAACATCTTAATTTCTGGACTATGTATAGATGCGGAACCTCCCATACCTTTCGCACATCCAGTTTCCAAACCAAGAAGTTCATCAATAAGCTGTGTAGGATCTCCACCAAATGACAAATAAGTAGAATGACCTCTATGTTGACCAAAGATAGCGGGTGTAATTCCTCGATCTTGAAAATATGTACTAATAGTCGCCGGGATCATTTCTTGACCAGCGGATAAGTAGACAGGGATTTTAATATTGCCAGCTTGTATTTGACTAAATGTGACAACCTCAAATGCTCTACACATTTTCGCCTTGTTCATGATTTCATTTAGCATGTTATAGCCAACCCCTCTATTTTCTCAGAGATTTCGAATTTTTCAAGCAACCGCTTCATGTTATCATAGCTAATAATATCTCCGGGTCCAGCGACACTATTACCTTCATAAGAGATAGATCCATTTGTTATCATGAAGTTATCAAAGTCCAGTTTTTTATTTAGTTCCGCAAACCAGACATAAGACACGCCTACAAAATCACCTTTCATATCCAGAGGTGTTACATCCACACCTTCCTCTCCCATTTTAATAGATCCCGCCCTGCCATAAGAATCCTCTAGTCTCACAATATCTTCTTTGTCTACTGGAGTTTCTATTTCAAGAAGTTGTAGTAAGTGAGGGGTCATTGACTTTGTCTGATGAAACACACCATGACGAATCATGATTTTTTCACCATGAAACAACTTGTGATCACTACCAAGAAAAGAAACCTTGGCAGCACCGTCTAAAACAACAAGACCAGTCTTCTTATTCGGATGGCTATGCAGAGATGTGTTTTGATAAGAATTAATAAACAAGTGCCATATAGCGACATCGTCATTCTTATACAAAAGATACTCATAACCCCAAGGTTTTTTTACAGATTCAACCATTGAATTTTTCCATTGCTACTCGCATCCATTCACCCATATCATCATAGTGGGCACATGACACAAGATTACCGTCTTCAACAACACCCCTTGAATACTCAGCACCAGCATTACGAATGTCTGGCTCAATTGAGTAATATCCTGAGCATTTTCTATCACGAAGAACATCTGCTGTTATTAAAAGCTGACCTCCATTACAAATACACATCGTAGGTTTGTCAAGCTCAAACCACCTCTTAACGAAATTTACAGCATTAGGCTCAAGACGTAACTTCTCAAGTGCTTTGACACCTCCGGGAATACAAAGCAAATCATAAGATTCTACATCAGAAACAAGCAAATCACTTGTAGTATAGTCTGAAACTACATGAGCACCCAAAATACCGAATATTCTTTCCTTTGTCCCATTAGCACAAACTTCTACATGATACCCATGCTCCTGTAAAGCATAAAATGGATATATGACTTCATGATCTTGAAATTTTTCAAACGTTAAAATTAATGCTTTTTTAGTTGTGTTACTCATTGCAGGATCTTTCTTTGTAATTTAATACTGGTCATTCTATGGATATTTTTACAGGCTTCTTCACCGTATTTATTTCTCATTCTATTCAGCACACCCGGATTCGTAAAATATGCGTCAAAGAAATAATCTCGAAACGCTAATACTTCTGCCGAGGTGAGAAATTCAGTACTATCTGGTATATGATTATAGCTTAGAAATCCAAACTCGCTATACTTTTCTGGCAAATATCTACCCTCTTTCTTAGCATTGAGATAAAGAGGACTTCCGGGTAATGCGGTAGAACAATACACGTTCATATTAGCTAAATCAAGTTCAAACGCAAGATTCATAGTTTGTTGCATAGTTTCATAATTATCTGTTGGCAGTCCAACAATGAAATTACCTCCCACACCAATATCATGTTTTACAATTTCATCAACAACTTCTCTAATGTTGACCTCTTTGAATCTACCCTTATCAATTTCTTGTCGAACGGTTTGATTGGCAGATTCAATTCCTAAAGCTAAATGACGAACGCCTGCTTTTCTAAGGGTCTCAAGATATTTAGGTTTTGCTGTGTCTACTCTACTATATGCCCAAATATTAAAATCTAATCCACGATCAATGATTAATTCACATAAAGTCATGAAATGCTTGGGACGATAGACAAACATTTCGTCGGCAATCTTAAGATGCTTAACACCCTTATCCGCTAGATACTCCAGTTGCTTTATCGTAAATTCTGGAGACCAGTATCTGAATACATTGAAGGAATCAGAAGCTAAATTAAAGTCATTAGAAGTTCGATTGATTGAGTTAATCATACAAAACGAACATTTAGCAAAACACCCCAAACTTGTATAAATACTTGCAAAGGGAGATGTATTACCTTTAAAGTTAGTATGCCAAGTGCTAGTTCTATAGTTGTCCAGACATGGCATTAAGTCATAAGCTACGCCGGGAAGGTCTTGCTCTAATAGATCTTGAGGAACAATTCTTTCTGGTGGATTGAGTTTTATTTCTCCATTATCTCTATAGGCTATTCCATTAACCCCGCTGATGTCTTTCAGATCTGTTTTTAAAAGATTCTTAAGAGCATAAACACCTTCGTTAGTAAATGCAATGTCTATTTCTGGGTGCTTCTCAAGAGTCTCTAGAGGTAGAGAATTTACGTGCGGTCCTACAAAAGCAATCTTTCTGTGGGCAATAATATTTGAGGCATAGGTTGCACCTTCCATAGCAGCAGTGGATGCGTTGGGGTTTTGCCCCGTCACCACAAACAATACAAGATCAGGATCAATTTGATCCACATCATCAATGAATTTAGACTCAGAAGGTCTTGTTATCTCCATGTCATATATCAGAACATTATGTTCTTTTCTAACAGCATTGGCTAAAAGTCCCGCCCAAATATTTGGTTCTCTAGCAGCAAAGTCAGTTTTAAGATCTTGATACAACCCGGCTGAGCTGGGACATACAATCAATAAATTCATGAGAATATACCTTCTTCTTTTTGCGACAAAAAGTCTCGTGCCGTAGCATCTCTATGAGACAAAATCACATAGTTAGTATCACACCATTCAGCATCTATAGTTGGATCATCGTATTTTACAGTCCATTGATCTTTTGGAGAAGTATAATACTCACTCCATTTATAGCTCATTATACATTGATCTGATAGACATTGATGAGCATTTAACTGTCCGGGTTCAACAAGAATAGAATCAACTTCTTTATTATTGGCATCCAGTAAATACCGGGTGGTTTTTTCTGTTTCTATATCAAAAGTCACAAACTGCATTATTCCGTAAATACAGGTAACTAATTTATAGGTTTTATCATCTCCATGAAATCCACGAATTGTTCCGTATCTAGATTGAGATATTTTATCTTGAACAAACTGAATATCATAATCGTAATCTGCAAATGTGGTGTAAAGAGAACCTCTATTGTCTATGTGTTTGATTTCTGTTATTATTTTTGTTGACATTGTAAACTCCAAGCTTGTTATTAGAGCTAAGATATATTATTAATAAATTCATTTATCTTCATTATATCACGATTCAAACATCTATTATCATATCTATTATAATGGCCTACTTGGCTACAAGACATTCCATAGTCAAATATAGATATTGGAACATCTTCATACTCAGCTAGGTTGGAGTTGAATATGATTTTTGAAAAAGCTATATCAGCACCCGGACCAGATACTTCCGAAGGCATATAAAAACCTAAAGCATTAAAAAGAATTCTACTTATTAAAGGGTAACAAGCAAACCTATGTTTTAAATGATCTTCCCAGTCAGCTTTAGCATTTCCAATAGCCCAATTTTCACTACATATTCCATAAAATAACTTGTGTTTATGTTTGAGTAAAAGACTTTGATAATCACCAGCATCTACAACTTCTACATCATCATTTAATGATAGTATAAAATCTCCATTACATTCTTTTGCTATCGGATTTATGTATCCTGAATGTCTATTCTTTTGTCTTGAGAATTCAAAGATATTTGCATTATGAGATAGTGCTATTTTTTTAGTATTATCATCATCTGAATCATATCCTACGCAAATTTCAACATCTGTCAAATATTCCTTTATAGAAGTGAGGCATCTATCAAAGCTATCATGCCTATCTCTACTAACAATTATTACAGATAACATATTATATCTCTTTTTTAATCGTGAAGTTGGTGCTATATAGACTCATAATTTATATCATTGTAATCTAACTCTGTTTTATTTGAGTAAAAATATTTCTTTATATTATCAATCAATTCCTGCTTGTATTTTGGCTTACCTTTATCGTAAGCGTCTTGATTATGCACCATTATATTTCCACATTCTTCATAACCCAAACCGCAAGAAATACAATTTGCATCTGTTATAAAATCCAAGGCATTTCTATTATATAGTAAATTATTCCAAGGGTTTCTGTAAACAGGTGAGAAATGAGGTTGGCTAGATGAAGGTCCATCAACCGCTTTATTATGGTGTGCCATTACATCCTTGACAATTACCCATTCTTTTTCGACACATGCATTTAAAAATGAAAATGTACTTTCTGTACAATACGCAGCAAAAACATCTGGTATTATCAAGCCAAAGGTATCAAGTATATCACGACTAAAAATTTGTGAATGTAAATTTATTCCTTTACCTAAAGGAATCTTAAAATCTTGATTTACAATCTGAGCCGTACTAGAGTTTTGTTTAAAGCCAAGAGGTTCAAACCCAGTATCTATATCTACTTGTAGAGAAACCATTGAGTTTGTAGACATACGTTCTTGCATCTGACTCAAAGATGTTTTATCTGTAAGTTCCACCCCGGAGTCTAAAAAGAAAAATCCATCATATTTGTTGTCTAAATCTTTTATTAATACCGTCTTATTAAAAGTTACATTTACAATGTATCTTTCTGGATAATGTATTATTCCTAGTGATTCTCCAAATCTACTTTTTAATGTTTCAAGACATGGTCGTGAATTCATACATGAAGATACTACTATGTCCGTTTCATAATCTTGATTAAATATACTTTCTATACATCTGGAATACCATTCTGTACGATCTTGATTTATACCACAGGTGTTATATACGGTTAATATTTTATTCACTTTGTTTTCTCCAAACAGGAAAAGTAAATACCTTCATGATATCCATCCCCTGCGGGCATGGTGTATTCACACAAGATGTTTAATTTTAAGTCTACTATAGATGATTGTACAGCATCAATAACTTCTGGTGACTTTTCTTTATCATAATCATCGACTATGTATATAAACTGGTCTTCCATGTTATGTATATACTTTGTTAGAGCATTGTATTGATCCTGCCAACCGTGAGGTCCATCAAAGGTGTATACATTAAATTTTTCATCACCAAGTAAGTTTTCTACCCAGCAGTCACTGTCGATAATTTTTACATCATTGGTTTCAATAATCGGTCCTATCCTAGACCAAAATGCTAATTTAGATTCACCATTATGCCAGTTTTGTGACCAATCATCTATACCCACTGCACGAATATTGTTTTGAAATAAAGCTGATGAAAAAATCCCGCCACGATATAAACCTATCTCAAGATACTTTATACCTTTGTTTGAACATATATTATTTACTATATTTCTAATATAATGTCCAGTCAAATCATCGTTATTCTTCCTTCCTCCATCTATTAGTTTAGATGATGACTGATCGACAATCGCATTATCTAGTATTTTTTTCATATCTTTTAAACCAGTCTAAAAACATTTGAGTCGGATCATAAAAGTAATTTCTTACATATGTATTAAAAAATTCTCTAGCATTATTCGAGTATTCTTTTATTTCATCATTAGTCATATTCATTATAGAGTCAAAAAAGATTTCATGGTTTTGTTTAAAATCATACTGAAAATAAAACTTTTTAGGAAACTCATAACCAAAACAGACGTTGTCGGACACAACTATTGGTATCCTGCCATGAAAACAAGATTCTAAAAATCTAACTGAGTCAACACCTGAACCGCGAGGACATAATGAAAATGTTCCAGATAATATAGTTTCGTTAAATATTCTGTGATGTGTTTTATCATTTGATGATCCTAACCATCTGTTATTTAATGTAATATTTGTATGATTTGGAAATCTTTTTTCTAATACACTTTTTAAAGATAGTCTTATATTGAATGGATCGTTCAATCCTATGAAAGAGAATTTTTTGTTATAATTTACATCGTTAGTAGTTTTTTTCTTTAACAAATTCATGAGATTTTTAGAAAAGGTTGGTCTTATAAACATCCTATCTAAATGAGGTTTGTAAGCATCTTTTAGACCATTGATCGTAAAAATACTTTTTTTAATATCTTCAGGAGCTAAGTCTTTATTAAGCCAATCTCCTTCTATATCACAAACATGTTTATTTGGATATTTTTGCAAAAATTTATACTGATTAAATTTTGGAATTTGCCCTTCAGAAAATTGACCCATATAAAATATGTCTGCATTGTCTGGACAGGTTGTTACATCAAAATGCTTTTTTATCCCTATATTGCTTAATGGTACAGTGTTTTCATACACTGGGTCTTGATCATGAGCATGTGGCTTAGCATCGTCATATATAAATATCTTATATTTTTTCATTCATAAAGTCCTTGAGTTTTTGAATGTCATCTAACTGCATTTGATGTGACTGCCTGAATATATTAGCGTTATTGGTAGATAATCTTCTAGCATGACCCTCTTTTGCCGTTACATCAAAATCACTTTTACCAAATGTCCAATGCATATGTTCGATTAGAATATTGGGAAGATAGATACATCTTTCTACACCCTTAGCTACATTCATTACATAATTATCGGAATAATCAACATTAAATATAGGTGGTGAAATATATCCTAGAGTATTAAACCAGTTCTTATGAAAGAAGCCGTGAGTTCCTAGATTTTCACCATGATGTCCATCATTAGGATAAACAAATCCTATTTTGTCGTCTAGCTTGTTAAACTCCTCAATAACTGCTGTATCCCAACCATTCGTTCTAAAAATAACATCGTCAGCACAACCCATCAATATGTCATGAGTACATCCATTGCAACATATATTATGTAAATTGCTATATATTTCAGGTTTATCCGGATTTGATATAATAACTAATGCTTCGGGCAGGTTAGATTCAAGAAACTTATGAGTTGCCTCATCATCATGATCGACGTATATAACCAACTCCAAACAATCTGGATTGTCTGCGGTATCCAAGGCGGACTGCCACATTCGACTTAGACCGGCTGTTCTGTTTCTAGTTGGACAAAGTATTGAAATCATTTTCTATAATTCCCCAAAAGTCATCGGCAGCATCAATACATTTTTCTCTGAATAGAGGGTCTGATTGATACATCTTTAATGAACCAATTCTATCGGAACCTCCAATTATTTTAGTGCCGCACATTAGTGCCTCACCAACAGCCCGACAAAAAGGCTCATTGCAAATTGGGTTATAATACAAAGAATCTATCCCATTATAGAACTCCAGCATATCATTATGGCTTAACTTTCCAAGGAATTCAATGTTTTTACGTTGGTTTATCTGGTTAAGATAGTCTTCGCTACCCCAACCCGCGACAACAAAATTCTTGTCCTTATTATCATCAGCGTACTTGATAAAATTATCAGTTCCCTTTAGGGGGTGCATAAATCCAACATATCCAATTTTGTCTTTTCTTTCTTTACCCAAATCTTTAAATGACGCATCAATCGGGTCGGGAACTATCTTGACGTTTGGAAATATATCTCCGTACATATCTACAAAAAATTGATGATGAAACTCTGTCAAGAAAAAGGATATCTTACATGATCCCCAAAAATGTTTCCTAAAGTCATTTGGCCAGTACAAATTTGAGTCATGTTCAAGTCTAACATGATTGTCTAAATTTGGGATATTTTGAACTAATTGTGGATATCTAGATGAAATTGCCTCAAGATTAGAAGAAATTACAACGTCATAATCTTGTTGTAGAACAGAGGCGTGTGAATCATAGTGAAAACAATTCACATAATGACCTCTTGAAGCACCTTTGTCAATAATTATCTGATTACTTCTTTGTGCCCCACCGGATGTGTGATGGACTCCAAAATCTGATATTAATAAGACTTTCACCGTTGCACCCTGTAGCTATCACTATCCCGATGGAAAGTACTAGCTTCAAGCAATGTACACCCATTAACAGTTGAAAATCTATGAACAAATCCGGGCTTAATGTGTAACGCTTCTCCTTCGTTCATGTCAAATCTTACTTCATTACCTTTTTGTGTTAGGTAAGTCACACTACAATCTCCATGTAAAAGAAAGAGATGTTCTTCCTTGATAACATGAAAGTGAAGACTTAATTTTTCTCCGGGATTAATATAGAGAACTTTACCACAGTAATCCTTTTCTTCGTTGTTGGCAAACCAAACTTCTTTACCCCAACGCTTTTCTACTTCGTATGCTCTTTGTGAAATCTTCATACTTTTTCCTTTTTACCTGAACTTCTTATCTATAAGCATGTAAAGTAGTAAACTCTACAATTGAAACTTAAAACTAAATATGTAAAAATAATAAAGCTCAGAAAGAAATAAAAATTTCTTCTGAAAAATAAACTTGTGGGGGTTACACAGATCATTACGCGACTGCTCGCAACCATTGGATATCTGTGCAGTTGGAGGTTCTTTAGCTGATATTATTTCGCCTACGCCTCACAAGCTGATGATTTTTGTTTGTCAACAGGACTGTAAGCTGGAAATCAACAACCAGCCAGTAGATTATAGCCAAGCAACATTGAAAAAGACGATACTTTTCTGAACTTCAGGGAAAATCAAGAAAAATCGGTGAGCTTTCGGTCGGAACTCGGTATAATACTGTAAACTGTTTGTTAGGATTTTTTTCAAGGAGACTTACTATGGCAAGCAAGACAGTTATGACCCAGACAGTATTCTTAGAAACTCTGACTCGTGTTTCATCTGCGTATTCTTGGGAATATGTTGAAAACAAAATTGTCGGAGTTGCTAGACGAGGCCAACACAAAGGCAAGACCTTTAATCCAGTTACTGCCGTAGCAGGCAGTCTTGGCAGCGGCTATTTTGAGAATACAAAGCGTGGCACAGAACGTGCAGCTAGAGCTATTGGCATTACGCCTCAACTAGCAATGGCTGTGTATTCTGGATCTAATCGAGGTCACGCTCAGATTGTTCGTGGCAAGATGCTAGAAACAATCTTTTGATGAATGGTGAGTTTTTCCAGTTTCTCACAGTAAAAAACTGGATCTTTTCTATTACTTAGACTATAATGAGGTGTGTTATGTCACTAAACAATGAAATCAAACTTGTAGGTAACTTAGTGCGTGATCCAGATATCTATGAATCTGAAAATGGAAAACACGCTAAGATCAGAATGGCAGCTAATACAAAACGCGGAGACAAAGAAGATACGTTGTTTATTGACGTAAAACTATTTGGCTTTGCATACAGAGATTTTGAATACTTCTCCCCAGAGAAGGGCGACAAGATCGCAGTTGTTGGTCGATTATCAGTAGATGAATTTACTGATAAGAATGGAAATGAACGTCGAGAGGCCGTTGTGTATGCTAACAACTTATTCAAGATAGCAAAGAGGGCTTCTCAAGAAAGTAGCTTTTGATGTCAGGTGAAAAACGAAGGATTACAATACATCTAAGAAATAATCAGGATATAACCGTCTTCCTTAAAAAAGACGCTTCAACATTGCTAGTAGATCAAATCTACGATGTTTTTTCTGGTGAACTTAGTGATAATTGTATAGAGGTTATTAGTGATACTGATATTGGACGGGAAGTAATACTTCTAAGAGCAGATGAAGTAATATACGTTAAGACCCAAGAGGAAGATGATGAGTAAGGAAAAAAGAAGAGTACAGAAGGAGCAGGCTCGTAAGACAAGAGTTAAGCGAAAACTTCTCAAAAAGAGAACACTCCTGCGAGAAGAAAGAAAACTTGAAAAAGAGTTGGAACAGCTTAAAAAAGCTAGTGAACCAAAACTAGCACCATTCAGAAAAGACCAATTGAATGAAACTGAATCTTAATGCTCCTATTAATACTACTTCTTATGGATACGTATCATCATACATTCTAAAGGAACTTCTTAATCTTAATTATGATTTAAGATACATTCCAATATTAGATCATCACCAACCAAATCCTGACGATCTATTACGTCCTCATATACAGGATGTATTAGGTCGTTGGGATTTTTTTTACGACGCTCCATGTTTAAAAATATGGCATCAATTTGATCTTAGATCATTTTATGGTAAAGGTCTTAGAGTGGCAATGCCGATATTTGAATTGGAGGAATTTAATCATAGAGAACTGCATTCCCTAAACAACCCAGATGAGTTGTTTGTCTGCTCTGATTGGGCTAAGAACGTAATTCATGACAATGTTCCAAAAAAAGTTGGACATACTCATGTTGTTCGTTTAGGATATGATGATAATATTTTTAAGCCTTGTCCATTGCCAGATAATGGAAAAACAATATTTGGAAACTTTGGCAAGTTTGAAGCACGTAAGGGACACGATATACTTCCCGAAGTATTCAATAAGGCATTTGAAAAAGATGATGATGTTCTTCTTGTAATGATGGCAAGTAATCCATTCTTGAAACCAGAAGAGACTCAGGCATGGATAAATAGCTTTAAGAACACAAAACTAGGTGATAAGATCATATTCGTGCCTCGTCAGCAAACTCAGGCCATGGTGTATAGTATCATGTCACAGATACATTGCGGTATATTTCCATCAAGAGCAGAGGGGTGGAATTTAGAGGCTTTAGAATTGCTGGCATGTGGCAGACACGTTATTATTTCACATGCTACTGGACATACGGAATTTTGTAATACAGAAAACTGCCGACTTATACATATGGATTCTGGATATGAACCTGCCAATGATGGTAAATGGTTTCATGGTGAATTTCAATGGAGAAAGATAGGCGGTAGTGAAGTAGACCAAATGGTTGAACATATGCGTAATATTCATCAAAAAAGGAAAGATGGATCTTTACGAGAAAATATAGCAGGAATTAAATCTGCACAAAAATTTACATGGAGGGAAACTGCAAATACAATACACAATAACCTTTTAAAATTGAGTGGAGTTTAAAATGAAGGCATTCGCAAAAATATTACATATTACTGGAGTAGTTATGGTTGCATTTCTTAGTCCAGTATTTTTCACCAAGATAGTAGAAATACCATCATTAGAGACTTGGCAATCTGGACTAGCTGTAGTTCTATGCGGTGCTGGACTTGCCACTATAGGCAAAATGCTATCAAATGGATAACTTTTCTGTAAATATTTTGACTAGAATCATATGTCTAGATGAAGAAAGTAAAAACGGTTTTAGCATCTTATTAGATGACAGCGGTGAAATACCAAATTTTAATCTAGTAAAAGATGGAGATTTAGATAATCAAATCATGATGTTTGTGTCAAAATTTATTTATGAAAATTACCTGCATTTTATACTATCTACAAAAACTGTATCTTCTATAATTAACGACGGTGATAATCTGAATATCTCTTACAATTTAATATCAAATAACAAAATTGCAAAATCTGGAAAATTTGTTAAATTTGATAAAAATAGTATTGAACTGTATAGACTCGCAAATAGTGTGAGGTAATTTTATGTCAAATTATGTAAAGCTAGAATACAAAGACGGTTCCCCAACTTTGGGGTTAGTATATGATGACTCCGCTGCGTTCAGAGAATTAATGATAACATTATTTTCTCCAACCTCACATTCTGCATTCTATGATATAATAATCAACATGTTAATAACAAAAGATGCAGATCCTGAAGATATTGCATGGCTGGAAAACTTTTATAAAATTACTGGAAGATTTAACGAAGATAAATTATTAATAAAAAAAGCAAGAACGCTAATGAGGCCAAGTTCCTTTCGCTGACGGAGCCTATTATGACAGAGAAAAAAATAGCTTGGGAAAAATTTACCCCAAATCATGAAGATATAATTAATCAAGAAGATGAATCAGATGAAATGTCTTATCTTGATATGGAAAATGAAGAAGAGGAAGATGGCAGAGAGTTAAATCTAGGGCATTTTTTACTCTCTAGAAAAGTGAGAACTCCATTTGGTATTTACGAAATTGATGACCCTTTTTCACCATATAATATGTTTGAATGCTGGATAGGTCATACTAATTTCAAAATTACAGATGAAGACTTTGAAAAGCTGGATCTAAAAATAGATGGCATTGGATGTCTTTCACTGATTTCTCCATACAGATTTTTTATAGGTATAGAAAAATTATTTACATTTCCTGTGGCTAGAATGCAGATTCAAAAAGAACTATGCAATAATTTGAAAACACCAGAACATCTAGATGATAACTCTGTAGACTCATTAATCAACACAGCATTTAGTAAAATTAACGAGTCGTTATTTTCAATACAAGATTCTGAGAAATGGGCGGTATTTATTGGAAATGATGGGACGATAGAAACAATCAAGAGTAGTGAGTTTCCATCAGAGTTAGAATATATCGAAACTTTAACGAAATTGAAAAAGAATAAAAACGGTAACATTATTACTTACGACAGTTTGTAATGGCGTATACAACTAAGGATCAGGAACTTTTATTTTCAGGATAATTAGGAAGCTGGTTATAAAGCTATAGAAAGGTATAACAATGGCTTTACTACCAAATACAATTATTTATGGTACGACGGGAAGCGATTCATCTCCTACTGAGAAAAGAGATGGAGGTACTGTAGTTGGTATCACATCTGCTAGTGACACTACTAATGGTCCTGTTACTCAGACATTTCCATTAACATCAATCACAATTAAACCCGGAAGATCAGTTCCAAAAGAACTATCCGGTGCCGCTCATGCGTCAAGTGCAACAAAAGCAGATACTGGTGGAACATTTGCTTATGACCAGTCTCAATTTATGATTAGAACTGTTGCAACAAAGATTAATAATCAATCAAACACAGTTCTTCAGGTCAATGGCACTCCAGAAAATCGCCCTCATACTCTTGTTAGCAATAAGTCGAAGGGTGCAAAGACATCAACTGCTCATAGAAGTGGTTACTGGCGTGCGACTGGTATTACTGGTCAAAGAACAAATTGGAGCAGTGCTCCTGCAACTAATAATATTAGCTATGTCTTGCCAACTAACAATGCTTCTAATGCTGTTGATCAAGGTCAATTTGTTACATATAGAAGTATTCCGGGTGAACTTGCTTATATGTATGGTGCTATTGATGCTGTATTGAAAGATTATCCAGCTAAGTGATTGATTCTTGACACTTTCTTTTAAACCCCTCTCCCGTAAGGGAGGGGGGTATTTGGAGATTGAATATGAACGCATTACCTTGGACTACAGATCTAGGAATTGTAGGACTGACTGTTTCTTCGCTGGTTAGCTTACTCTTTTATGTGATCATATCTAGTAACAAAAGAGAAGATCGTAGAAATGCACAGTTTCAAAAAACTATAAATGATATTAATGAACTCCATCGAGATGAACGTTCAGAATGGAGAGAAGACGCATCTGCTAGACAGGATAAAACTAATCAGGCATTGTCCGAATTAACAAAAGCAATCAATGAAGTTTTAGTGACTAGGTAAAAATTATGAGTCTATCAATAACAGCAACTCCAGTAAACAAAATTTCATATACTCTTGCGTCAACTAATGGTAATCAGACCGTCTCATTATCAGACAGTAAAAACATGAGTGTTGTTTATACGTATGGGTCTGGTGATAAGCAAGTCACCAACGCTGTAACTATAACAGGCGTTTTAACGTCTGGAGAGTCTACGCAAATTGATCTATACTCAATTAATCAAACTTCTTTTGATGCAACAACCAGCGTAGTTTTCACTGGCGTAAAAAATTTCACAGTATATAATGAGTCTACCACAGAGGGATACGACTTTGCAGTTCAGGCCACTGGAACAAATGCATGTACAAATTTATTCAATGGAGGAAGTGGCAACCTTTTAGTAAAACCCTACTCGGCATTTACATACAATGATCCATTCACTGGAGTTAGTGTAGGCTCCAGTCAGAGATATGTTCAATTAGCTGATCAGGGATCTGGTGTTACTTACAGATTAATTGTTATTGGTTTAGATTAGGAGTTTTAACATGAATTCAAAAGCGTTTACATTAAACGTAGCCGACCTAGTTGCACTCAGTAAGAATGCAGGACTTGTTGGCGTTGCAGCAGGACTAACTTATGTTGTACAGAATATTGGTACTGTAGACCTTGGAGCCGCCGGTCCACTTGTGGTTCCAATCATAGTAGTAGGTCTTGATACTGTAATTAAGTGGTTAAAAGACAACACAAAATGAGGTACAAAATATGGAATCACTAATAGGATTAGGAATGTTATTATTTTGTGCTTGGAATGGTTTTCAGGCATCAACTGTAGATGGATTTGATTTTACTATACGATGGTATGCTCAAACAATCATTAGCGGTCTTGGAGGACTTTATATTATGATTCCAAATATTAAGAGTATTCTGTCTAGTCTTGGCAGTGATAGTCCATCACTGCCAGACTATTCCGACAAATACCAGAAGGATTTTGAATGTCTTTCTTATCTAAGAGATAGATGTGTCGAAAATGGAAGTAAAGAGGGATTAGATTTAGTCATTCAACTAAACACGATTTTATTTAAAAAGACTTTACCATAAAAGGAAAAACGATGGGAAAATATCAGTCATTTGCAAATGTCCTTCTAGGATTATTACTATTATATTTCATGTCATCCTTTGCTCTTTCAGGTAAGCTAACTCCCGAATCAGCACCTCAACAAATTGTAGTTACTGAAACTCAAGAGTTGAAAAAAGTTACAGAAGAGTTTAATAAAATCGAATCAAGAGACGATAGAGTGCTTATCTATAAACTGTTTGCTGGTGCGGCAGAGTATCTCAGTAACTGCCAGACAATGACTGAAACAGCACAGTTTGATCCACTTCTAGGAAAAGTGCAAACTTCCTATGGATGGGATCGCGAAAGATACTCAGCGTTTACAGATGCGGTTTCTAACTATCTTGTTAGCGTAGATTATGACACTCCTAAGAAATTGGAAACTATAGATCAACGTAAGGATTTCGCAAAAATCTTTCAAGGTTTAGCAGAGGCAACTAAATATGAGTGACCTATCCCATTTAGGAGGATGGATAAATGATCCAAAAGGTGTAGATCTAGCAATGCAAGGCTTACCTTTTCCAGTATTTTCTATGCAGCATCAAGCAATAAAAGATACTGGTGCTGGAAAGAAGATGTTACTATATGACATCATTAGAAGGGTTGCCGGAACGTTTCCTGTGCGTACACAGAAAATTGGAGACTGTGTAGCTTTTGGTGCTGCTGGTGCTGTCGATGCTATTAAATGTGTAGACATCTACCTTAAAAAAGAACCAGAACTATGGGTAGCAGAAACTGCCACAGAAGATATTTATTGGGGTAGCAGAAACGTTATCGGTAAAGGTCGATTAGGTAACGATGATGGATCTCTCGGCGTATGGGCGGCAAAATATATTAATGAATATGGCTCAATTCCAAGAGGCAAGTATGCCGATATTGACCTAACCACGTATAGTGGCAGTAAAGCAAAGACTTGGGGCAACGCTGGATATAAATTATCTCAAGCGTTTGTAGATATTGTAAAAGAACATCCAGTCGTTACTATTTCTCAAGTCAATTCATATGAAGAAGTGAGAGATCTAATTGTTAATGGATATTCTGTAACCATTGCTAGTAATCAAGGATTTTCTTCAACGCGAGATAGTGAAGGGTTTGCAAGACCATCAGGTAGATGGGCACATCAAATGTGGATCTGTGCTGTTGATGATGAATATAAACGTCCCGGAGTTTGCGTTCAAAATAGCTGGGGTAAATGGAATGGAGGTCCAAAACGTCACGACCAACCGGATGGATCTTTTTGGGTCGATGCTGACGAGATTGAACGTCGCGTGCTAAAAACTGGCGATTGCTGGGCATTTAGCGGGTATACTGGCTTTAAGCCACAGAAACTTAATACGAGGATCATCTGATGAAAAAGAGCACGATTCTATTACTATTACTACTTGCTGTATTTTTTATTCCAATTCCAAGTAATGAAAAAACATTTGCTATTGATACTTCAAGAAGTGAGGGATATGTAGCATTTATTGTAAATGGAGACCAAGAGCCTATTGACAATGAAACAGATACTGCTACAACATGTGAATGCAATGGTGAAAAAGTGATCGTTCATGGAGATGGTCACAAAACACCATGTCAATGTATCAATTCTGGTGACGGGGTATGTCGTTGCGAAGCTACCGGCAAATCATGGGAGCCAGATAAATCTACTTATCCAGAGGAGGTTAAAAAAAAAGTGGAACAACAACCAGATGCTACAGACCAAGCCTTAGCGATAGAATTAAAAAAAACAATCCTATACTTTACCGCCTCTTGGTGCGGCCCCTGTCAAAGATTTAAAGCGACGGAATTACCAAAGCTACAAAAGGCCGGTCTATCAGTTGGCGAAGCTAGAAATGGAGTACAGGACGATATGGAAATTGTCGATGTAGACAAGCATCCCGATCTCTGGAAGGCCCACAAAAAGAATTCTGCTGGTATTCCATGTTTTATTGTTCTAGACTCGCAAAGAAAAGAAACATTCCGTACTAGCGGATACGTTTCTGGAATGCATCAAACCCTGCTAAGAGCCTTCAATGCAGCCAACTGAATATTTTGAAATTGTTCAACAAATCTTTTCACAAGATGGGTTGACAATCGGGCCTTTAAGGATACAATGTTCTGGAGCCTTATCGGTACAAATTGAAAGCGTGCAGTCCGGAATCAAAATTATTTTTTCTGGTCACAAGCCAAAAGTAACACTGCAAAAAATTATAACATTTTCAGTGTCTGTAAATGGCATCCATTTTTCTCAAAATGGCGGCGTTTTAGAACTAGATCATTTTCCGGACCTACCTTTCTCGTATAATCAAATATTAAAATAAATACAATTGACATATATGCCAGCAGCAATAAAAAACTGCTGGTATTTTTTTCCACTTTGAAGGACGTTGAATATGCAAGTAGTTAAAAGAAATGGTGAATCTGAGGATTATAACGTTGAAAAAATTCACCAAGTGTTAGAATGGGCAACTGAGGGAATTAACGGTGTATCGTTTTCTGACATTGAAATGAATGCGGGTCTCTCAATTTATGATGGAATTACTACACAGGAAATTCATCAAACTCTGATCAAATCAGCAAATGATTTAATATCAGAACAATCTCCAAACTATCAGTATGTCGCATCAAGACTACTTAATATGAACCTGAGAAAAGAAGTTTGGGGTTCTAACAATCCTCCCAACTTTCTGCATTTTATTCAGGTAAGAGTCGATAACGCTATTTATGATCCAGATATCTTAGATAAATGGTCAGAAGATGATGTAAATAAGATCTCTTCCTACATCAATCATAAACGCGATGATCTGTATACTTATTCTGGCCTACAGCAGATGGTGGATAAGTACCTTGTTAAGAATCGTGCAACTGGTGAGATTCATGAGACGCCACAATTTGCATATATGCTGATTGCCATGTGCCTATTTGACAACTTAAAAGATGTTAAAGAAGCATATGATGCTTACTCTACTTTTAAGGTAAACTTGCCAACTCCTATTATGGCAGGAGTACGCACTACGATTCGCCAGTTCGCTTCCTGCGTGCTTGTAGATGTTGGTGATGATCTTGATAGCATCTTTGCCTCCGTCCACGCAGTTGGACGCTATACCGCACGTAGGGCTGGTATTGGCCTTAACTTTGGTCGTCTACGTCCAATCAACTCACCAATTCGTGGTGGAGAAGTGATTCACACGGGCCTAATCCCTTATCTGAAAACTTTTGAGTCTACCGTTAAGTCTACTTCGCAAAATGGTATTCGCGGAGGAAGTGCTACAGTTCATATTCCGTTCTGGCATTATGAAATTGAAGACATTCTTGTTCTCAAGAATAATGCTGGCACTGACGATAATCGGGTTAGAAAGCTGGACTATTCTGTTCAGTTTAATAAACTTTTCTATGAACGACTAATTAATGGTGAAGATATTACGCTGTTTAGTCCAAACGAAGCTAGGGGTCTATACGACGCTTTTGCGGATAATGAAAAGTTTGAAGAACTTTATGCAAAATATGAGCGGTCACGCAGTATTACCTTCAAAAAGAAAATTCCTGCAAAAAAGTTAGCAGAGATTTATGCTCGCGAACGTCTGGAAACAGGACGTATCTATAGCATGAATATTGATAATGCGAATACACATGGCTCATGGGATGTTCCTGTGTATATGTCTAATCTATGTCAGGAAATCATCCATCCTACTAAGCCGGTTAGCGATATTGAAGACTCAGAGGCTGAGATTGGTATTTGTATGCTATCTGCCATTAATCTTTTAGAGGTAAATACTGATGAAGATATTCAAACAGCCTGTGCAGTAGCGATTAGATCTCTTGATTCGGTCATTGACTATCAAGACTATCCAGTTGCTGCTGGTGAAAACTTCACTAAAAATAGAAGATCTTTAGGAATTGGAATTACAAATCTTGCCGGATTTTTGGCTAAGCACAAAGTATTCTACCATGATAATGCGGCACTTCATCTTGTTCATGAGATAATGGAGAAAATCCAGTGGCATTTACTAAACGAATCTTGTAAACTTGCCGAAGAAAAGGGTACATGTCCAAAGTTTGGTGAAACAAAATATGCTCAAGGATTTCTTCCAATTGATTGGTATAAAAAAACTGTTGACAAACTTGTAAACCCTACTTACAATATGGATTGGGAGTATTTACGTGACCAGATCAAGAAACATGGTCTTAGGCATTCTACTGTCTCTGCTGTTATGCCTTGTGAATCTAGCAGTGTTATCCAGAACAGTACAAACGGAATTGAGCCAGTAAGAAGTCTATTATCATATAAAAAAGCAAAGAATGGTGTTTTAAAACAGGTTGTTCCAAACTACGCACATCGTAAGAACTATTACAGTCGTGCTTGGTCTATGCCAGATAATCAAGGCATGATTAATATTGCCGCAGTTATTCAGAAATTTGTTGACATGAGTATTAGTCTTAACCTATACTATAATTATGCGAATTACCCAGAAGGTAATATTCCTTTAAGCGTGTTGATCAAAGATCAAGTTTATTCTTATAAGATGGGAATTAAAAACCTGTATTATTGCAATACACCTGATGGAGATGGTGAAACAGAAAAAGAAACAAATTGTGAATCAGGAGCGTGTGCGATATGAAAACGATTTTAAACAAGAAGAATGTCGATTACAGTAACCAGCCTTTGTTTCTTGGCGAAGATCTAGCTCTACAGAGATACGATAAATTTAAATATCCTGTATTCTTTGATCTCTTTAAAAAGCAGATGGAGTTCTTTTGGAGACCAGAAGAAATTGAATTAAAGAAAGATCGCAACGATTTCAAGGATGATAATATCATGTCCGAGAATGAGCGGTTTATCTTTACAAGCAATCTTAAATATCAGACTATGATGGATAGTGTTATTTGTCGAGGGGTTCCTACACTTCTTGAATATGTATCAAGTCCAGAACTTGAAGCATGTATGAAGACTTGGGAATTCTTTGAGCAAATCCATAGTTATAGCTATACTTACATTATTAAGAATGTTTATAACGATCCGTCTGAAGTTCTTGATAGCTGTCTAACTGATAAGGAAATCCTTAAAAGAGCAGACGTTGCTATTAAAGAATATGACGCATTGAGCAATCTCACAAAGAAAGGATCTACTAAAGATCTAAAGAAACAGATTTATCTTACACTTGTTAGTATCAATATTCTTGAAGCTGTAAGATTTTATGTTAGCTTTATCTGTGCATTTGCATTTGCTGAAAATAAGAAGATGATTGGCAATGCTGATATTGTTAAATTGATTAAAAGAGACGAGGCATTGCATCTTTACAATACTCAAGAGATCCTAAAAATTCTACATAGCGTGGAAGATGAAGGGTTTATTAAAACTGCTAAGGAATGTGAAGAATTGGCCTGCGGGATGTTTGACTCTGCCGCACGAGAAGAAAAAGAATGGGCCTCTTATCTATTTAAAGATGGATCTATTATTGGGCTTAACGAAACCGTTATGCATCAGTATATCGACTGGCTATGTCAATCTCGACGCAAGGTAATTGGGCTACCATATGAGACTGGATTAAAGAATCCTATTTCTGGATGGACAGAGCCTTGGCTTAACAGTGAGGCTGTTCAGGTCGCACCACAAGAGCATGAGATTACATCCTACAAGATTGGTGCAAGTAAGAATGATTTAGACGATATGGATTTTGGAGATTTGGGACTATGACAGACGAGTATATTCATGTAACAGGATATGTTGATGATTCACCTATTGAGTTTTCAAAAACAGAAGGACTTAAAATGAGACAAGCCAGCGAGAAAGAATTGTTGTATAATACAGTATGCGATTTGGTAGACGATATTGTTCAATGGCATTATGATAGAAACTTAATTGATGGAAGTTCTGATAAAGATCAAACACTAAAGCTGCTACAAGAACTTGGCGAACTTTCTGATAGTGTATGTAAGGGTAAAGATGTCCGTGATGATTTAGGTGATATGATGGTTGTTATGCTAAATATTATGGAGCGTAACAAAATTACTCTCGCACAATGTTTAGAAACAGCATATAATGATATAAAGGACCGTAAGGGTAGGATGGTAGATGGTGTTTTTGTTAAAGAACAAGATTTATGAGGTTAAACTATGCCAATTCCACAAAGAAAACCTGATGAAGACAGAACTGATTTTTTGTCCAGATGTATGTCTAATCCAAAAATGAACGAAGAATATCCAGACGCTTCACAAAGGTATGCCGTTTGTCAACAGTCATCTAAGGCGTCTACTGCTGATCAAGTAAAAGATAACTATTACGATCAAACATTTGGTTCAACAGAAATCATCACTGATGAATCAAAGATGTATATTCCAGCGGAAGACGAATATTTAGACTTTGGAGAAGAGTCTGAAGATTATTCGATTGCTGTACAGTATGGCAAACCTCCAAAGAATGATCCAAGAAAAACTCCAGCACCTAAAAAAGATCGAAAGAAGGGTTCCAAAAAGAATAAGCCAGATAGTGCTAAAGATGATAAGGGTAAAATTACACTAAGCAAAGAAACAATATCTAAACTACAGAGCAAAGTTTCTGAACATAATGCCAAAGTTTCTGAAAAAGGAAAGGGCAGCAAAGCAACCCTTGGTCAGCTTAAAGCTGTGTATCGTCGTGGTGCCGGTGCTTTCTCCACAAGTCATCACCCAAATATGTCAAGGGATGGATGGGCTATGGCAAGAGTTAATGCCTTTCTTTATTTAATGAGAAATGGTAGACCAAGTAATCCTAATTACAAACAAGACAATGATCTTTTGCCAAAGTCGCATCCAAAAAGCACCAAGGCTGAATATGAAGAAGGGTCAATGCAAGTTGCACAAATTATGAAAATGCACATGCAGCTTATGGAATTAGTAGAAATGCTAGAAACTAAGCCTGTGGCATTTGAAGAATGGACTAAGGATAAGATCTCTAAAGCTGAGCATTTTATTGAGGCTATTTTTGATTCAGTTATGTATGCTTCTTTGGATGAAGATAACGATAATGATGAAGAAGAAGACGATGTTGAATCATTAATGGCGGAAAAAAAGAAGAAGAATGTTAAACTCAATAAGCCCTTTAGAACTCCAAAGGGTCCAAAGAAGTTTAGCGTTTATGTTAAAAATGATAAGGGTAATATCGTAAAGGTGAATTTTGGCGATCCAAACATGGATATTAAACGCGATGATCCTCAGAGGCGTAAGAATTTCCGTGCCCGTCATCAATGCGATACTAATCCCGGTCCTAAATGGAAGGCAAGATATTGGAGTTGTAGATTCTGGGAAGCTAAGAAAAGTGTTACAGATTTAACATAAGAAGCTAATACATGAGAAAAAAAAGAACAAGAAGACCAGTCAATAAACCAGATTTTAGACCAGTAAATAAAAGGAAAGATAAACAGTCAAGAACGGCGGTTAAATCCGTTACTGCTAAAACAGACAATCATCATAATTATATTATGTCGATTATTAATAATCCAATCACAATTTGTGTTGGACCTGCTGGTTCTGGGAAATCTTATATTAGTGCTGGGATGTTTGCCAATTTTTTGCATGAAGGAAGTTACGACAAAATTATTGCAACTCGTCCATTAGTATGCTCCGGAAAAGAATTAGGATCACTTCCCGGAGAGATGAATGAAAAGATTGCACCTTACCTAAAGCCTATTGAGGAAAATATTAAGAATTTTCTTGGTCAGGCTAACTATGGCCTCCACTATAATGACGGCAAGATTCGTTATGAACCGCTTGAAGTCATGAGAGGTGCAACCTTTGATTATTGTTGCATGATTTTGGACGAAGCACAAAACTGCACCTTGGATCAATTAAAAATGTTTATCACTCGCATGGGCAAGAATTCCAAGGTTATTATCAATGGGGATATCAATCAAACCGATTTAAGATCTCGTAGCGGGCTTGAAACTTTAATAAGAAAAGTTGGAAATATTGAAGGGGTTGGAGTTTGTTATCTAACCTATGATGACATTCAAAGAAATGGAATTATTGGGGAAATCCTGAGAGCATTGGAGGAATAATGCCAACATATGACTATTTATGCTCAAATTGTGAAACCGAGCTAAAAGATGTATACCAAAGCATAACCGAAAAGGCTATAATATATTGTATCAGTTGCGGAAATGATACGCTTGAAAGAGTGATTCATCCCCCAATGGTATTTGTTCGTCAAGAGGCAACTACGATTGGTCAGCTATCTGAGCGTAACGCTAAAAGGCTTGGACAGTCAGAAGTTCAAGAGCGAACACTGCAAGATAAAGATTCTAAAAAATCTGCACTAAAAGAAGCAAAGAAAGAAATAAACTCTCAAATCAATAAAATGAATTCGGAGCAAAAACGTCGTTTCATAGAGGGCGGATAATGGAAGAATACAAAAGTGTAATTATGATAGTTCCATACATTGGAACCGTCACTAATGGAAATACCTTGCTACAGCCTTTGGGTAAAGAAGAAGTAGATTTTATCGGCTATGATTTATGTCGTAAATTTCAAATTGAAGAAAAACATGAGTCATACATTGATTGCATAAAATCTCTTAAAGAACGATTAGAACTTATTTTAAAAACCGATTTATTAATGGAGGATATAAATGCCGACCAAAAAAACCAAAAGAAGAACGAATAGACAACCTAAAGCACAAGAAAATGTCGAAGCCAAAGCAACTACTGACGAACTTTCTAAAGTTCAAAAATTTTACATTGAAAGCAAATGCTCCAGTATGACTTTATCTGATGTTTCTTCTGATTTAGGACTTGACAAATCTGTAGTTTCATCGTACTATGATGAATGCAAAAACAAAGCTACTAATGATTTCACAGTTGATAAACTTATGAATATCAATTCTAAGCGTGGATACGCAGTAATGAGTAAAGAGGCTTCGGAGAAAGGTGATGCATCAAAAAAACGAGCAGCAAAAAAAGACACAAATCACATCCACAAAATCCGAGCAGATAAGTAAGCAGCGAGTTGCTCAATGCACGGAAAAGACTCCTTATAAATCTATGCATAAGGCTGGCTATGTAACGCCCGGAAATTACATTGCGGAGTTGATATTCCAGAAAAGAAATGAGTATTTCAATTCTGGCAAAAACGCAGAGAGTTTCTGGCTGCAAGGAAATAAGTTGCATGGTGCTTATAAGGGCGAAGTTATTGCGGCAAACAAACTACTGAAAGACTATCACGCCGACTCAGTAATAAAAGCAATAAAATCACCACAGGCTAAGTTTATATTGAAGTTATCCAAAAAAGAAAATAGGGATAAGCTAATTCCTATAATCGAAAAGTTTGAGAAAGAGCGTAAAGAAACAGAGATAGTAATTTCTGAAAATAATAAGACTGAAGTATCGAAACCGTTTGGGTATGGCAGAAATATATTGAAAGGCTTGTAATAAATGGCAGACGATAAGAAAAAAAAGAAAGTGGATTTGAGCAACGACAAGGCTATTCAAAGAGCCTTCGGTAAAGTCGTATCTAAAGGATCAGAGCTAATTCAAAGCATGGCAGATCTAAAGTGCATCACCGTAAGTCCAAAACTTGATCTAGCTCTTAATGGAGGAATTAGAGAGGCGTCTTGGAATATTATTTCTGGAGATCCCAAAACTGGAAAGAGCACAACATGTTTGCAGATTTGTAAAAATGCTCAAGATGATAATCGTCCAGTAATCTATGTTGATGGCGAAAGTCGATTAAAGGCTTATAATCTCTCTGGTACAGAAGGTTTAGATTTAAACAAAATACAAATTGTTCATAGTCCAGAAGATGGAGAGTCTCTATCCGCTGAAGACTTCTTAAATATTGCTGAAGAACTAATAAAGCGTCCTGAAAATAAAGGTGCTGTATGCGTGATTGACTCATGTTCTTCTTTAGTGCCAAGGTCAGAACTTGAAGAGAGTGCATCTGGTTCACTTCGTGCAACCCTTCCAAAACTATTGTCGCATTGGGTAAAAAAGACTTCGCAAACAGTAGTAAAAAACAAAATTATCGTATTGATTATTACGCATTATATTACAAACACATCTGGATACGGTAAAGTCAAAATTCCAGACTGCGGTGTAATGATTCAGTATCAGGCTGATACTAGAATTGATATTGCAAAGATAGAACCATGGGAAGAAAATGGTAAAAAGATTGGACAGCTTGTTCATTGGAAAGTAGCATGTTCTTCTATGGGTGCATCTGGAACAGAATGTGTTAGCCATATTAGATATGGCAAAGGTATTGACAAAGAAAAAGAAATGATAGATCTAGCAGAATCATTTGGCATCATAGACAAGGCCGGGGCTTGGTATTCAATTCCATTCTTGGAGGGCAGCGAAGAATTTAAAGAGCCTCCTAAGTTTCAAGGACAGGCAAAGATTTATGAATTCCTTGTAGAGCGACAGGATATTTTTGATCAAGTAAAGGCACAGGTTAATGGTATGCTAAAGGATGTTTAGAGTTACTGGATTAGATGGAAAAGAACATAAGTTTAATTATGCTAAAAATAAGTCTAGGAACTTCAGATCCAAAAAATCATCATACCATAAACAAGCTAGAGAGTTAATTAAAGAGAATTGGCCTACCTACTCTTTATATGAAGAAGTCACTCTGCCCGGATCTAAACGTCTTGGCAGAGGCTCTTTATTATATGCCGACTTTTTCTTGCCTGAATTAATGCTTGTGATCGAAGTTCATGGTCAGCAGCACTATGAATATTCTCCGTTTTTTCACAAAAATAAAATGGATTTTGTGCTTGCAAAACAGAGAGATTCCGATAAAATAGAGTGGTGTCGGTTGAACGAAATCAAAATTGTCACATTGCCATACAATGAGAGGTCAGAATGGAAGAACTTGATTCAACAGTCTCTGGAATAGATGGACTGGACAAATTTACAGAATGGATTGATAACTTTTGTGCGGCTAATAATATTGTAGAGTACAAAGATAGTGATGAATATTCGCACATATTACATCTTCCGCCAGAAGAAATAATCAGTTTAACATCTGATGAATGTTTTACAAATGCAATTACCCTGATGAATTATGGCGGTCTTCTTCAAAAGAAGCTAGATTTAATAAGTAGTCAGTATACTTGGTGTGTTGAAGCATTGAACTATTTGTTTGCTAAACAATGGTCAAACTATGACAAATTTCTACCAGCAGAAATAAAAAAGCAATCTATAATTTCTGAGAATACTTACGCACAATCTATTGAAAAGTCGCGTTTAAGACTGTATGCTGGTATTCAGATGTTGTCAGAAACCTGTCGTGATATAAAGAAGAGGGTTTCACTTTTTCAAGATTTAGGAAAAGCTAGGAGTTTTAAATGACGTTAACAGATTTAGTTGATAAAGTGCGGGAATTGCTCTATGATGGCATCATTGACAGTAATTGGGAATGTATATCAGAAGCATATCAAATGATTTCCGGAGAAAAAGTAGATATTCCAGAGCCAGAACCTGTGGATGAATTATCCGCCAGTCTTAAAAATATGATGGAAAGACTTGAAAAGTTAGAGAAGCAAGATCCTCCCAAAAAGAACAGAAGGAACGGTAGATCTAAAACCAAAAAGTCAGAACCTAAAGTAGATGAAAATTTCTCAATAAAATCATCCAAGCCAAAACGGTCGGTAAAGTCTTCTGGTCAAAATAAGTTTGAGTCAATGGCTGGAGTTTTAGAAGAGGCTGAGCAGGAAAGAGGCTTCAACAGTATTGATGACTCTAACTCTCCTAGAGTAGAAAGAAAGCGTAGAGAATATCAAACTAAAAGTGTTACATGCTCACAATGCAATAAATCCTTTGATGTCAATCCAATGTTTGCTAGAGAAAATTACATTTGCGACAAATGTATTTCGCGGAGAATTTGATAGTGTCTAAAGAAACCGATTTGAAAAATGTAGCTTCTGAACGTGCTGTTCTTGCCGGACTTTTACAGCATGGTAAGGAATGCTTACTAGAAGTTGAACTCTTCGTAAATGAAGAGAGTTTCACAATCGAAAATAACAAAGTCCTATATAAGTGCATTAAGCATTCATTCGAAAGTGGAGATGTTGTTGGTTATACAGAGATCCTGTCATCAGCAAAGAGTCTAAACCTAGACGAATTTGTTGAAAAAAATGATATGCTAAAACATATCACTGGAGTTATGAATACTCCGGTTAATATTAATAATGTCGCAGAGCACGCCAAAAAACTAAAGAGGCTTGAATTTGCCAGAATCATGCAGGGTAAGCTCAGAGACATTTATTTAAACCTGAACAAAGTTACTGGAGATGAGGACATCGCCAGCATTTTGTCGATTGCAGAAAACCCTATTCAAGATGTATGTCTATCCTTCATGAAGGAAGATGATCTTTCTCCAAAATCTATTGGCGAAGGCATCCATGCATATCTAGAACATATCAAGAATAATGATGGCAAGTCTATTGGTATTCCAACTGGTATGAGTGCATTCGATAAGGCTATTGGAGGCGGCTTGCGTCGAAAATGCGTAGACCTGATTGCTGCTCGTCCCAAAACTGGAAAATCTGTACTTGCCGATAATATTGCCTTGCATATTGCTGGAGAGTATGATATACCAGTACTTATGCTTGATACAGAAATGAGCACAGAAGATCACTGGAATAGAATCATTGCAAATAAAAGCGGTGTTGAAATTAATGATGTTGCATCCGGTAAATTTGCTACAGATCCTGAAAAAGTAGACTCTGTGACAAAATCTGTAGAGACTATTGAATCTATACCTTATGACTATATTAGCATTGCTGGTAGACCATTTGATGAAACACTATCTATTATCAAAAGATGGCTATTAAAGAGAGTTGGCTATGATGAAACAGGAAGACTAAATGACTGCGTGATTATTTATGACTATCTAAAACTGATGACATCTTCTAGTATTAATAACAATCTTGCAGAATTCCAAGTTCTCGGTTTTCAGATCACTTCACTGCATAATTTTTGTGTAGAGAATGATTGCCCGTGTTTGTCATTTGTGCAGCTTAATAGAGATGGTATTACCAAGGAATCTACAGATGTAGTTTCCGGATCTGACCGTTTAGTTTGGCTCTGTACTTCATTCTCAATCTTCAAGGATAAGTCAGATGAAGAAAAAGTTACGGATGGAATAAACAATGGAAATAAAAAACTTATACCAATTGTTTCCAGACATGGACCCGGAATGGAAGACGAAGGTTATATATGCTTGCAAATGGACGGCAAGTTTGCAAAAGTAAGAGAAGTTGGCACTATTAGAGAGATTAAGAGTAATGCAAACAACAATCAACAAGGATTTGCAAATTCGCAAAATGCGAATTTTGAAGAGGAAGATGGTGAAGAAGATTTTTGATCTCTTTGCCTTTTTTGAAATTAATGAATATTACGAGTCACATAACCTACTGATAAGTTCTTGTCCAGTCCATGAAGGAGACAATGTTACTGCATTCAATATCAATATTGACGAAGATCATGAAGATCACTGCGGTAAATGGTTTTGTAATACTCAGGGATGTCACAATGAGAAGTCAACTAATGATATTATTTCTTTAGTCTGGATGCTCCTTGAGAATAAATTCAAAAAACCTTATAAGTTTCCAGAAGTTATTAAGTTCTGTCAAGATTTTTGCTCTGGCGTAAAAATAGACATTTCAATTACTTATAAGTCATCAGAAGCACTAGATAAATTACTGAAAAATACAAGAAAAGTTGAGAAACTACAAAATAAGATAACAAGATCTACGGTAAGGAAACACCTTACCTTTCCTGCACAATACTATATCAATAGAGGATTCTCTCAAGAAGCACTAGATCTTTTTGATGTAGGATTATGCACTAGGCCCGATAGTCAAATGTACAAGCGTATTGTATTTCCAGTGTACGATGAGAATGATGAGTACATGGTTGGATGCGTCGGTAGAACTATAGGTAATGACCCTAGAAAATGGATTAACCAAAAGGGATTCAATAAATCCAACTTTTTGTATAATTACGGAAAAGCAATTGAGCATATTAGTAGAAGTGCGACTATAATACTAGCAGAGGGACAAGGCGATGTTATCCGTCTTTGGGAATCTGGTATTAGAAATGCCGTTGGAATATTCGGTTCAAAGATTAGCGATGCTCAAGAATTTCTGATTCAAAAGACCGGTGTTTCAAATGTGATTATTATGTCTGACAATGATAAAGCGGGTGACGCTTGTAAAAGAGACATATATGAGCGATTGAAACTTTTATTTAATATTTATACTGTGGAAATTCCCAAAAACGACATTGGCGATATGACAGTCAATGAAGTCAATGAACTAATCAAGCCTCAAATTCAAGGAAAATTTTGATGACACAGATCATTGCATTATGCGGTAAAAAGCAATCAGGAAAGACTACTCTTTCCAACTATCTACATGGTCATGAGATGAAACGCCATGATATTGTTGAAAAGTTTCTAATTTCCCCGGAAGGGGAGCTTGTGGTAAACTGTACTTTTCATGATGAAAATGGAAAAGAGTTTGAAGAACTTGGAGTTCTTGATCTACAGCAGCATACGGATGAATTTTTCCAATATGCCTCTCGTAGAATTTGGCCTCTTATTCGCGGCTATAATTTCGCAGATTCATTAAAAGAAATCTGTGTTATGCTATTTAATATTCCACCAGAATGTGTCTATGGAACAGACGAACAAAAGAATCAGATTCAGGAGCATCTATTATGGGAAAATATGCCGGGAGATACTAGCGATATTGGTCCCAACGGTAAGATATGTCATCATAAGGGACCAATGACCGCTCGTGAGTTCATGCAATTCTTTGGCACAGACGTTATGCGTAAAATGTACCAGCCAATCTGGTTGGAAAATTGCTTTCGAAGAATTGAAGCTGATAAACCAGAGATTGCTGTTATTGGCGACTGTCGATTCTTAAATGAGATTGAGGCTGTGCAAAAGCGTGGTGGAAAAGTTATTAGACTAACTCGCTCACTCTATGAAAGCACTCATCAGAGTGAAATTGACGCAGACAATTATAATAAGTTTGACGCAATCATTGATAATTCAAATTTAGATATTAATCAATCATGCAAGGCATTCTTGGATGAACTAATTAACCTTGGTGTCACCAAAAAGATCAGAGAAATGGGCAAGTACACCGCATCAATAAAGTGATTTAATATGATTATATGTTACCATAGAAGCAGTTCATTAGGCACGTTTGAGATGTGCGAAATGAAATATTTCTTTCAGTACGTATTAGGCATGAAAGATAAAACGAATAAAAAGGCCGTACTAGGTACGGTCTTTCATCGTGTAATGCAGGTACTGGCTGACAAGAAAAAGGCTCAAGAAGAGAAGAAAAGAAAACTGAAGAATGATGACATTCAGGACTTAACGTTTGCTCAATGCGATGATATAGAATTCGTTACAGAGCTATGCTTTGAATACTACAAATATCATGAAGAAGATGTTGGCTTAGGACCAAAAGATCTACAGACATGTATTGGATGGGTATACAAAGCATTAGCTTACAATGATGGCTATATGGACCCGAGAAATCAAAATATCAATGCCACAGAGCAATTCTTTGATATTGAGATTAAGCAAGATTGGGCTAAGTACCGATATGAGATTAATGACAAAGTATTTGATGGATATCTTTCTATCAAGGGCACAATCGACGTAATTATCAAAGAGGATGATCTGTACTTCCAAGTCTTGGATTATAAAACCGGCAAGCGATTGAATTGGGCAACAGGTAAAGAAAAGACCTACGAAGATCTTTGCTCTGATAAACAATTGCTACTCTATTATTACGCATTAAAGAATCTCTTCCCAGAAAGAAATTTCTATGTATCCATTTATTATGTTAATAATGGCGGGGTTTTTGATATTGTCTTTAGCGAAGAGGATTACAAGAAAGCAGAAGACATGCTTCGGGAAAAGTTTGAATACATCCGATCAGTTGACCTGCCGAGACAACTCTCTATAGATCAGCAAAACTGGAAGTGTACAAAATTGTGTAAATTTTCAGAAGAGTTTCAAGATTCTGGAAAAACTACTTGCCAATACTTCCATGATTTGATAAGATCTAAGGGTATGAACACTGTTGTATGCGAACATGCTAATTTGAATAAACTTGGAAAATATGGTGCTGGTGGAGGTAGACTTGGAGAAGATAATGAAAGTAATTAGTAAAACTTGCTGTAAGTGTAAGGAATTGATATATGATTAGAAATCACAGCCATTATTCATTACTTATGTCTACATCTCGATCTAAGCAGATTGCCAAAGCCTGCAAAGATGCTGGATATAGATATGCTGGAATTACTGATGTAGCCACGATTAGCGGCTGCGTTAATTTCATACAAGCATGTAAAAAGGAAGATATCACCCCGCTCATTGGATCTGAGATTATCTTAGATGATAATTCAAGACTAACTCTTGTATGTAGAAATATTGAAGCATGGGATGATTTACTTGGAGTTATATCTCAGGCCAATTCTAAAGATAACCATGATGGCACTCCAAAAATTTCATTTGCCGATTTGACACAAAGCATTAATCCAGACAACTTTATCTGCATTGATGGCTATGTCGGTAGTAAGCTATTTAATAAACTATTTCCAAATATAGACTGCATCTTTGATGCTGCCGATATTGAAATGGTTAAGTCATGCATTGACAATAACTGGAAAGAAATACTCAATGATGAAATAGCGTTGATGCATCAAACATTTGCTCATTATTATCTAGAAGTCAACAATCTTGACTCAGATACTTTCCCGATCTCCAAGGTAATGTCTGACATTCTATCCGTCTATGACAATGTAATTCCGAATACATCAAGTTATTATCCCGAAAGAAAAGATGCTGTTGATCATCGCGTATTAATCTGTACTAAGCTGAAGACAACTATGCGTCAACTTGCCGATAAGATTAGCAATGCTAAAGATATCGACTTGCTTAAATTTATTAGGAGTAGCTCATACCATATTAAGACTAGAGAAGCTATTGAAGCAGCATACAGTTCAGAACAGGTAGATAATCTTGACAAGATTACTGAATTGTGTGCCGACATTAATATCCTATCCAAACCTAAGCTGCCAAACTTTGAAACTCCGGATGGAAGCACTGAAGATGAATATCTAAAGGAGCTATGTCGTAAGGGATGGAAACGTCTCATTATGACTGGAGTAGATCCATATAAATATGATATATATAAAGATCGTGTACTTAAAGAGCTAGAGGTTATCGAAAAGGCAAATCTTGCCGGATACTTCTTAATCGTTCAAGATTATGTTAACTATTTTAGAAATCAAGGATGCTTGGTTGGTCCCGGTCGAGGTTCTGGTGGTGGATCATTAGTATGCTATCTCACAGGAATTACTCTAATCGACCCAATTGAATATGGCTTGATTTTTGAACGATTCTATAATGAAGGTAGAAATACTGAAGATCATGTATCACTTCCCGATATCGACATTGACTTTCCGCCATCGTACCGTGATAAGGTTGTCGAATATCTAAAGAATAAATATGGCGATAGTCAAGTTTGCCAGATGCTTACATTTGGTAGACTTGCAGGAAGGTCTATTTTGAAGGAAGTGTTAAGAGTCAATGAGTCGTGCAGTTTTGACGAAATGAATAAGATTACGGAGAGGATTCCAAACGAAGCTGCCATTTCCGACCTGCTGGAAGAAATGGATAATCCATCAGTAATTCGCTGGGCTTTGGAAAATGACAGGAATTCTCTAATTGATTACTGCTGGCTTGACGATGACGATACTCTACAAGGCGAGTATGCTAAGGTGTTTGAGCAGGCAATGCGTATGGAAGGCGTCTTCAAAACTCAAGGCAAACATGCTGCTGGCGTTGTAATTGCATCTGATGACTTGACAAAAATCTGCCCTATGGTAAAATCATCTCGTAGTTCCGAGCAAATTGCGGGCATGGAAATGGGCGACTTAGAAGCTATTGGATGTGTTAAATTTGACATTTTAGGCGTTTCTCTTCTGGAGAAAATTTCAAATACTGTTGAGGAAATTAATTATGAATTATCGTGACTACATTGTTTATGACTTTGAAACTACATCAGCTAATCCGTACACAACACAACCCGTACAGATTGCCGCTGTTGTTGTTCATGGTCGTAAACTTGAAATCAAAGAAGGTTCCGAGTTTCAGTCTTTAATGAAGCCAGAGCTAAACATAAAAAAGTGTGAAACACTTGGTGTTGACCCGCTTGAAGATGGTGCCGTTGCAGTTCACGGAAAGACCGCAGAAATGCTAAAGAAGGCACCAACTATTAAAGCCGTCTGGAAAAACTTTACAGATTACGTCAATCAGTACAACTTCAAAGGAAGTAATTGGTCGGCACCAGTATCTGTAGGATATAATATCAAGGGTTTTGACTCTATCATCGTGAATCGCCTATGTACGACAGATCCGTGGAATTTTGGACCTGTAGATAACAAGCGTGGCGAGCAGGATTTGTTCAATCGAATTCATAGCATTGACATGCTTGACTTTATGTTTGCATTGTTTGAAAACAATAAAGATGTGAATTCACTTTCTGCCGATAATCTTGTCCGTGGATATATGGGTTACGATAAAGGGACGGCACATGATGCAATGTCCGACGTTATTATGACAGCGGAATTATTCTGTAGAACTATGAGAATGTTAAGAAGCACAGCGTCTCGTAAAACGTTTAAGGGTGCATTTGCATGATTGAACATAAAGAAAAAAAATAACAAGGTCAATAAAGATGCAGAAGATTGATATCACAAAATTGAATGAAAATGATCGTGCCGTTTGGGATATGATTGGCGAAGGCCGTGTCAAGGGATGCTTTCAAATTGAGAGTCATCTTGGCAAGACATGGTGCAGGGCACTGAAGCCTGATAATATTCTTGAATTAGCAGCACTGATTAGTATTATTAGACCCGGAACCTTAAAGGCTTTCGTCGATGGAAAGTCTATGACCCAGCATTATGTAGATAGAAAGCATGGTAAAGATAAAGTTCCAAGCCTGCATCCAGCTATTGATAAGCTACTTGAAGAAACTTACGGAGTTATTGTATATCAAGAACAGGCGATGGAAATCGCTGTTAAGATGGCTGGATTCAACTTGAAAGAGGCAGACGACTTACGCAAGGCTATTGGTAAAAAGAAGGCGGATCTGATGAAGCAGGTTCGCGTCAAGTTTATTGATGGATCTAAACAAAATAATATTGAAGAAAGCAAGGCTACTGAGATCTTTGACATGATCGAAAAGTCGGCTAGGTATTCATTCAATAAATCTCATGCAGTAGCATATGCTAAAATGGCCTATTGGTCAGCTTATATAAAAAATTACTATGTTGACAGGTTTATGAAAAACTGGCTACGAGATGCCGATGATAAGATTGATCCCGATATGGAAAAGCGTCAACTTATTATGGCAGCAAGAGCGGAAGGTCTTGAAATCAAAGGTCCAAGCATTTCAGTACTTGAGGAAAACTTCACTTTCGGAAAACGCGATGGTATGTTTCCAGCTATTCATTTCGGCATTTGCAACGTCAAGAATGTTGGTGCAATTCATCTCCAACAATTAAAGGATAGTATCTCAAATATTTCAAGCATAAACTGGTCCAACCTATTGGTTCATGTACTACCTAATGTAAATAAGAGAGCTATAGAAAACTTAATTAGCGTTGGTGCGTTTGCTGGTCTTGGCAAATCAAGAACGGAAATGATTCATGAGTTTCACTGCTTTTCTGACTTTACCAAGAAAGAAATGCAGTCAATACAAGAACATCTCAATATTAATAATTTAACAGCGGCAGAAATTGTAAAAAATCTACTATCCTATGGAGTTAAAAAGGATGGAGGATTTATATCTACACAGAGCCGATACATGAAGATTGAGGATATCTTGATGAGAATTCAAAATCCCGGCAGGAATCTTGCTGACAACTCCATGACATATGCTAGAATAGAAGAAAAGCTGCTTGGATATGCGATTAATCACTCGGAACTCAACGCCTGTTCAGATGCATGTCACGCAAATGCCACATGTAAACAATTGACAGATGGCAGAGCAGACAATTGTGTTATTGCTGTAATTATTAAAACTGTTAGAGAGCATAAAACTAAGAACGGCGACATCATGGCTTTTGTATCTGCCGAAGATGATTCTGGAGAATTAGAAAATATTGTTATTTTTCCTGATGTATACGAGCAAAACAAAGATATAATATACGATAGAGCCACAGTATTATTATCTGGTCAAATAAAAGATAAAACCAGAAATTCATTTATTATTGATAAAGTTTTTAGCATTTGAGGCAGTTAAATGAATAAGTGCATATTCTATGGGCAAATACGTAGCAAGAATTTTGAGACAGATGTCGATTCCAGTATTTGTAAAATAACATTACAGCTTAAAATAGAAAATAGAAGAAGTACAAAGTCTAAAAACAAAAAAATTGATTATGAACTTTTGAACTTTGAAGCATGGGGTGGTGCAGCACTGACCATCGAATCTAATGCCGATCCCGGCGATTACATTTTGATAGTAGATTCAACGGCCAGATCAATATCTCATGATAATAGTGGTTCACCAACAAGTGAGCTAATTTGTTTTAGAATTAACGAGTTTAAGATTATTAAGTACGGAGGACGATGATGGATTCTCAAGTTGAAAAAATGATTGAAGAGAACAAAAACCTTATCTACAGTATTGCAAATTCTCTTTATATCCCAAACAAGGCATTTAGCATAGAAGATCTAATCCAAGTTGGATTTTTAGCAATTTGCAAAAGTGCAAATAAATACAATCCAGAACGAGGAAGGGTCTCAACATTTATTACGCACTGTGCTAAGAATGATATGATAAAGTTTATTAGAAAAAATAAGATTGGCCGTGAACTAATTTATAATGAATTAAAGAGCCTTAGTTATGATGAAACAGAAGAAATTCTCAAATCTGATGTATTGGATTATTATAATTTAAAAAATACAATTGAAGAAAAGATTGTGACACTAAAGAGAAATGGCGAATCCAATAGAGCTATTGGCAAAAAACTAAATCTAAACTCGAATAAAGTGTCTTCAATACTTTCAGAAATCAAAGAAAGGCTAGCAACAAATAATGGCTAGAAAAAAAAGAGTACTCTTCATTAGCGAGGCCGCATATCTAAATACGGGATATGCAAAATACAGTAAGGAAGTAATATCGCGTCTATATAGAAGCGGTAAATACGATGTAGCGGAAATGTCTGTATATGGAGCCGCTAATGATCCAAGACGCTCCAGTATTCCTTGGAAAAATTATCCAGTTCTTCCAGATGAGCATAACGAAGAACAAATGAAATCGTATAATTCTAGTCCGGGCAATCAATTTGGAAGCTGGAGATTTGAAAGAGTTTGTTTAGATTTCGAGCCAGATATTGTTTTAACAATTCGTGATTATTGGATGGATGCCTTTGTATATCATTCTCCATATAGAAGAATTTTCAAATGGGCATGGATGCCAACTGTAGATGCATCGCCACAGAATCCAGAATGGATTGATTTATTCTGTGATGCAAATTATGTACTAACCTATTCTGATTGGGCTAAGAATGTCCTAGAAGAACAGGCTGGAAAGAACATAAATACAGTTGGCTCTGCCCCTCCATCAGCATCCGATGCTTTCATTCCTATGAATCAAAAATCTGTTAGAGATGAATTTGGCGTCCGCGATGATATAAATATTATTGGTAGTGTAATGAGGAATCAACGTCGGAAGTTATTTCCCGCGTTGATTTCTGCATTTAGTAAGTATCTAAAAGAAACTGGCGACACCAAAACATATTTGTATATGCATACCAGCTATCCAGACGCTGGATGGAATTTAGCAAACTTAATCCACTCTAATGATATCTCTTCTAGAGTTTTAATGACATACGTATGCGGAAACACAGATTGCAAAAATGTTGAAGTCTGTTTTTTTTCAGATGCCAGAAAAGTCTGCCTTAAATGTAATAAATTTAGTTCAATGCCGTCTAGTGTATCTAATGGCGTTTCAGATGAAATACTGGCAAAGATATATAACATTTTTGATCTTTACCTTCAGCCAGCAAATTCAGAAGGGTTCGGTCTTCCTCAAGTTGAGGCTGCTGCATGTGGAATACCAATTGCCTGCACTAACTATTCCGCTATGGAAGACATTGTTAATAAACTAGATGCATATCCAATATCTTATACAAAGTATAAAGAATTAGAAACTGGATGTGATCGTGCTGTTGTTGATGAGAATAGCATAGTAGAGATCATAAAAACTTTTCTATCAGACAAAACTCAAAAGAGTAATATTCGTCAGCTATTTGAAGATCATTATAGCTGGGACAAGACTGCCGCAAAGTGGATGGAAGTCATTGACGACTGTGAATATGCTGACTGGAAACAGCCTGCAAATATCATTAGACCTTCAAAAATAAATATGGAAGAAAAGTCTAATGAAAGATTTGTGCGGGAGTTAACCGAACTATTTTGCTACTACGAGGGGCACAAAAACTCGTACTTTACGAGGAACTTAATGTCTGATCTAACAAAAGGATCTAGCAAGATTGCGTGGGATGATCATTTCTCTAATGAATTTACTCCATCAAATCCAAATAAACAAAGACCAGTTGATAGGCAGTCAATTATTAATGTATTTGGTCGGAGACTAGAGAATTATAATATCTGGGAAGATGTGAGAATAAATAGATCTAAATTAAAAGACGGGAACGAATTATGGCTAAACTAGGAACATTTTGTAATGAATGCTGTTTCTATAATCCAGATAAAAAAGAATGCAGTCATGGCCTTATAGATATGTTTACGCAGCGGGGAGCGACTATAGAATGGAATGATGACGGCCCATCAATAGATAGAGTTTGTAGATATAGAAGAACTCATGACTGGAATGAAGACTTATCATTAGAAGAAAAAATAAAACTTTGTGAAGAAGAGGTATTTCTTTCCGGCTCAATAATTCTATTAGTTCAAGAGATTGATAACGTCAAAGATATCCTCTCCAAATTAAAAGATGTAACAAATAATCGTTTTAAATTTATTATATCACATGAATGTAAGTTGAGTCCATTATTAGAAATCTCTAAAGAATTAGATATTCATGCTTCATTTGTTAGAAGCGTTGATGAAGATGTGTCTGACGAAAAACGAGTTTTTGATTGCTTAAAGCATCTGAAAAACGGGTATGTCTTTCTTTTTAATTGTGATAAAGAAATTGACTATACTATTTTTGAAAAGGTCCATAAATTTACTACCAAGTTGATGCACCGTGTATTACATATCGAACCGATTGATGAAAAGCTACATCAGTCCGTCAGTATGGTACATATTTATAAATGGCTTAATGGAGATATGATGGAATCGTTTTCTAATAAGCTAAAAAACATAGCCAGTGAAGAATCTAGCGACCCCCAAGTATTCAATTGGAAAGAAATCAATGAAGCATGTGCTAATAATCTATAAGATATTCTCAGATCTTAATCAAGATTACTTACAAAAAATAATAAATGGGTGTAAGTCAAAGAAGCATAATGTAACAATTAACTTCCATGATTTTACGCTGTCCAAAAAAATTAGATCTCAAATTGAACATGTTGAGTTCTCTGACTTAGAAGCGATTAACATCTCTGATGAAAACTATGAAGATATTGAAAAATCAGATCAAATTATTGTTCAAAAACTAATAAGTTATAGCCACTTTGATGTAGTCTCAATATTAGTGCATGATATATTACTAGATAATGCAATAGACCAAATTGATTTTTCGGTTTTAGAGAACAGCAATGTCGCGTCAATTTATCCAGATAATAATACTCGGACACCATTTAGCACAAGGGTTTATGGCAGGTCGCATCCGTTAATGAATGCAGGAGTTAGGTGTTTATTTGTAGACATGTCAAAGTTGTTCTCAGTCTTAGGTAATGAGCATCCTGTAGGAGAAATCTACAATAATTATCCGTCTTGTCATTTTCCAGAAGTACTATTCACTGCTAACGCATTAAAGAATGAATAGACAAGAATGCATCCATACTATCAAGCAAACTCATCTTGATAAAGTAACATTTATTATATTATGCGGAGGCAAGTCTGGAGTTAAGGGTACTCAAAATATACCATTAACATGTATTGACTATAATAATACGGTAGTAGACCATCAAATACAAACAATAAATAAGAATTATGAACATGCAGATATCATGTTAATGACCAGCTTTGAGTCAAAAAAAATAATCCAGCATATAGATGAAAAACAATATAGCAATGTACGCATATTTGAAAATAAAAATTATATAGAGGAAAGCATAATAGATACTTGGAAACTTGCTGTAAATTGCTGTTCAGAAGGAAGTTTTTTTTTAATACATGGTGACAGAATCTTTAATAGCGATGCGATAACGCCATATGATGAAAATAGAATCTCTATTAGTGTTTATAACAATATTAAGAAAAACTATAATCTTGGCATAACATATGAAAACAATAAGCTAATAAATATGTCATATGGCCTACCAACCATCTGGTCAGAAATTCTTTTTGTGCCAAAATTATACTATAGAACTATCAAGTCAAAATTAAACGAGGCAAAAACCAAAAAAATTTATACGGTTGAAAAATTCTTAAATACTGTAAATCAAGAAATAGACATTTATGTTGATCGCAAAAATAAAATCAGCATTAAGTCATTAAAGGAAATGATATGAAAATCTTGTACTATATTGATAGTCACGACTCTAGAGTAAAAGCAATTGTAGATACAGTAAAGGCGGCTGGATATACAGTTGGATATATAACAGAATTAGATCAGAAATCAATCTATGAATTTAGTCCAGATATCATCATTCATAATATCCCAAATGCTGCACGATTCCCAATAGACGGAAAATTTGTATCAATTAACTTTAATGAGTCACAGTCGGAAAATTCTTTTACTTTTACAAATGAATTATCAGATAGATATATTTCCCCATTTGTATCTCTAAGAGAAATTGATGTAGATGAAAAAGATCTCAATAAATATAAATCTGATGTTGTATACTTCGGGTCTCCACAGTCTTTTAATGAGTGCCTCAATATTGTATATGATAAAAAATTAAAGTTTAGATTCTTTCATCAGCACCCGCATAATATTTATGGTTATTGTGGAATGTGCAATGTTGATGAATATTTTAAACATTATAGACATGCCAAGGCTTCAATCGCAAATGGATTAAATGATACGGCAAGATTGCAAGATATTATTGTAGCTGGTGGGAATCCAATTGTATTTCTTGGTGACAAAGATGATTTTACAAACAGATTAGAAAAGGCCGTGTACGAAGGCAAAAAATACACGATTGATGGAATGTCTAAACAGGATGTTCTTGATAAGAATACGGTATTTGATGCATCTGCCAAAATATTTAAGAAAATTGGATTGAATAAAATTTCCAAAGATATTGCACAAGTAAAACAAAAGATGATTGGAAAATATAGATGAAAACAATGATATGCTTGGATCACTTAGCTTATTCTTATCAAAACTACGAACTGTTCCATTCTATTAATGAGGTCGTAGAAAATTCACTAGAGGAAGTATGTATTGTTCCATTCAATGCTAGTAGACCATTTATGAATATCAATACATCCATCTATAATGTTGGAGAAATGAGTTCGTTTAATAATGGGTTGCTTATCTCCAATAGCATCAAGCATGTAGATAAGTTGCTATCGTGTCCATCAAATACAATCAAGGCGTTGTATCTATATGATTTAGAATGGATGTTTGAGCCAACCTTCTTTGAAGAACTATATAGTATTTTCACTAATAAAAACCTAAAACTTATTGTAAGATCCAAAGAGTTCATCGAGCCAATACAATGTATTGCTGATAGAACGCCAGATGCAATTGTACCCTATTTCAAATTGGAGAAGATATGGAATTCGCTTTAAAAAACAAAGATAAATTACTACATATGTATGAAAAGGGCTATAGTAGCTATGAAATGGCTAACGAACTGAATACATATTCCACCAGAGTCCTACGTGCTTTAGCCTTTCTGGGTGAAAAATTTCACGGAGATAGCAAGTATTATAAACGAAGCTATTCTGAGGCACAAAAACTTGCTTTAAAAAATGGAAGATCGCAACATCCAACTAAAGGAAAAAAGCTAGATATTTCTCATAAGGAAAATATTGGCAAGTCTAGATCGCAAGCGTATCACTCCCTTAGTGAGCAGGAAAAAGAACGACTATCTCAAATGAGTAAGGATAACTGGAAGGCTCTAGGAAAGGCTAAGCAGGAAGAAATTAGAGCACTTGCTTTAGAGGGTGTAAGACAAGCTAGTAAGACCGGCTCGAAAACTGAAAGACATCTTCGTAATGGCTTGTCTCAGGCTGGTTATTCTATTGAATTCCACAAGACGGGACTTGTTCCGGGAAGTAATCTTGAAGTTGACTTGTTTGTTTCAGAATTGAAAACCGCTATCGAGATTGATGGACCCGGACATTTTTTGCCAATTTGGGGAGAAGAGAAGCTACAAAAACAGCAGTCAGCGGATACAATAAAGCAGGGCATTATTCTCAGTAACGGATATGTCATTTTGAGAATTCGTCAAATTGACAAGAATATTTCATTGACAAGAATGAATTATTTGCTAGAATTAATCCTAAATGAACTTGAGAGGATTCGGGAAAAGTTTCCCGAAAACAATAAACGGTTGATAGAAATTGAGGTAAAAGATGGCGAAGCAAGAAGAATCTGAAGAAGCAGTAGTACCAAGCATTAATGATCCAGAATGGAGCGACTACGCGATGTCGTTCTTTACTGCTAAGGAATTAATTGATGGCAATCCATTAGTTGCTGGACTAAGGCGTGTAGCAGAAATGTTGATTGGAGAAATTATCTCAAGCAAGCCAACTATGGTTGTTCATGCAGAGAACAATAGTCCTATTGGTAGAGCCACTGTTGTTTACGAAGTTCAGTTTCTATGTAGACGATGCAGTGGTGAAGAGTATATTAAAACGTATGCTGATGCAGCAGAAGTATGGGAAGGCAATACAGATGACCTGTTTGCTGTTCATGCTGCTGCTACAGCTAGTACTAGAGCGGAAGGTAGAGCACTACGCAAGGCATTGAAACTTCGAGTAGTTGCGGCTGAAGAACTATGCAAGAAAGATGTATCTAAGTTCTTAGGCGAACAGTCGGGACAAAACGAAGACAGAATCAACAATGATCAGGTTAATTTCATTGACAATCGTTGTAGAAAGCTAGACATCAATGTGCTTGCCTTTGTTAATTCTGGAGAAAAGGAGTACAGAAGCATTTATGAGGTAAAGAAAGAAACTGCTGCAAAGATGATTAAAGAACTTAATAAATTATCAAATGACAAAAAACTAATCTCAGACAGTATTAAAGGTTATGATGAGGATTGGAACACATGAAAGTAGAATATCTTGTAAAGATTGGTGGTAAAGAAGTTGTCGTGTCACAAGAATGCGATACAGATTGCGATATGTTTAAATTTCTATATCACATGGGAGAGTTGTTTGACAACTGCACTTGTGAGAGAAATGGACAAACTTCCGATAGAGTGAAGATTAATGTTCGCTCTGATAATGATGACAATGAATACTATGAAATGGTATGCTTTGATCCATCACAACCTGAATGTCATTATGCTAAGCGTAAGTTCGGGGTAAATAAGAAAGGTGGCGGATTGTTTCCAAAGAATAAGGACGAGGAAGGAAACTGGAAGCCTTGGACTAAATATAATAAAGAAACGGGTAAGGAAGAGTAATCACTTGCCGCTGGTTTAAAACCATGCCCGCCCCGCTGAGAATTCTTGGCGGGGCTTTTTTAAGATTTATAGGAGACTATAATGAGGTACTATAGGTTAATATTTAAAACAGAAAATGAAAAGGTAATGTTTAGTGAGATAGTTGAACAGTCAATATCTTCTTCTGAATTTGAAGGAATGAATTGGGAAGCACCAATCATTAGGCAAGAGATGGCTGGTCACGTTCACTTTATTGCATTAGATAGAGATTATCTTGATGCTATGTTATTAGGTGTTGGAACATATCAAAACTTGCTAGGAATAACTAATGAGTGACAAAGCCAAAACTCAATGCGAATGTCCACTTGCTGGATTTTGTGAGAGACATGGAATTCAAAAAAGCTCTCATTATCATAAACTATGTCAGAATCATTCTGGTTATTTTGCTCAATGGGAGGCATGTCGCGGTCCCGGACAAAACCCTAATAATTGTAAAGAAAATAATGATAACAAGTTTATACAGCAAGAAGAACCAGTACAAGAAGAATCAGTACAAGAAATGCCTAGTGCCATACAAATGGCTAAAAACTTTGCAAAATCCGCAGTAAATCATATATCCAACGGGATGAAAAATGTAGACGTTAATGTACAAACGCAGCGGTTAGAAATTTGTGCAGCATGTCCATTTATTAGTAAGGACAAATCTAGATGCACTAAATGCGGATGCTTTCTTCAAGCTAAAACAAAATGGGAATCTTCTTCATGCCCAATAAACAAATGGTAGATTGACTTAACTTTCATTCTCAGTCATAACCAGCTTCTGTAATTTCAAATTGAACTCTTGAATTAGTGCATGGAGATTCGGTTTTTGCCGTTCCTTCACAGTGACAGTCTTCAGTCCACCAGCCGCTATTGAAGGTTAATGCTGGAGGGGATGGCATGTCATTAATAAACCCATTTCCACAATCACAAGAGTGGAAGTCTACACACCGTTTGTCAGCACTACATAATCCATTTATCCAATCAACTTCACAGCTACATTTATCTGGATACATTATAGATCCAGCAGCAAATGACATATATTGATACTGATCACACTGCCAAACTGGAGCATATCCGGTGTCATCAATTCTATAATATTTTCCATCGCAGGTATTTTTCATCCATCCGGCTTCTACACCAGTTGTTGCATAGGAATAAGAGACGGAGATTGTACCAGAGGGAGGAACATAACAGGTGCCTATATTAGTTCCACCGTAGGTTCCTGAAAATTCTGGCATATCAACTAGATTGTCTGCACTAATCCATGCTCCAGTAGTTCCAATTATCTTTAGAACAGGGAATGGACCACTTTCACAGGTTGGATATGGACAACTTCCCGGAGAGGGAATGCCTGACGCACATAAGTAGTCAGCATTTGCAGATTCTCCAACATATGTAGCTAGTCTGAATTGCTGACACTGTCCTTTTCGGGGGTCAACATTATAGTTGCATTGACTATCACCACAAGAACATGGAGGATTTGCTATATTGCCAAGACATGCTGTTGCGGGCCATTCTTGCACCCCTCTTAGCAATGTAGGAGGATCTCTCTCGACCCCTTTTCTAGCAATACGATTAAGTGAGCATTCCACATCTATCATTATTTTAAATGGGTTAAATAAACACTGATGATTTCCAGAAACAGGAGTTCCGCTAGCTCTAATTAGTCCCGTTTGTGACTCGTCTAAAGAAACTCCAAACCTATCAAGATAGTAGCCCATAGACTCAAAACCATTAGAAGTAAATGTTTTTGGCTGATGTATGCCCGCTAAGATAGTATGTTCACTATGTAATGGTAATTGTGACACACATCCAGTTCCAACAACAGTACAGCTTTTAACATCTGAAGCAAATCTCCATCCGGGATGGACGACTCCAATTAAAGGTAGATAGTCATCTACTATGATTGTTACATCGTCAATATGAACTCCACTCTGAATCGTTGCTAATACTTCATCATCACACCAGTCTCTAAATCTCAATACCTGCTCTCGGTTTAAATCATCACCTTCTCCCGCACTTGTATACCCATCAAAACCATAGCCGGTTTTAAACTGACTTGTCGTAGTGCAAACACTAGGTGCGGCAAAAGCAGCTACCTTAGTTCCACTAGCATAGTGATGTCTTGGAAACAACATCTTATTGCACCATAGTTCACCACCACACTCAGATGAATCTTGAACGCAACTGTGTTTTTTATTTGTTTCAAATATTCCATAAAAGTTAAGTGGATCATAATATTTTCCAGTTTCAAAAATTGTTGTAGAAACTGGCGGATCTGGTCCAAGGCCGCTACAATTGAATTGACCATCGCCATCTCTATTTATTGAAGGAATTAAATTTCCGGTAGTTACTGTCGGCAGATGACCACTTGAATAAAATAAATTAAAATAATTCCATACATGACTATATGAAGAACCCGGAGATGAAAATTGATAATCTTGATTTACATAAACACCCGATGACGGATGAATACTGCATGGAGCCTCATATGCTGGAGTAACAGTGTCTGCTTCTAAGGCATAAGGAATGATATGGCAAAGACCCTCTCCACTGTAGGCACCAGCAGCAACTGCTACACAAACTTGTTCTCCCTCCCCATCGACAATTTGCTCATACCAAGTTCTGTCGTGCTCATGGTATTCTCTAGAAAGGTCTAATCTATATTGTGTGTCTCCAGTAGGACCAATAAAGCAGTCGATCTTATTTACAATTGCAACTTCGGGAGCACATCTTTTCTTGCGAACTTCAACGCCAGAAAATGGCAGTTCATCACCAACTAATCCGTGATATATTGGATTGCCACAACTTTTGCTTCCAACGTTAGAATCCTGACTGCAATCTACTGCTGAACATTCAACTACTGATCCGGGATAGTCTCCTTTGGACATTTGTCCACACTCACCACCAATGTATGGTTCATTCAACTCATATTTAATCCCGCTGACTAATCCATTCACCCCATGATTCCAGTCCCACCAATCTGTTGAAGAAAAGGTGCCTAGATTAATACCCATGTATGGACATGGAGGGCCACAAGATAAATCTGTTGGTCCTATTACAGTTCCATTGGCTCCACTAGCTCCAATCCAATAAATTGTCGCACAGCTACTTCCAGATGTTAAAACAGGCTGATGATTAGAATCAATTTCATATATAGCAGCTAATGTTGGATCTTGACAATCACAAAAACACGAATTAAATTGATAGTTTGACGGTGCCCTAGCGGGTTCTACACCTTCAAATCCAATTTGTTCATCACACAAACAAGAGATACCGCCACCACCGGGACGAAATGTTTCTATTCCCGTGGGGCATGTATTACATAATGTATTTCCACTACAAGGATTTTCAGATGGGCTTACTGGATTTGGACATCCATAAAAATATCTGCTTCCATTAGATGCCGTTAACTCACATCCATAAGCATAAATAGTATCTCCCGGACAAAATCCAAATAAATTGTTTACTTCATAAAAATCTCCAGAAGTAAGGCATCGTGCTAGGGTATCAATATGTCTTAAACCATAGGCAGTCATATTTCTAAACAAGTCTACATATTGAGGTACTACAGCATATAATGTAGTTTTTAATTCTAGATCTCCAGCAGAACCAACCCTAGCAGGATAATGGTGTTGACAAGAAGCTCCACCATCCCATAATGCAGCCACTGGATTACTTTCATATTTCGCCTCTGGATATCTAGGATCTATTAAATAATCGTGAAATCCGGGACATGCAAGCTCTACCTTTGCAAAAATTCTATAGCCGCATCCGGCTGTTTCTAAATAATCCTGATCTAAGTACCTACTTTTATATGAAGCACAACTAACAACTTCTCCCAAGTCTCCACCACCGTCCCGACTGCTTCTCCATCCAATTACAATCTCGCTGCTGGGAATTACAACAGGCTCTAATGTTGCAGAAAATCCGTCTTCGGAGCTAAGGCATCCACAGGTTTCACCAGTATATGCATGTCCATATTCTTTACGTAATCCATCTCCGCTGGCACAATAATCATTTCCATATCCATCCGCACAGGTAAATAATCCCGGCTCTAGTTTCGGATTTAGAAATCCGGGATCACCATATTTACAGTAGTTATGTCCGTATCTATCAGCCTCGTCCCAAATATATTCAGTCCCTAATCCACTAAATTTTATATGGAGCGGCTCGGCCTTCATGTTTGCACTAACACATCCAAGACATCTATCATCAACTTCCCATTCAATAAAGAACGGAACTCCATCAGTAGGCCATCCATTATGAGTGCCAAGAACATTTGTGTAAGTTCCACTAGCATCATAATCTATATGATTGCATTCTGGTGTCCCGCAGCAGCTAAATTCGCCACATTTTGTTGTAAAGTAAGGAGCAATTACGGCTTTGTTTGTGTCAGCTAATCCCCACCATCCATATCCACTTCCTCCATATTGGAAAAAGTCACCACCCTCATCGTCCCTGCTGGATGTTCCACTACTCCATAATCCACTAGAGGGGTTGAATGGTGCTGGAATTGGGGCTGTGACACTCCAGTACATAGGCTCATCAATGTCTATTAACGGAGTTTGATTAGTGTAGGTTTTTTCATGATTTAACTTAGCAAACGCCTTAGTAATAACATCCTTTCTATTACGGTCTTCTTTACCGCATAAATTCATAATGTAACCATATGTAGTATATGGCTGTCGTATATTACAGGCACAGCAAGATGTATGTAGTGGATCACAAAATTCTGTGTTAGGATCAGTATAATTCGGACCTTCATATAGATTATACTGCTGAAGCTGATACCTTGCGTCCAAGCATCCATATCCAGTCGGATCAATATCGAAGTTTGGCAGTGTCGGGAAGGTCATTACTGAAGGAATAGATACATGTACTGGAGGTCGTTGTCCATCAGGCGGGTCTTCACCACAATCGCATACACAGGGAGATCCCGGTTTCCTACCGGCCCAAGCACGGGCAAGATTAATAAACATATGAATTTCTTGACCGGCCAACTGCCTTTTTAGATCATTCATATCTGCCGGTTCAGAATTTTCCCATCCTCCCAGCGGAAGACCAGAGCTGTCAAATGAACACTTGTCATTAAAGTCGCATCCACGATAAACAAAAGCTAATCTAGGTAGTCGATTTTGTTTATATTTTTCCGTCTCGGTTTCACATTCATTATACTTATCAAATTGGGTTACACAGTCTGGAAATATTTCAAGGGTCGCTCTTTTGCTGTAACATGTAGCGTTTTTATTTTTCAGCCGCGTTTGTTTTTGTTCTAGTCTTTTTGCATCATCACAAGCATCTACATTGAAGAAGGGGCCGTAATACGACATCTCTCTCTGTAAATATGGAATTCCGCTCATATACGATCCAGAAAAGGTGATTAATTCTTCACCACTCTGAATAATTGCGTACCCACCACTCACTGATACATAATTTTGATCAAATCTTGGACTGTCGGCATCAACATTTGAAGTAATTGTATTAAACAGTCCGTAATTGTATCTCCATTCTCTATCTCTATTAGACTGGCGAATATTTTTCGGATTATTTAAGACTCTCCTGAAGTCTACATGAAAGTCAGTATTACAGGTAGATTTCCATCTATCATCAACTCCATATGCAGCCAGTCCGCAGCATGTGTCAGTATCATACGTATTAAATGCTATCCAATGATCACCACTTTCCGTGGCTAATCCAGATAAAGAGAAGATCTCTTCACCTTGAGTACCTACAAATTTTGCTGAAGTATAATTAGATTCATGGGTAACATCAAATAATGTATAAGACCCATTAAATTGTCCACTAACGGTGTTATATAATCCTAAAGTCATTCCATTTTTTAAACCGCTGGCTGCACCATCGCCATAAGTGAAACGTGCTTGTATAAAATCATCTTGGGCGGAACGATAAATTCCACTAGCATTTGTAAAACCACCGGCGTATTCTCCTGCTACTGCACCGTCAGGTCTACAACCGGATTCATAATTATAGTAATTTGAAATACCAGTTAGCTTGGCTCGGTTTTGATTATGCTCGTACTTCTCAAAGCGGTGACTTTCTCTAGCAATATTTTGCTTAGGCTCCCCACTACAATCTAATAGGTATCCGGGAGGAGCGTATAGATCTTCAGTCTCATAACAGTTTTCTATACTAGATAGTCTCCATGCACCACTAAGGTTTTTAAATATCTTTGTGCTGAAGTTTATCTTATTTCCCCAGCCAAAATTCTCTGGAGTTTTCTTAAAAACCTTGTTTGGGCTTGTAGTGTCGCAAGAATTTTCATCAGATGTTACATATTCTATAAGCCCTTTTGGTCTATCTACTAGGTAAGTCTCGGCACCTCCCCTGTCTTTTGGTGGAGTGCTGGTATCTAAATCTCCAGCCTGATCATAATGTTTTTTATATGTAGGGGCTAATGACGAGTCGTAAGGATCATAAACGGTCCTATAAAATACATCAGGACGTTGTTCATTCATAAATGGCCCATAAGTCACACTGCCACATGTTTTTGTGGCTGAATGATCTTCGTCATGACCGTCAAAGAAATCGTAGTAGCTTGTACCCCATGTGGCCCAGCCAGATATTAAAACATTATCCTCTATAGTTCCAAAGCCCCAAAAGTCGGGGTTGGCTATGATCTTAACTTTTATATTCTTAGAAAGAGATATACCGTTTGATTCACTTAGGTCGTATGTGGCACCTTCACTACAAAATTCTACATTTATACATTGTTTGCCACATGAATAACAGGGAGTGTCCCCGCTCTGAGTTATAAAAGCCATTTTTAAATTCCTAATTATTTATAAGTGCCGTGTCTTCTCCACACCACTCACAGGTCTTATATCCTTGTGTTTGTAATTTTAATGTACAGGATTGTAAAGTGCCATTATCACATTCTACATGCGTAACAACTTGCTGAGATTTAAACTCTGCCTGAGTCACCCAATGTATTGGTAGACTCTCTGTTTCAGCAGTTGCATTATTTGCATAGATTTGAACGGGACATGTTAATCCATAATTTGTTAAACCAGTGTTTGGATCTAACGTTCCGCTTGTTAGTTTACCATCAGAAAATACTAAACTTAGACTAGCACAAATATCGCAACCAGAATATAGTGCAAATCCTCCATAAGTATAACCAGATCCAGACGAGGTGACTTGAAAAGAGCCATTACCGCTTGTATCAATCACGATTTGACCACGAGCATTTTCTCCAGATCCGCCAATAAAAGACCCTGTATTTACATTTTTTCTACGTCCAGTATCTACAGTGAATGCTAAATCTCCAACATCAAATGATTGACGTAAAGGATTTTCTATCAACACTCTTTTACCAGTAGAATCGCTACCATGTTGTGTGCCGCATCCACTATTTGTAATATGTCCACAGTCTTGACAGTCATTGGTCCATATATTATAATAATTTTGACCTACCGAATCTTTAGTTTCGCGAATAATAAATGCTTCATAAAATGGAAACTCTAAACTTGTATAATCCAGTTGTTCATAATAATTTTTGTTATCTTCATTTGCAGTATATGCTAGATATTCAGGATCATATATAGCCTCGGTAGAATCAAAAGCCCTCATATTTTGTGGGGCATTTCTACTATATTGATCTCTGCTATTACTTCTATCAACCTCAAACGAAAAACTTGGGGGAGTGTAAACGTTGGTTAATTTTACTAAATATATCTTAGTAGTATTTCCTCCGGTCCAAACGCCTCTCGCATCATCCCATCTTAAATCAACAGGTCCAGACTTCCACAAATGCGGATTGTACATTGCTTGTGGATGAAAAGTACTGCCACTTGATGGAACGGGATTACCTCCAGTATCGTATCCCCATCCAGTTAAAACCATTGGTGCTTTAAAGCCAACGCCTCTAATGCCTTCAGTTTCTACTATATGTCTGCCCCAATGATCCTTTTCAAAATAAAAGTCAATAGGAGACCCAGATCCGCTAGGGTAAATCCCAGTGTCTCCAACAAATCCGCCACTTCCATTTATACCAGAATCTTTTGGATTATAATTTAAAGCCATTGCAATATTATGACCGCTAGACATCCACGGATCATTAGCAACAGAATATCCGCCCTTTGGATTTATTCCATCTAAAACATTGAATGGATTGAATGGATTTAGCTCTCTTGCAGTTGGATCGCCGCCTTCCGCTTCTGTAGGCTTTGTCCAATATGGTAGCCATTTTCCCGCTCTGTATTCATCCGTTTGAGTTGTATACGGATAAAATACCGCATCTAGACTTGTAGCACCAATAAGATTCCAAGGATGTCTTCCAGAATATGCAGTTTCCGTAGATGGTATTTCATTAAATTTTCTAGCACTGTTCGCAAATTCACTATACTGCATGAATCCAACTTGTGCCTGTGGAATTTCATGATAAGTTGCACTTTTAACTGGCGAATCAGCGGTCGCATTTATTCTAGTTCCAGTGGCAGAAACATTGCCCTGTGCCCGCAATGCTTCAGTAATCTCGCCTACAAGAATTAAAGACGCTGGATTATATGACCAACCTAACTGTTCCTTAGTCATTGTATTACCTTAATTTAAGTTTCTTTAACTTATTAGATATTTTAGTTATATTCTTCTCAATATCTCTATTATTTTTGCCAAATCTTGGAGAAATTGTCTTAAAAGTATAAGTAGTGTCAATCTGGTCTGAACTTACATTGATTTTAATGTCTGTAACTTGTTGCAGTCCGTAAAGACCGTCTCCAATTCTAGTAATTGCTGGAGCACCCGGAATGGAAAAGCTGCCTTCTTCAACTGCAAACAAAGCAAAGTCATCAATAGCATTTGCTCTACCCTGTGCGGCAAGATTCATTCCGGTCAATCCGCTAGTTTGAGACAAGTCATAAGATCCAAATGTTCCAAATCCCACTGGAATTAGAAAGTTCTCTGGAACCAATGATTCGTCTTGCTCATATTCTATTTTACCTCTGAATGGAACATATGGTAGACTTGTCATCCAAGGACCATAAACATATCTCGTAGAAATTTGAGCATAATTTATAGATTTAGGAGAAACGCATACTTTAAATGGCTGAAGGTTTTCTACAACATCGTCGGATGTTATTTTATATTGTCTTGCTTTACCGCTTGCTGCAAGATAAGATGTCTCCCATGTTGAACAGCCATCTAAGTCTCCAGCGTTAACATCCGTAGCACCAATAAATCTCTTGAATGCATCTGCACTTGGCACATTGGTTAAACCCTTTCCTTGTGCAAGCCCCGGCTTAGGCTGTGGCAAGAAAACTCTGTCAGTAGTAAACTTTACGAACGGGAAACAGAATCTTCCATTGTCACTATATTCTAAGCTAGTTAATGCTGGAACAATGGCATTCAACCATTCCGGCTGTGTTTCTCTTGGTATTCCAATTACTCCACTATAAGCAAAATATCCAGATGGTGTAGGATCGCCGTCAGCTATAGACCTACAAACTGAAGGAGTGCATTGTCCATTATTGAGAGTATAGTTTGATAAATTGTTTGAGGTGTTAGTACTTCCAGCCTTCGTGACACTCTCTGGGCCAAGTCCAGATGAGCTATATTCCTGAAAATACCGTCTATGTCCAGTTACAATAGAACTGAAGGGAAGTGATGCTCTAGTATAAATAGCATCATAGCCATATGGTAAAAAGCTGTATTGATTTTCAATATTAGACGGAGATGCGTGTAAAATAGAGTAACTGCCATATTTTGTAATACATAGAGAGTCTAGATTATATTCTGAAAAGTTAAATACCTTTACATTTGCACCGTTGAACAAATTTTTCAAGTCAGCGGCATAATTCTCGTCCCATCCAGCACCATCTCCAATAAAACTATGATCATAGTTAATAAATGGAGATACCTTGCCGTCATTGATAAACATATTGCTCTGTGGAATTTGCCTAGCATAATACTGAGAAGGTTCTACATATGCTGAGTCAGTTAATTCCCAAGAACGTTTAAAGTTTCCAACTAGATTATCGCCATTTAAATCTTCTATAGTTTTTAAATAAGGTACTGGTGCATACCATGATTTGCCGTAATGGGTATCCCCAATAGTTTTTACACGCTCATAAATTAATGGCAAAATATAGTCTCTTATCTGTGCATTAGCAAAAGCACATGTTAATACTGGTGGACATTGACCAGTAACTTCTACATCGCTATATACCGGATTTCCATCGTCATCGCATCCAGTCAATTGTTTTTCAATATACGTAGCTGCCGGAACTTCTGTTCCATCTTCAGTTAAGCATGGTTGTGGCTGACCATCAGGATCATAGGTTTCTGTAACTATACTTTGAGTTGTGAGACTCTGAGTAAATAAATTTCCAATACCTAATATATCACAAGCCCCAGCATAACCGATGCCTCCAGCGGCATTTTGTTTTTTAGTAGACTCTTCTTTATCTTCTTGCGAACTTTCATCTTCACCCGTTGGAGGCACAACACAATTAGGATAAAAATGCTCTCGTAAATTAATAAACTTCTTGCTTTTATAATCATTAAAGAATGCATCCCAGCTACCCTTGCCGGTCATAGCACATCTAATTTCTAACATAGATGCCGCATAGATACCATTTTTAAACACTCCCGGAACTGTTAATCCTGCAAAGTCACTACGCATATCAATTAAAATAAAATCATCAACATCTCTAGGATCTAACATGTTTGTAATTACTGGAATTTTTCTAGTAGACGTTTCATTTAGTCCTAACGAATCAGTAGCAGTATCAGCAGTTTCTCTAGGATCTGAAGCATTTGGTATAATAATATCGCCCCAGTATTGACGAAGATATTTTCTAGGAACGCTAACTAATCTTGTTTGATAACCTCCCGTAACAACTTTCATTGTTGTTAAATCGTTTAGTTTGATAGAAACGTCAGAATTCTTTATCTTTAGATCAGATAGTTTGCTAGAATCCCAATATCCTGTAGCAACAGGAAAAGTTCCACCGTTAGCAATTGATTGTGTACCTACTCCAGTAAAGCCTTCATCGGCAGAATCTATACCGCTAGAATCTAATGGATCAGAATATGTTGTATCATTTAGATCCGCCAATCCATAATCTGTATTATTGACTGGTCTCTTTCCGGGGTGTATCCCATCTTGAGTAGTCCAATATGAATCTTTAATATCTGGAACTTCTAAACCAATAATGTTATAAGCAATATTACTAAAAGGTCTAGATCCATTAAAAAATGAATTCTTATTTAGAACTTTGATTCTTATCGTCCCGCCGTATTTGCCGCCTTCTTCTGTAAACTTGCTATTATTTAAAGGCCAGTTACATATAGCGTTCTGAGTCCAGTTGGGATCATCCTCCTGTAATGTAGGATCGCCAATAGGATTACCATCAATATCAGTATTTTTATTCAAGTCAATATAGCAGAAGTATTCTAGATTTGCTTCTTGACAAATTTCAGACACTATCTCTGCTATGCTTTTACTAGATCCGCCCACTCTAAATTGAGGGCCAATATTTGGTGAGGCATCAATAACTTGATTGTAAAAACCAATAGCGTCAAAGTGATAGTAATAAGGTATACCTTCATCATCTCTAATGACATTATAATTATGTCTACCAAACAGTAGATTTCCGCCATGCGTTCTTTGTCTCTGTTCTTCTGACAATGTTGGTAGATGATTAACGCCCATATGTAAAGCCCATATCAGCTTTATTAAGGGGATACCGTCTGCACTTTTTCCGCTGTAACCAAAATCGCCGTATGAGTCTGTAGCGAATGGGACACGATAATTTGGATGATCATTTTCCAGAATACCCAAAACATTGATAAGATTAGAGACATTATGCCAATGATATTGTCCGGGACTGTTATCTACAGTAATTAGACTATTATTGTGTCCGAAGTCATAATAACTGGTTCCGCTAAAATCAGAATTTGCTTCTAAAGATCCGCCAAGTCCGGCAAATCCATCCATAATAACTTGGGTGGCATTTAAAATAGTTAGTGGACTTGTTAAGCTGACAGAGTATGTTTTGCTATTATTTGATGATCTACTAAAAGAATCAACTAAGCCAATATACTCAAATAGAACATTCCCGCTGGTATCTTTAAGTTCAAATATATGAGGGCTTCCAAGAACTGGAATAACCAGTCTATCGCCATCGCCTTCATCTTCAATTAATCTAAAACTTAAACTACCAGCTTGAGATGACCAATCTGCTGAAACATTAAAGTCAACGACGGTACATCCAAATGCTTTGATAACGGCTAAGTCTGGAGCAGCTTGTGAAGATGTTGTTCCAAAAGGCTGAATGTCTGTCGGCATTAAGAACTCCTCTCATAAGTCCATTCAATACTATAAGTATAACTTCTTGTTCTTGCGTCCCAGCTTTCATTTGGTGCTGAATGGAAGCATTTGCCAGCAGTCACATTAAGGTCATTTGCTGGATTCGCAGCTTGATAAATTTCATTAAGTTCGCCAGTATTAGTAATACTTGGTTTTTTATTAATTAACAAGTCTTTAAGGATATCTCTTCTTGTTAAAGCTCCACCCGTACCATCAGATAACGTTCCGCTTCCATTGACTTGATCCAGACTCCACGATGGAGCCTGAGTACCCATTACAATATTAATAGATAAATTTCTTTTATATTCACTTCTTGAGTTAAGATATTGTAAAACTGGCTGGCTACGACCTATGACTGGAGTAACAGAGAAAATTTCTCCCGGATACGTATCGCTAATTTGAATACTTTCTGATACACTTCCCGGAACAAGATTTGGCGGTCTATCATCAAAATTATATGAATAAGAAATTGTTCCAGCGGCAAAATCTCTACCAACTGATCTACTTAATGCTTTTGGATGCAACCAGCTACCTGCTGGTAAAGCACCAAGTGCATGATAATAAGCGACAGCGGGAACACCTGTTGAAATTGTTTCCCAATATCCAGATGCGTTTGTGTAAGCATTAGTTGAGATAGAGAAGCCATCAGCAGTATTTAACCCCTGAATATTTCCTTGTATACTAAATGTATTAGATTCATTTTCGCCAACATCTTGATTAATACTAATGGTTTCAATTACTGGATAGTTGCCGCTATATGCAGTATAGGTTTCAGTGAGACTATATGTTCCACCCTCTTTATCAACTGTTTCTTGATATACGGTGTTTCCAACAGAATAGCTATTGCCTAAATATTGTCTTAATTCAGATCTTATCTCTGGAATATATCCACTGCCAAGGCCAAGGTGTTCATAAATAAAACCGCTGGCCTGTTGCCACGGAGCTAATCCACTGACATAAGCTCCGTCTTCATCATATACCGGAGATCCTACCGCAGAGATAGAACGGTTAATTGTATAAACTTTATTTGCACTTTGGAAAATTTTATGTCCATAACTAGCGTCGGTGCCAAACTGCAATGTCTTCTGACCATCTTCTTGGATATCGAAGTTTTCAGTTAAACTAGAAATTTGATACTTCGGGGCATTTTCATTTGTATAATCAGAAAACTCATTGAGATTTGCACTTGTTAGAAAGTTGCTCATCCTCATGTTTACTGTATAGCCGCCGGGATTAACGCCTCTCCCATCAGGATCAAAAGAAACATCATCCACAAAAGCATTAAAAGATAGGCCACTTCCTCCATAATCAGCGTCGTCCCATCCACGAATGGCAATTTTGATTGGGCGGGCAACTCCACTAACTAATGGATTACTAAATAACCATCGAACCTTTTCTTGTTTTCTAATTGTTGTATCTAAAAGATTAGCTTCAGTTAATGGGTGATTTTCAATACTATCGCTATCAACTCCGCGATTACGGAATATCCCGTCAGCATCATCATCATTTTTTAACCATTCTACTGGAGATGCATCTCCGCTATAATATGGATTTCCAAGCATTGGAACTAACGTGCCCTGTAAAGAAACAGAGTAGTCAGCCCCAAACCCCGGACGACCTATATTATTATATGTTTGTTTATTGAAAGATACTAATGGAGCCGGAACCAGATAATAATCATATTCTGTTCCATTAGAATCTGCTTTTGTTATTATAACTGGCATTATGGACTTACTCCTACTGTTTGAGTATTATTTGCCGCATCTTGCAATGCCAACGCAACACCTTCTGGAGATGTAGAACCGTCTATCTTGTCAGCAGCCGTCTTAAACACTGATGCAACTGCGGAATAAACCATTCCCGTAATTTCTTTGCTGAAAGCAGCTTGAACGTCTGGCATAGCAATAGTAATTTGTTGTGATCCTGTTATTTCAAATTTAGGAATTTGTTCAACGGAAGATCCTCCCGCCGGTGTGGTAACTGAAGGAGTTAATCCCGCCACGGACTGAGGAGGAGAAGCAATAGCAGGCATGACACTTGGCCCCGGTGACACTGACGGGGTGGTATTATTCACTCCCTGATCAATCGCCGTCGTCGTTTGCGGTGACACTGGCAAAGCGGAGGCTTGTGCTGCTTTTGCTTCCAAAGCCTCCAACTCTGCCTGTTTTGTGTGCATTGCATCAGATGCTGCCTGTCGGACTCTAGCTGCTTCTTTCTGTTGTCTAACTAGAGTCGCTCTCGTGTTACTTCCCTTACCGGAACGGGAACGCCGGACAGGCATTGAATTTAATTTCTTAGTTATGTTATGTTCATCTTGTGCTGCTTTTCCAGCCGCTGCCTTCGCTAATTGTACCTCTCTTCGTTTATCTGCTATTTTTTTCGTTAATTCAGGATCTTCTCCTTTTTCGGCTAGACCTTGTGCCTTCTTAGTAGCGTTAATCTGATTCTGTCTAGCAGCATTCATTCCATTAGCAATCGCGTCAGTCAGATCCTGACCTAACTTCTTCTCTAGATCAGCTACAGCGGTAGCAAATTGACTTACAATCCCAGCCATGTCTTTAGTATTTTGCAATTCCTGATTCAACTGTGCCTCTTTTAATGCTCTTTCTGACTCAAATAGTCTTTTAATAACCTCTTCTTGATTTTTAATACCTTCCGCTAATTTTTGATCAATCGGCACAGCTTTCTTAGCGGCTTTGGCGGCAAAGTCTGCTTTTTGAGATCTGCTGATCAGACCGGCACGTACAGCTTCCTCGGCGGCAATATCTCCCTTAACCTGAGCACCTGTTCTACCGCCAAATTGTGCTAGACGAACATCTGAAAATTGATCTAAGAACGAAGATACTTGACCACGCATTTCTCCACTAAGACCAGCAAGACTTCCTTGTGAAGCCGCCATTTGTGCAGCGTTTGCACTTCTTAATAGATCCCCACGCTGTTCATCCGTGCCAAATGCAAACTGATTAACTAGATCGCCCTGTGCATCGCGTAGAGCCTGTGTTGCGTCACGTTGAGCAATAGCCTGTTCACGTAAAGCATCGAGCTTAGTCTTTTCTGCATCAATCTGATCGTTAATTATCTTTAAATATTCTGGACCAACTTGTTTAAGTTTCTTTGCGTCAGCAACAATTACTGCAACATCTGCTGCTATCTCGTTCTCAGCCGAGGCTCCAAAACCAAACATTGCTGCGATAGTCCCAGCAGCTTGCTGCCCCGGACGGACATCCGCACGAAAGCCAAATGATCGCCTAGCCTGTGCAACTCTACCTGCTTGTTCTTCAGCAAATTTAATATTTCTAGCAGCAGATGCTTTTCTACCTCTTGTTGTTTGATCTACATCAAAAAAGTCTTGACTTTCTTTAATAAGAGACGCTATCTTCATGCTAGATTCTTTTTGAATATCATATAGCTGCTTTGCATCTGCAACACGCTTGGCAGCTACTTCAAGCTCTTTGTCCTGAAGCTCCTGTCGTTTTTCCTGTAGCTTTTCAATGTTTTCCTTTTGTTCCTCAAAAAATCTAGCAGCGGTTTCTCCAAGCTGTTTCTTTACCTCATCAGCAGCAACGGTGGCATCTAAACTACTGGCAAGTTTTCTAGCGTATTCAAGCAGTCCAGCTTCCAATTCTGTACTTACATTGCCGCCCAACTGTTTGATCAATTCGTCTTTTAGGGCTGTGATTTCAGTGTCTGCCAGCCCCTCGGCAACTTTGCCCTTATCATCTGCTGTAGTGCTAACTCTTGCTGCTTTTTGTGCAGCAAGGACTTTTTCGGTAACAGATTGATTTGTTGTCAATATGTTTTCTAACTTATCAATAGCTGCAAATTCATTTTGTGTTCTTCTTAGAAAATCTTGCCTACCAGTGCCTAAATTATTTGCTGCGGCAGTTCTGTTAATAGACTGAAGCATTTCTTCAAAAGCGGTACTGTCGCGAAGTATCTGTTCACCACTCATACCCATTGTACGAGTAGAAATACCAGTTCCGGCCAATGCGTCTTCATTAGTTAATTGTCCAGTACCTATTTTACTAAACTTATCAGAAAGATTTGAAAATTCTGAAATAGTGTTATTAATACTATCTTGACTTTCCTGCCATGATCTATTAAGTTCAATAATAGTACGTATTCTTTCGGCCTCGATCTGCCTCTCTTTATTTAGAGCTGCCTGCTGAGCGATTTGTTGCTGAAGTTGTGCTATTAACTGTTTATTTTGTTCTGCGGATTTCTTCTTTTCTTCCAGTTCTTTCTTCTCCATTTCCAATCTAGCCTTAGCCTGTTTAGAAGCATTCTTAGTCCAAGGAAACCATCTAGTTTCTATATCAGCGGCCTGATCAGATATGGCTTGATTTTGCATTTCTATTGCTGCCGCCGCCTCCTCTGCTGCGACTTTTTGTTTTTGATATATTGCTTCTACATCTGCTGCACTTGAAACATCTACATCGCCAAACATATCAGCAAATGCTTCATCTCCAAACTGATCTTTTAATTGTGCAAAAGCGTCTTCGTATGTTCCACCAGCAGCAATCACCTTAACAGCCGCTGAAGTCATTTCATTAGCCACCTGTAGCTGTATATCTCTTTGTGCTTGCCCCGCCGCTTGAATGGCTTTTCCGGCTTCTTCATAACCTTCTATAATCGCCTTATGGCTTTTGCCCAGAGATGATTTTAAGGCCATTGCACCGCCAATTAGACCACCAGCCACGGCTCCAATACCTGTTCCAATAATGGGAACAAAGCTTCCTATTGCTGCTCCAGCTATAGCACCACCAGCAGCTCCAGCAAGAGCATCTGCCCCTGCTTGTTTTCCAGCACTAGCTTCAGCTAATTTTGTTTTTGTTGTATCTATTTTAGATCGAGTGTTAGAAATAGCTCCTTTAGCTTCACTATAAGCCGCTTTAAATTCTCCCCTATCTCCACGAATGAAAGCATCATTGATGCTTTTACTAGATGACACCATCTTTTTATCTAGGGCAACCACAGACGCTTGCATTTCAGCAGTTGCTTTAACAACTCCGCCAATGCTAGTTTCCCAAACTGGTAAAAGCGACTGCACTGCGGAAAGAAATCCTCCAATAACTGGAATGCCTCTCAACATGGACTGATTATATTCGTTAAGTGCTGCAACGCCAGCAGCTTGAGCATCTCCTAGTTCAATTGCTTGTTCTTTTTGCTTTCCATAGTCTTGACTAAATAATGAATCTGCAAAGCCTCCTACTAATTCAGCCCACATAGCTACATTAAGACCTTTAGCCAGTCCTGCCGCACCTTTGACAATCGCAGTAGAATTTTTACTTATTCCAACTGCTAAGCCCTGCAAAGGCTTACCAACTTTGTTTGGCAGTTTTTTCCCAACATCAAACAAGGTTCTACTAAATGCTTTCACGTTATTTTTGTCAACCCTGCCTAATATATCAGCCGTTCCTCCAAATTTACCCGCTTTAACTTGAGCAGTATCCAATGCTGCTTGATTGAGATTAAGGCCAGCAAAGTTTTTCAAACCTGAAGTAAGTGCGGCAAATCCAAAGATAACTTGAGCACTATTTAGGCTTAGCTTTTTAGCCGCCTCGGCGGCTTTGTCCTGAGCGTCTGCCGCTTTCTTTCCAGATTGCTCAACTTTAATCAAGGCATAACCAGATTTGCTTGCCGCATCAACTAAACCCTCTACTTTCGTGGTGGCTAATTCAGTAGCCTCAGCCTCTGCTTTCTTAGCAACAATAAGTCCTCCACCGACCCCGCCGCCTCCAGCACCACCGCCGCCTCCAGCACCACCGCCGCCTCCAGCACCACCGCCAATACCAGCAGAAATTCTTTCTAAAGCCGCGTTCATTTTTTCAAGACGCTTATTTGCTATGTCTCTTACTCTTATATCATCTTTGAAGGTTTTATCATCTCCACCCGCTCTATCTGGATGTGATCTAATATAGGCAACTTTATTTAATTTAACAAGTTCTTGCAATAATTTAATTTGCTGCTTAATAGCATCAGCGTCGGATGTATCTATTTGAGTCCTCTTGTCTCCCTGATTTGTCAGTTTAAGAAGTTCACTTATTCTTCCTCTATCAACTTCGCCACCTCCCGCAAATCTTTGTACAATGCCTCCTTTAGCATACTTATTAATGTTTTTGAGATTGTTATAACCATAAGCCTGAGCAGACTTTTTATTGACAACAAATTCACCGGGAGTTAAGAGTGCGGGAACAGTATCGGTTCCTGCACCAGAAATTGAACCTCCAACATTTTTTTCTTGTATATATTGACCAAGGTCTTCCAAGTCCCATGTAAATCTTTCATCCGATCCTTTTTCCATAATAGCAACACCAAAATTTTTCTTTCCGGGCGTCCGCTTTCGTCCATCCCCTGATAAAAATCTTGCAATTTTACTTAATATGTTTGCTCGCTCGGGTCTAGTTTTTTTGGCATCAGTTGGCATAGCACCTCTACCAACTAAATTAAAATAGCTATTTTTAAGGCCGGTAGGAAAATCAAATGGTTTTAATGGATCATCATTGTCGGTAAAATTACCACCAGAAGCTCTTGATAAAGCCGCTTCAAATAATACCCCAACAACTGATTCATATTGAGGTATATTTTTAATAGTTCCTCTAACTTTTTTTGAATCCTTATTCATAGACTTTGCTAAATCATTTACTGCTTTAGCCATACCAGCGTTTAATGTGTCTTCTGCAATACCGTCCCTCTGTGGTCTATCATAGATAATCTCTCCACCATCCGCATAACGATTTATCTTGCCCAAATTAGCAGCACCAAATGCCTGCACAGCACTTTTTCTAACTACAAACTCTCCCGGCGTCAGCATAGCTGGGACCGTATCACCATTGCCACTTCCCGGAACAATACCCCCTCTAGCAAATCCTTTAGGAGCTACAGCAGCCTCTTTCAATCCCTTTAAACTAAACCCTCCTGAAATAAGAGTTCCTAAACCTTTGCCAATCTTAAATGCCGTCAGAGTGGCTAAAATAGGAAGTAATGGCTTAAACGCAGCCGTTAAGCGAATCACAGTTCTAGCAATTGATATAAAGGTTTCAGCAAGAAACTTGAACGAGCTAGAGTCAACAAATTCGGCAATTAATGCACCAAATTCTTGACGCAACACTCCTAATTGGAAGCCAAGACCCTGTTGTGCCTTTTCTATGTCTTTGGTGCTTTCAGCACTAGCTTGGTTTTGTAGATCTAATGCTCTTTGTGATTTATTAAATTGTTCGAGCAATGGCACCACTTTAGATAGCTGTCGAATACCACCAATTTGTTCTACGACCTGTGCAAACTGAACAGAGCCTGCACGAATGCCAAGTTCGTCTAACCCCTCGCTAATTCGTTTGATGGCCTCATATGGCCCAATGAATTGACCTTCGGCAGTTTGTAACTGAATACCTAATTCCTTAAAGTATTCAATAGTTTTAGGTCTCTGTAAACGACCAAAAATAGTACGGAAACCAGTAGCAATAGTTTCAGCACTTTCACGAGAAGTAGATCTAACAGATGTGAACAATGCAATCAGTTCTTCAACATTACCACCCGCCGCACTAAATGCACCACCAGTTCTTCTAATTGCTTCAACAATGTCTCCAGATTCAACAGCAAACCTTTTTGAAACAATGTTAATTTCTTCAAGTACTTTTGAACTAGAAGATACCGTAAGGTTAAACGTCTGCATAACAGCAATCAAACCTTCAGTAGTAGATGTTAAGTTATCAAAAGATGCTAACAAGCTAGTTCTAGCAAGTAATTCAGCACCCTTAGCGGCTTCTCTAAAAGAAAGGCCGGTCTGAGTTAAAGTTCTAGTTAACTGTGCAATCTTAGTAATATTAACATTATAGGTCTTTGAGATATTGAGTAGTTCTTTACCATATTCTTTAGTTTGAGAGATAGTATCTCCGGTAACTTGAGATATTTTAATTAACTCGGTCTCATATTTAACGGCTTCTCTAGTAGCTTGTGCCACAGCACCAGTTAATTTGAGAACTGCTGTGCTGATTGCCGTAAAAGTGGCATAATTAGCGGCTCTGCCAGTGAGAGCTTGAAAAAAAGATTCACTGGCTTTCTCGCCTTTTTTTAAATTGTTCCTAGTTTTTTCGATTTCACTATTGGCTTTGGCAAACCCTTTAGTGTCTAAACCACCAATATTTATGCCGCCAAGACCAGCCTCTATCTGCTTCTTAACGCGACTTATGTTAGCACCAGATGGTGCTTGCATATTCATCTGCATATTGAAATCGTAAGCCATTTATCTGCCTATCATGCTGTTGCTTCTTCAGCCGCTGCTACTTCTTCTTTTTTTTTAGCACGCTTAGCTGAAGATGCTCGGGATTTGCTAGCTGGTTTGACATCCTCTACGGCATTGTCCAAATCATCTTCAAATTCTAGACTATCAATAACATCATCTTCTAAAACTGGATTATTATTAATGTCAATGCGGTTGCCTTCTTTGTCAATTCTGGCACCGTCTTTGTCAAGCAAGTTACCCTCTATATCTACTCTATGGCCTTGCTTATTTATTAGCTGGCCTTTATCATTAAGTAAACCTAGCTTATCAAGTACTCTATTTTCTAATAGCTTATCTTCGTAGTTATCGTCTAGACCATAAGCAAAGTTGGCATATTCTTCAGCACATTTGATGGCTAATTCAGAATCCGCCTGCTCTATATATTCCTCTAAAGAAGAGAAGACTCGCTTTTGTGTTTCATAGTCAATAACAGATGCGGTGATTAGATAGAAGAATCTTTGATTATCTGCAATACCATCAGCGGTTGCAGAGTCCATTGAATTTCTTACCATAAGCAAAGACGCAAGCTCAGAGCGAATTCTTTTAAGTTCAAAGCTCTTATCTTTAAGCTGAGAAGCTAGCTTATATTGCCCGCTTTTAATTTTATATTCGATCTCCGCACTTTTCTTAATAAGGCGGTCGTATTCTTCTTGCTTGTCATCATCCCATAAGCCCTGACGACGCATATGATCCTCAAGACTTTTCTTGAGAATAGCACCTTCTTCTATTGCTTTCTTGAAGGCTTTATTGTACACTTTCTGTGCCTCAACAACATCGGCGGCACTTGCTGGCCTAACAATGTAGTCCTTGTCTTTAAATGTAAAACGTTTTTCATCTTTCTTAGCCATTGTTTCCCTCCTAATTTTCATTCATTCTTTTTAAAGGTAAGTTTATATGATACTTATTCCACACAATATCATAATTTTCTATTTCGGCTTCTGAGTTACGAATTTGAGCATTGCCTTTATCTAATATCTCAGTTCTTAACTCTTCAAACACTTCTCGAATTTGTAATTGCTCCTTTGTTAGTTCTGATTCAGAACCCTCTCCCCAAAGAAAGCCAAAAAACTTTTCAACACTTGATAAAGATCCAATCATTGTTGTTTGTATTCGTTTTCTTATTTCTTTTTTTAATCTTGTCTTGGATCTTTCATTCAAGATTTGATCTTTCCTATTTTCCACAATTATCTCCTTCTATTACTATGTTTGGACATTTCCGCAGCTTGCATTTGTATACTTTGTCTTGTACTTGTTAAGTCTGCTTCGGATAATGAACCCCGTGTTTCTAAGTCTTTTTTTAGTGATTTCAATTTGGCTTTTCCAGCCCCATCGTTTAGTGACATAACATCTTGAGCTTCGCGTTGATTTTTAACTGGTATGAATATTTCTCCAGCATCTGACATATTTTTAGGCAACATCTTTTCGGCATTGCGTTGTTTTTCTTCTTCTTTTCGTTTTCTTCGTTGAGAAATAGACCATCCATCTATTGCTATATCATCTTCTATTATTTCATCGAATGGCTTATCCATTGATTGATAAACGCCTTCGTAATAACTTGACCATCCAACTACCGACAATTGAAATCCAGTTAAAGTAGAATGTTTATTATCGAAAACCTCATGCTTTAGAGAAAACCAGTAGTTTTTCCAAGCATCAGATTTTGCTACCTCTCTAGCCCTTGAACCAATTAAGTATGTTTGATCTTTAAATTTAGAAACTAATTTATGTATGGAAAACTTATCAGAAGCTAATTGTCCGTTTGATAAAAATGCATTCTTTGATAAAACATGGGATTCAAATGCATAGGATTTTATATATTCACATGTCTTATCATAAAATGTATGCTTGGTAGTATATAAGTTATTTACTTTATCTTCTATTCCGCTAATAGCCCGCTTGATATACTCTTTGGTTTGACTGTTATAAAACTGATTAAAGTAGTCAAGTTTCATATTGTCAATATTATCTCTTAACTCTTTTAATTTATCATCGTCCTCTTTATTCCAATAACCTAGTTCAATCAAATGATTTTCAGCATCTTCTTGAGTCCATATTCCATCAATTAAAGCATCGTCATATTGCTCTTGTGAAAAAAAATCCGCAAAAGTTTTATCTTCTGCGGAAGGAGGCTTGCAATAAATATATTCCTTCCCGATGCGAAGAATAACAATGCCTGAAATCACTGCATTAACTAAGTCCAGTTTTTCCATCCTAAAATCCTAAAAATCCCGGAGGGGTTTCCCCCTCCGGAACTGTTTAACTAATTTATATTAACCAAAGTAGTCTTTCCAATAATCAGCGGAGTTGATAGGAGCCGGATCTCCAGAATGAAGAACAACAAAGTCGTTAGAATTAGTGAAGCTATAGCTTACCGTGGCATTTCCTCCACCGGCATCTCCTCCACCATATGAAACGCTTGTTAGCTTATTCTTATTACCTAATTGAATAACTGTACTATCATCAAGAACAAATTGAATTGAGTGATTAGCAAGGTTTTTACCAACTGGAACACCAATGTTTTTGCCTGTACCAGCACTTGGATAGCCTTCTTCATAAGCATCAATATTATCTCCACCCACGGCAATGACTTCAATATCACAAGTCACATCTACAGGGAAGGAAACATAGCGATAGTAAGGTGCTTTCTTACCAAGCTGCGAAATGTTTTCACGACCAAGATCAACACTTACACTAGCAGATTGTAGATAAGGTCCAGTAGCACTATCAATATAAGTTACATTAGTATACAGACCAGTATATGCTCCTCCTTCAACGCCAGTAGCACCGGGAGTACCTCCTTCGATAAAGGCTGGCACAACTGTTCTAAAATTGACTGAACCACTGCCAAATGATTTGCCAGTACTTCCTGTAACAACATTTTGACGACGCAAAACGCTATTAGCTTCACCAACTGGTGCATCATTACCAAAGACGCTAGAGCTAAATGCCGAGGCAATAGTTCCAGTTCCAGTTACCAGTAATCCACCTGAATCAGTATCTGTCAACCATTGCTTATCATTACCAACAAAAGTGGTTGATTCAGTAAAGTTGCCATCTGTGCTCAAGCTATAAGATACAGAACTGATATAAGTACCAGAGCAATAAAGTTCTGCTACACCGCTATTGGTTCCGCCCTCTTGAATTTCATCAGATGTGTCGTAGCCAATAACCATTCTGATATCTGATCGAGGTGCTGCACGACCAGTTAGTGTTGCGTTTGCCGCAGTAGGGGTTCCAGCATGATATGCTAAAGTATAACCATCAAGAATCTTCTCAAAGCTAACTTCGATTTCTGGAATTTCTTCGTAGTTTTCATACAAAGAAAGCTGTCCAAGTTCAAAGATTTGCTCTAAATTAAAGTTGGTTGATACTCCGATGGACTGCAAGCCATGCATAATCATGACCTTTCCAGTACCATCTAAATCACCGTCTCCGGGTTGCCAACTATCGACAATGCTTGTTGCCGCTCTGTCTCCTAATGCTACACCTTGTGTAGCATAGAAGACTCTATTGTTTGTATTTGTTACGTATGCCATAATTTAAACTCCCATTATGGAAAAAATGTTACTTTTCTAGATACTATACGCCATGAACTATTAGTTCAGTCTTTAATTTAACTGTACCAACATGTACATTTGGCGTAAGCGAATAAACAGAATCAATACTCGCCTCAATTAATCTTATATGCCTGCCTTCATAAGTAGACAAAAGATCTGGATACTGCAAAGCACCCGATACGGGAACACCTCTGTAATCTAAAGGAAAAGCATTGTTTGTCGCAATTTGGTCCAAATCATATGCTTTTAAAACCTTTTGATTCTGCATAGTCACAATGTCAATTAGGTGATCTCGCGTATAGACATCTTCCGCAACGCAATGAAACAGAAAATCAGTGAATATTGTCTGTCCACCGCCAAGTGCATAAGGTGTCATTTTTCTTGAATTAACTAATTCCACACCAATAGCAGGTAATTGTAAACGATTGTCGCCTAGTATCGCCCATTCACCACTATTGTTGATAAAATTTGAATTGTCAGCACGTTCAGAATTTTTCTGCACTTGCTTAAACCATTCCAGTCCATCCGCTTGTGCCACATTAACATATTTGTAACTATACTCACATGTTACAGTAGCATCTGTATCAATCGCCGTATCAAAGATAACCCTTCCTAAAGGATGATTAATATAATGAGCGTATGCTCCCGCAGTAGATGTTGGATAAAAGTCGCCACCAACATAAACTCCAGAAACTCCGGGGTAAGCACTATCAGTACTGGTCAATGCACCAAGCCCACTTTCCCATACCCAATTTGATCGAAACCCCTCCCAAACTTGACCATATGTATATCTAGGATCGTCAACGACCCTAAGTTGATGTTCTGATCCACCGTAATATCCAACGGTTGGTATTTCAACATTAATATATCCAGACTTTTCTATTAAGCCATAGTCTAGCCATGATATTAAATTCTCTCTAATATCTGCCGTAATCGTTGCATCGCCAAATAAAGTAAAGCCTTTTAAGTATGTCATTCAAGCACCTTTTTAATTTCTTTTGCAACCATTTCAACAATTTGAGGAAATGCTGGTTCTAACGCTCTTGTTACAAAGTTGCTAGCTTCTGTTCCGGCATGTGATGGATCGACGCGAAAAGGCTCGCTGGAAGATAAGTTTTTTAATGGAACCATTACTGTTCTACCTCCGGAACGTGTGCGGCCACGAGCATGTTCAAATAGCGAATAATCACCAATAATAATTTCTGTGCCACGAGTTAATAACCATTCGAGCCAATCTACATTTCCTCCAGTTGATTGATATGACCCGCCAGCAGAAAGTGATGATAAAGAAAAATCAGCAGGTAAAATCTCAGCAGATAATCTTGCTACATACTGATTAGACCCAGCTAATACTTTTATTTGAAAGTTTTCTGCCAAAGCATCAATAATTCCCCCAATAGCACTTGTTACTTCTGCTGGCTTTAAACCAAAGTCATCTCTTAATTGCCCGCCAAGTAATTCTGTAACTGTTTGAGAAGACATCAACTGAACACTAACAACTGAAGATATGCTTGGACGTAAATTGTTAGTGATTGTATTAATCTTTCCAAAAAGAGCCTTAATAAGTTCTTTTCTTATAGCGTCTTGAAATACATTATCTCCACTAACTATTTTTAAGTTGGCTTTGGTTCGGAATCCAGCCATTATGCACGACCCCAAAAACACATAAAATATTTTTGATCTAATCCATGAAGTACTGGCTCGCCATTCTTTGTGAATCGCCATTCTGCATGACCAGTTCTATCTGTATTTATAAGCAAAGCCTTTGCTCTATTTATTTTTTGTAGATCAGCATAAGCTCCGATAGTCATTATTCCGCCATCTGGAACTTCAATATTTCCAAACTTCTTGAAGTCTTTTTTATCCCAGTAAACGCGGAGTGTAATATCTTCTGTTGTTTCTACAGTCTTGAAACTTGTTGACCCCCTCTTAAAGCCGGAATCTGGAGAAGTATTCTGCAAGTTCATTAACTTACGCTGTTTGATATCCGGAACGACATCTACAATTGTTTCTATCTTTTCTGTATATACCAACTTACAGGACATGCCAAATCCACTTGATGCTAACATAGCATCAGCAAATTCCGCATATTTTGTAAACACGCCAGATGGAATTGTAACCATTATAGAATATCATCTCCAGTGTAGTATCTAACATGCTCAAATCTAGAATCTAAAACGCCGCTTTGAGTTGGTATTTGTGATGTCTGATTGTTTACTGTATCTAATGTATGATTCGTAACAACTCCAAGAACGTTAACGGATACAACAGCCGTTCCATTCTTATAATCATTACCTCCAATAATCTTTTGAAGAACATCTGCCATGATTTTTACCTCTATCTAATGTATTGTCTAAAATTACCATTGTATCTATATACAACGTCACTGCCGGGAGCGTAAGGACTAAGAATTGCTTTGCCAACTGCATTATTGCCAGCGGCGTAATTAAACTTGTATTCTTCGTATGTTTTACAGGAATATTCGTATAGGTATTTAATATTTGCTGCTACTGCGGTATAATCAATGCTGCTTGGACCATCGCTGACTCTAACAGCATTAAGTGCCTGTGTTTTCATTTCACTGCCCATAATCAAGCAGGCAGTTTTAAGAGAAACTAAATTAATAAAAGCATCGTCCTTATTTACAGTCGATAAGCCAGTTGTAGGATCTGTAGGATCTGGACTAAGATAGCATTGTTCTACATCAATCGTGTAGGTGTTTTCAAAATCTACTTCGACAAGCACAATTTGTGCAGCGACTAAAATACTGGTCTCTAAACGCTCATTAGAATAGCTATAGTTTGTAGGATCGACATCACTTATTAAATATCTAACTATTGTAGTCATTTCACCTTGCCAAGACATAATTTTACCCCTTAAAGGTTACAGTAAACTTTGAAATCTTCTATACTGGTATAATAAGTCCCGCTAGGCATAAATACTCTACCCTGAAGTTTATAATTTCCAGCAGCATTGAAATCGCCACTGACGGATGTATAATACATTTTACCGTCTGTGCCATCAGTATACAAAAGGCCGGATTTTTCATATGAAATGCCATCTGGTTTTTTTATAAATACATCTAAATCGCTAGCAGTAGATATGTCTACAACTACCCCATCGTCCTTAACGGTCATAATGAGTTTAGTGCCAATATCTCCAACATGTATTTGACTAGCCATTTAGCTCTCCCGTCATCTAATAATTATAAAATCTTCGGATATAGATTGTTGAATATCCAGATTAAATACATCCTGTTGCTGAACATCAATGGAGAAACTTTCATCTTGTTGAATGTCTATGGAAAAACTCTCATCTTCCTGAATTTCAATGGAAAAGCTCTCATCTTCCTGAATGTCGATATTAAAGTAAAATATTTCCCCGTTTGACACAACATATGTGTCGATATCAGAAAAAGTGCTGCCACAAATAGGACTATCGCAAAACATTATTATCTCCTAATCTATCCTTAGTATACTCCATGAATTTTAAATAAAGTCAAATTATAGATATTCTTGCCTTTAAACTTGAAGTTGAGATATCTCTGGTATACGGAATATAAATTAATAGTATATTATTAATGTCCAACCACTCTTGAGTAAACTGCATTTGCTCGTAATAGTCTTTCTTGCACCAGTCATCGCCAATTGCTATAATGTCTGGCTGAACTGTTAATATTGCTGGTTTGCTATCGTGACCACCAATATTTTCAACAACTTTTATATTTGAGTCAAAACACTCAATACTTTGTTTTCTTTCATGATAAGATAAAATTGGGGCTTGATTTTTATAAGAAAATACGAACTCGTCAGTATTTAGAGAAACAAAAACTTGACTGGAAATCTTTTGACAGGCTCTTAAAAATTTCATATGCCCGTAATGGAAAAGATCAAATGTTCCTCCAGTGTATAGCTTCATTTTTTAAATGCTTCCACATAAAATGGCACTAACTTGTGAGACATTCTCCATCCCAATAAATGATGGAATATACAATCATGTAGGCATAGCTTCTGCATAGACCAAGTTATCATATCCTTAAATTCTATTTCTTGTGGATATAGCGGATCGCCTATATTATAAGTTGATGAACATATTTTGTTATTTGGATATTGACCAGCAAAATTACACGGAGGCTCTATTGTGTAGCTTTTATAATTATCATTCTCTTGTAGAAAAAAGGATATTAAATGTTCATCATTAATTATTTGTTTTTCATCCTTAATTCGTAACTGGTTGTTAATGCTCATACAATGAAGTAACCCTATTTCTGACACAATATCTAATTCTCTACTTATTAAGTAATCAACTAAATTTTGACAAAACTCTCTTGTGTATATTGCAAAGCCAGTATCAGTATTAAGCACTTTATTATAATTATCGGAAAAAAATAATCTTGTGATATCTGTTTTTGTTTTCAACCACGGCCTGTCGGGATTATCGCCAAAATCTACAAATCTCCAGTGCATAAAATTTTTGTCTTGCGGTATTAATCCGTTAATGTCTTCTTCTAGTTTTAGTACTACAGTGTCTAAATCAATAAAAATACCAATATCAGCCTGAGATTCTAAAAAACTATAAATTCGCGTTAGCTTTCTAATGAACGGATGATGATCAATGTTAGTATCAAGCATCTTTCTAACAAAGTAATTATTTTTGTCAATAACACGTAGCGTTACTCCATGTTTAGTAAAATACCTATTGAGGCTAGTAATTGAAGTTCTATGCCAATCTTTAAATTCATCATAGGTATTTAGGACATACGCTTCTATCATTATTAAGCCTTATTAAGATGTGGCAAACTACATTGTGGAATATCACATTTTACACAAATTTCCCACCATTGTTCGTTTAGTTTGTAGTAGTCAAATATCTCAACACCAAGATCTTCTCCATCATAACCTTTAGTAAACCAAGCTAAATCTTGTTTTCTTTGAATATCCCAATACCATTCTTTATCTTCAGATGATAATACTTTTTTCCATCCATCAGCACAAAGTGGAGACTCATGAACGCCTAAAGCAATATCTTTATCTACTAATGCTTTAATGCTATTAAGTCTTTCTTCTTCTGGTCTATAAATAGCAAACTTAAATATATCATCCCACTCTGTTATGTATTTTTTTAAAACACAGGCTCTTGTATGTCTTGCAAAATGCCACCAATGCGGTATAGAATGTGCCCCTGTTCCTATGAAAATATCAAAATTATTTCCGGCACAAGCGGAAGCTATAGCGTTAGTTATTGAATTTCCAGCGGCTCTTGGCACATGTATAAAAACCGCCCTTCCCGGAAGGTAGATCATTAAAAGTAAACCCCATCATTTGGACAAATAACACAAGTATTTGGAAATGTTTCTTTAATTATTTTTGCCTCTGGCATTTCACTCTCAACAAAAAATTTAGCAAACATTTTTTTGGCAATTTCTCCTTTATATTGACCAACAACAAAATGATGCCTTAAATTACGTTCTTCTTCTCTCTCTGTTGGAAACATAATTAGCTTATTATAATTAAATCCATGTCTTTTAAGCCAAGCCTCCGTCACATCTCGATATCTTTCTAGTCTTCCAGTTACTAATGCCTTAGCTTTAAATAATTTGGGTATTCTCTCAAGATATGGCTCAACTGTTTCAAGCCATGCAATATGCTTTTCTTCATCGTTTAATATTTCAATTGGAACGTTCTTGCAAAATATACCGTCGATATCAAATAATGCGTGTTGGACATGCAGGCTGTTAAAAAAGTTCCATTCTAATATATGTGGATTCTCTAATATTTCCCCGTAATGATCTACATGATTAGTGCCAACAGATGTTGAGTAAGTAACGGCAAATATTGATTCCGGAAATAACTCCTTTATATTTTTAGCGGCAAAACCAGAACTACTTGTATCGTCAATAAATATCAGGCAATCCCCAGATTGATTGAAATGCTCCATACGACATCCACCATATTCAGAAAATGAAGAGAGTAAAACCAACTCTTTTCCATTAAAAGAATAAAGCGGAAGATTTAACTCAACCGCTATAATTGATGCTGTAATTAATCCTGACCTTGGCACACCAACAATTCCGGATATATTATATTTCTTCAATTGTGGAATTAGCTTGGTTTTTGTTGTATTTATCAACGCATCAAGCGTTATTATCTTTCCAGATGGAGATCTTTTTCTTTTTGTTTGTATTCCAAGATCAGATCTTTGTTTATATGCCTCTCTTTCTTCAGATGTAGCAGATTGACACCATTGCCAACTTGGTGGGTCTGCCGTCATTTCTTTATTGAAAAACTGGCAAAATCCGGGTCCGTCACAACAACATTCTTCCATATATTATCCTAGCATAAATTGTGAATTTAATTCCCTTGCAATAATATTTACATCTACTGAGGCACCATAAGCGTCATACTCATAATGGAGTGTATCTGGATCAACGTCGCCGCCAGATGCCGTATCAATGATATATTTTACCGTTACGGTGGCAGAACTTGCAGAAGATGAAGATATTGCTGTAATATCATATCTATACCATTGCTTAGCACCTCCAGTAGAGTTGTCAATATCATCACCAATAATTAATTTATCGCCAATTTGAATTTTTGTAAGACCATCGGATGTGGCATTATCATAGACTAAAGTAACTGTATAAGTTGGACCAAATCCAGTAGAACTGCTAATATCCAAATTATATTCCGGCATAGCATCTGGATCGCCACTACCTCGCAATACATCAAATATTTGATAGTTATGAAAACCTAATGCTCTTACTTCAGCATCCGTCATATACGACAATGGAGGTCTATGTGTATATGTTTGTTCCGGCATAATTTAATCCTAAACTTGTGGATCTGTAATATTTACACTTGTATCAAGAGAATTAGCAGCCTGCTCTTTAGCAAGTCTCACCTCATAAGCGGAAACATTATCTGATAAAAACTTTCTAACCATTCGATTAGCAAATACTGATTTAGATTCAGGATTTTCAATTAGTTCTGGATTTGATACTGGATCAGTAGGTAGAGATGAATTGAAATCCGGATTCTCTACTTGATCTGGTCTGCCATAATTAGCTGCCACTGCATCCAAAACTCTTGTAATATCTTGATCTGCTATTTCTATTGAAAACTGTGCCATAATATAACCCTTTTAAATTATAGATTGTATCCTATTACAAAACCGTCATAATTTCCGGCTGAAGTACAAATAAATCCAAATACATCTGTTTTACCGCCAGTTGTAGTTAATGTTGGTACTAAGCCTCCCGGCCACTTAATCGTACTGAACCAAGTTACTGTACGAGTGCCAGTCCCATCTTGAACTAACCTAATTACAAATCTTTGACCAACATCAGCATTAGATAGTGCTAAAGTCCTATTACCTCCAAGTGTAACTGTATGAGTATCAGCTTCATCAAGATCAAATGTAACTGTTGCTCCATCTGATTCGGTATTTAAAGCACCTTTAGCCGCCTTATTAAAATGCCAAGTTCTATCAGTTGTTACATCCGTTCCATTATCCGGGGCATAAAGAACATGATTGCCAGCCGCATAATCGTAAATAGCAAATCTTGACTGGTTCGCTTGAAGCCCAACCCTCCATTTTGTCACACTTGCTGTTCTTAAAGCTAAATCCGCCCAATCGGTTGTTCCGCCGCGATCAAGTTCCACATAGGCTTGACCATCACTATCAATTTCTACGCCAGCCCAGCCGTTTGTACCGGGAGTGACTGTTTTAGCTGTTATTTTTACGTTATCGCCAGCACCCTTTTGTAGTAGAAAATTACTCGTATCTGTAGTTGGATAGACTTTAGCTACAACCGTATCAGAACTATCAGTAGCTTCAAAAAAGCTCGCAGATTGTGAAGCTGCACCTTTAGCGGTTAAAGCTACATTTGTAGATAGACTTGCTTCACATTGAGCGTCTAAAATCTGATTTCCATTTAGATCTAAGTCACCTCCAAGCTGAGGGGTTGTGTCTTCAACTATATTAGAAAGATACCCAGCGGTAGAATGATCGCCCCATCCATAAGCAGTGTTCCAGTTTGTAGAATTGTCAGTAAGAATGCTATATGTTCCAGCACTAGCACCTCTTAACATAATACCCTGAGAGCCAAAGTCTCCATCTACAACAACGTCAGCATGGGATGTCTCCGAAGTTAAGTATCCAGCACTAGCATGATCGCCCCAGCCATAAGCAGTATCCCACTGACCAACCTTTGCATCGGTTATGGTATAGGTTCCCATATCAATAATATTGCCATTTGCATCAAGTGTTCCACCAAGCTGCGGAGTTGTATCTTCCACAACATTAGAAATGCCGCCCCCTCCAGCACCGCTTTCCCACGGAACATTAACTACCAATTGATCACTAGCATTTCTTTGTATGGAATAGGTTCTATTTGCTGTAGTCGTAACACTTTCTGCCGCAGTTGTTTGAGTTGTGCCATCTACAAGATTAATATCAAAAGTTGTGCCATTTAAAGTTATGCCGGTTCCAGCGGTATAGGTAGTATCAGTTACAGTCTCTGTCGCTGTCGCAATTCCAGTAACGTGACCATTACTATCAAGCAAAATGTCTTGAATATAGGTTCTACCACTATTGTCTGAAGAAGAGGCGGCAGAAATGGTTGGGTGTGCTGTAAGGTATCCAGCGTCGTTAACTGCCTTTGGCGTTAAGGCTTTATCTTGATCACTATTAATTGTATTAGTGAGAATTGTGATTCCACTGCCAGATGTAGTGGCGGTTAAAGCCTCAAAAACTGTACCATTTAACTGTAAACCACTACCGGCAGTATAGGTAGTATCAGTATCTGTTACAGTTTCCGTCGCTGTTGCAATTCCAGTAACGTGACCATTACTATCAAGCAAGATATCTTGAATATAGGTTCTTCCAGAATTATCGCTACTGCTTGCAGCAGAGATAGATGGATGTGCAATTAAATATCCAGCATCATTATTCAATAAAGAGACATTATCGCCAGATTGTATTACCGTATTGTCAATATTGAATTCTGTACCAACAAGAGTTAATCCCGTACCAGCGGTGTAGGTAGTATCTGTATCAACGACAGTTTCTGTCGCGGTTGCGATTCCTGTTACGTGACCATTAGAATCTAAAAGAATATCCTGAATATAAGTTCTTCCAGAGTTGTCGCTGCTTGAAGCTGCGGAAATGCTTGGATGTGCTGTAAGATATCCAGCATCATTAACTGCTTTAGGCGTTAGAGCTTTATCTTCATCACCATTTATAGTATTAGTTAATGTAGTTATACCAGAACTGGAAGTAGTTGCCGTTAAAGCATTAAGTGTGACATCTCCAGTAGTTCCACCACCAGATAAACCACTTCCAGCATATACAGCAGTAATATCTCCACCACCACCACCACCACCACCACCTCCAGTACCACTTTCCCAAGGAACATTGACAACTAGGTTATCACTACCATCTACTTGAATAGCATAAGTTCTATTGGCAGTAGATGTAACACTTTCAGCAGCAGTTGTTTGCACTGTTGCATTAACGTTGGCGTCAAATGTTGTACCATTTAATGTCAAGCCAGTTCCAGCCGTATATGTGGTATCAGTATCTGTTACAGTTTCTGTAGCCGTTGTTATTCCAGTAACGTGACCATTACTGTCAAGCAAGATGTCTTGGATGTAAGTACGTCCAGAATTATCGCTACTGCTTGCGGCAGAGATAGATGGATGTGCTGTTAAATAGCTTTGCAAGTCTACAATCTGTGATTCAGTAATTCTTATTGCACCAGAATGTTGAACAACTGATGATTCAGTAATGTTAGCGTCTGGTACATCTGCCCATGTTACATTTGCCGTTAAATCGTTAAGCTCTGTATTAATATATCCAGAATCATTAACTAATAAACTAATATTATCGCCTGATTGCACCACAGTATCGTCAATGTTAAATTCTGTACCAACAAGAGTTAGTCCAGTTCCTGCGGTATATGTTGTATCTGTATCAACAACTGTTTCTGTAGCAGTAGAAATGCCGGTAATATGACCATTGCTGTCAAGTAAAATGTCTTGGATATAGGTTCTACCACTATTGTCTGAAGAAGAAGCGGCAGAAATGGCTGGGTGTGCTGTAAGGTATCCAGCGTCGTTAACTGCCTTTGGTGTTAGTGCTTTAGTTTCTGTAGAATCAATAGTATTAGTTAGTGTTGTTATGCCGGAACTCGAAGTAGTTGCTGTCAGGGCGTTGAAAGTCCTGTTAGAAGAAATATCTCCACCGCCAGATAATCCAGAGCCAGCAGTAAATGTAACAGATGTATGATCAATATGTTCGTTTGCCACAAAATTGTTCAAAGAATCATGATCTACGGCACCATAATCAACATCTATACTAACACTGCCGCCAAGAGTAACACTTCCACCATTTGACAATCCTGTGCCAGCAGTTATTGTTACTGACGAGTTTGCCAGTTGGTCATTGGCAACAGTACCTTGTAACAAACTTGTATCTACACCGCTAATATTAAACTCAGTACCAGATAGTAGTAATCCAGTTCCAGCCGAATATGTTGTATCTGTTACTGTTTCTGCGGCTGTCGCAATTCCAGTAACATGTCCATTACTATCCAACAAAATATCTTGGATATAAGTACGTCCAGAATTATCAGAAGAACTTGCTGCGGAAATACTTGGATGTGCAATTAGATATCCAGCGTCGTTAGTAAACATACTAACATTATCGCCAGATGTAGCTACTTGCTTGTTATCTACATATAGAATAGAATTACCGCTATCATATACAAAATCTGAAACAGTTGTTACACCACCAGCATTAGTATCTGCGATATATGTAACAAAAGGGACGCCGCTTTGATTTAATGCTGTAACAGATTTTAAGTCGCCGCCAGATAATTTTCTTTTACCAATATTGACAAAAATACTGCCATTGCTTTCATGCGATACAACAACTCGTCCTAATGAAACACTATAGTAAGGAATGCCGGGATCAGCATTTACATATTCACCAGATGTAACCGATAAGAATAATTCATCACCGTCATTCATTCCGCCATTAGTATCAACGCCTCTCACCAAACCAAAAGTAGAAATATATCCAAAAGAATTTGACTCAATTGTATGGGTTGCAAAACCGGCGACCTGTGAATTTTCTTCAGAATCTGCTGAAGCTAAGACAATTGTTGGAGCGGCATTGCCATGTGATCCGTCAAGTCTAACTACAGAACCATTTGGTATATCATCTGGCGTTTCGTTTCTAACTCTTATGTATAATTCTTGCCCAATCTGCAAAGATACATCCGGCTCATCATTAAACATTGTGATAGTGTGGTTTTCACTATCGTAAAATAGTCTACCTTCTAAATGTGGAGGTTGTGACCCATCTCCTAATAATGTCATGTCAAAAGTGTCAAAATAACCACTTGTAGCTGTTACATTTCCGCTGGTAAAAATAGAGTTAGTTGTATTTGACCCGCGATCTGTTACTGTTTGTAAAGTATCACTTTCTGCCGTTAAATATCCAGCGTCATTATTCAATAAGCTAATATTATCTCCAGACTGTAATACAGTATTATCAATATTGAATTCTGTTCCAGATAATTCTAAGCCTGTGCCAGCAGTATATGTGCCTCCTCCTCCCCCTCCTCCAACTCCTGAGCCATTAAAGTATAAAGCTCCACCTACATTATATAACCTATTTGTTGTAGATGATGGAGCACCCTGTGTTAAAGTTAGACCTCTATCAGAGTAGATTGTAACGCCACTGCCATACTTATTTATTGAGATAAATCCACTAGCGTCGGCATCTATTAGTGGTAGTCCACTAATGTTAGAAACACTAAATATAGTGCCACTAGAGAGATTATCCGTAATTGAAAGTAATCTTCCTTGCGTGCCATCAAAAACTAAAGCAGTGCCAGAACCTGTTGCACTTTCATAGGAACTCAAAACATTCAATTCAATTGGCGTGTCGTCTGTTCCGCTGCCACGAAATAGTATTTGTGGCTCTCCACTGCCCGGAGTTATTCTAATGTCTTGGGTCATAATTCAAATCCCTATGTATATCTAGATTTTAATTCTGAATAACTTTTTAATATTTCACTATAAGTAAGCACTCTATCGTACAGTGAACATTGTGCAATTTTTCCATTAAATGGACATGCCGGATAAGTACTGCCAAATGTATATAACGATGTACCCAAAGACACCGCTGATGCACTGGACGAAAAGGCACCAAAGCTAGTCGAGGTTATAGTAGTTAATGATTCTTGAACACCGTTAATAAATATTTTAAAGTCACTATTTTGTCTTGTAGCAACTAAATGCGTCCATTCTGTATTCCAACTGTTCTGTATGGTATACACCCTATTTCTAACACTTCCCGCAATTAACAACGACCCTATTCTGCCAACATAACCAGAATCGTTAGAAAAATAAATTAACCCGCGAATATTATTATTGAGATAAATGTCAAATAGAGCTTGACATGTTGATGATGAACTGTTAAAAGTAGAGTTTAGCTTAAACCAAACAACAAGGCTTGCTGTATCAGACAATGTAGCGGCTAGCGATGTTGGTAAAGTAATATAGTCATTTGTGCCATCTAACGCAATCGCCCCTAACTTGTCATTACTAAAGGTTGCACCATTTACGAGAGTATTGGACTGATTGTTAATCATGTCATTCCAGTTTGTGCCTGCTCCGGGATAACTGGTAATATTTCCCGCATCCAATGAGAATGCTAAACCATTCAATGGTATTTGGGGATGATATAACGTATTACCAATAGTAAGTCCCATTTAAGCTCCAAACATGTCCCGCGTCCATTCTGGTGTAGCCAGAATAGCATGAATTTCAGATAAAATAAGTAAGCCAGTATGGCTTGGACAGTCTGTAATACAATTCGGGCAGCATTCACAATCTGCCGGATCATGATCACAAGTACAATCATACTTGACAAACGTTTTTGTTCCATCTACACTGTATCGTAATGTGTCGATAGATGTTTCACGCACTTTGCTAAAGTCTATCAAACTGGCATCATCGGATGATATAATTGAGAATCTTCTTTTTTCAAACATTAATACTCAACCTCCAATTTTGGTACATCTTTTCTTTCAGCATAAACAATGTAAGAGCCGCAAAACTTCTTACTAAGCTCGACATACTTATTATTAGCTTTAATAACATATGGCTGTATAAAGTAAAATTTACTAGGGGTTAAGTGAACAGTAATACTATCTTCATTTACAAGATTGCACCAATATTCCGGAAGATCTATTCTATTACAGTCTAACTTACCTCTGTAGTAAACTCCATTCTCTGGACCTTCAAGACAGGCGTATTGAAGTTTGCTACCTTCTTTTAATGGATGGTTAATAAGAAAAGATTTTGTTGTGGCTGCAATATGACCACCAACGGTTAATGTGGTAGATCCACTATTCCAAGTAAATCCAGAATCAGAAGCTGGCTTATTATCTGATCCATAATATAAAATTTGATTGCTAGGACCAGATAAGGCAATTGGTGTTCCGTCAAAGTACAGTCCACCATTTAAATTATATAAAGCATTGGCTGTGGTTGGAGGTGTGCCAGATTCAATAATTATACCAGATGAGCCAACAATCACTTGATCATTAGCGTCTTGATAAACACTTCTTTCTGCCGGATATACTATAAAAACAAAACTCTGTCCGCTAAGATTTAGTTTAGCATTAGAGTTTGAGCTAGATAAAATTGTATCTCTAGTTAAGGTATCAGAAGAGTACGTTCCAATACCAACTTCCCATGCATCTTGATTGACAATGGTATAATATGTAGTATCACTATTAGATAGTGCTGAACTAAAAGATTGATAACCAGCTATAGCACCACGTAGCGTTATTGTACCAGTGCCAGTTGTCAATGACGATTCTTTGACACGATTGGCAAGTGTTAATGGCATTGGCTTGTATCCTATGGTGAATTCTTACAACAAAAAAGGGGAGGAGGAGTAAAATACCCCCACTCCCCTGAAACTCACAGAGTTAATTTCTCAGAAACTTCCAAGAACAACTCTACGATTGTCAAGAACACCAAAGCCAACCTCTGCGAATCCGTATAGACCGGAACGCTGCTGACGATGAAGTGCAGGATCTTCAAAGATTGTAACTTCCTGCTTGACAGGCATAACGAATGAATCGTTAGCGGCTAGGTCAAGACCAACAACAAGTTCAACGTCTGAAGATGGGCCTAGAGTACCACTTAGGCTGTTTGAGTAGTAAGTTTGATACTCTTGACCTTCGCCAAGTTCATCAATCGCGTGGAGGTTAACACCAAATACGCGAGAAACAGAACCGGCGGCGTCATTAGCGACATAAATCTCTCTACGAGATGTTTCGTCAAGCTGATCAATACCCCAGTTACGCATATCTTCAACACCTTCTGGTGAAAGATATAGGTCTGTAAGTTGACCACGCTTGATAGAAGCACTGTTACCGCCAGCATTACGACGCATAACAACCTTCAATAGAGAAACAAGACGCTTGGTGAATTGACCAGCAGCAGCATCAGCATCGTAAACAAGAATGTTACGGTCAACGCCAGCGGCTAGAATGGTGTGCCATGCATCGTCATTCATCTTCTTGACGAAACCAGCTTCGAGGACTTGGGTTGCACGAGCAACAACGTCCCAACGAGCTTCACGAGCATAACGAAGAAGCCAATCAATAGAGTTGGCAATTGTGTAAGTCGGAACCATGACGTAATCGCCTTCGACGGTACGTTCAGGCACGCGACCATGAGCAGGTGCAACGTAAGCCACAAAATCGGCTTCTTCACCCGGAGAAATTAGATCAAGTGGGAACTCTGTAGAGCTACCAGCAGGCATCGCAATTCTCTCATAAATATTGCTGGCAATATCGCCAACCATAATTCCTTCACGAAGAGGTAGCTCAATAGCCTTGGCTAATTCAGCCATAGCATTGCCAGCCTCTACGCGGTCAGTACTAGCTGTACGCTGAAGCAATTCAATGAATTCAGCATCTGGTTTGGTTAAAAATGACATATGTTTTTCTCCTAACTTTTAATTCATTCAGGGAAGATTGACAGAAACTTTGGCATAACCATCCGCATCCTTTGTCGAAAGGAAACGGCCAATAGCAACAGCGGTGCCATCCTGAGTACCAGCAATCTTGCCGCTATCTGCGACATATGCCGTCTGACCAGCAGTTGGAGTGCCAGAAATTTGGTCAGTAACAACAAAGCCTTTGGTTAGGATAGTAACCTTTCCACCCTGCTGAACTTCGTCTTGATGCCAGTTAAGATGCTGACGAGTTTGGTCAATATTAACAACATCATTAAGAAGAATACCTAGAGGGGTTGCTCCAGATGCTTCCGCAGCGACAGTTGCAACGGCAGAAGAACTGTCCATTGCAGAGCCAGAACCTTGAGTGCTGATAGAAACAACAGCACCACGACTGGCAGTTTCGTTCATGAAGTATGTTACTTCGGTATCTAATTCGTGACGATCACCTTTAAGAGCCATATTTATTACTCCTAGTCATTTAAGATTTTTAGTAGAATTTAAAACTGATCCGCGAATCCATGAAGCTGCGGCAGCGATTGCCACATGCTTATTTTCTTCAAAAGATTCTGGATTTGCCAAAGTTGCTTCCGCAACTTCAGATACATCTTCTAGAATAGAAGCATCAGCTTCTTCTTCATCTTCTTCTTCTTCATCTTCGTCTGCGGCTTCAACAAGTGGCTCTGGAGCAGGCTCTGGAGCAGGCTCTGGAGCAGGCGTAGGGCTATTGTGAATTAAAGCAACAACCGACTGGAACATTTCATCTGTAGCTTCTGCAAAGTCTTCAAGAACTTTTGCAGCAGCTTCTTCAGTTGCACCAGCTTCGACCAAAGACGCCATACGCTTCATGCCTTTCATTTCTTTCATCATGCCAGCGTATTTCTCTTTCATACCTTTTAATTCTTCTTCTTTCTTTTCCATGTCTTGCTTCAAGGCTTCAGCTTCTTTTTCCATCTTTTCCTTGTCGCCATGCATGGTCGCAACAGAATCTTGCAATTCTTTGACCTTGGCTTCAAGAGACGCGATTAGCTGATCCTTTTCAGCAATGATGGACTCATTAGCAGCAGTAATCTCTGCCAATGCATCTTCATGCGTTTTTTCGATCTCAGATTTTTGAGCATCAAATCCGGCTTTAACGGATTCTAATTCAGCCTGCAAATCTTCAATCTGCTTGGTATTATCACTCATATTATGATTCTCCATAGCAGTTAAAAAATTGTTAAAACTTATATTAGCCTTTGTATTAAAGGGATTAACTCCTTTACTAAAGATAACACTTCTCGGATTTGCAGGCTTGGCGACTAACCCTTTACCCGAAAAGTAGAAACCCTTCAAAAGCCTTCCCACTTTATAGCCTTGGTATTCTCCAGTTCCACCATAGGCTCTTAGATGCTTTGTCAAGAAAGAAGACTCTTCTGTTCTTGCCAAAACTCTATTTTCACTGTCCGGACCAACAATAGCATAATCAAAATCACTAAAGATACATTCCATTGAAACAGACCATTTTCCTTCGTCTATTTCACTGGTCAATTCTTCAATTCTTTCTCTCATCTGCATGTCGGACCAAGTTTTATAAATAACAGCACTGGTTATAATATCAATTTTTTCCGGCAACTCACCAGTGTCTGATTGTTTTACGGGATTACCATCATGGTCTACAACCATAGATGCTGTAATATGTCCTATGATGTCCGTATCATCATGCATGTAGTTAAATTGTTTGTTAACTGGAGTATCTCTAGCTTCCCACAATTCATCTACACCAAAAACATCATCGTTTTTATTCCATCCCGCCGATACCAAAACAGAATTTAGATAATAAAGATCTTTCTGCTTGACTTCTTTATTTTCTTGAATAAAACTTTTTGCGGACTTTAGAGACTGTGCTACAATCTGGTCATAAATATTGATTGTATACAATGAAGTAGATTCTGGAGATAATATATCACACTCAAATGCGATGGAGTTACCTCCATCGATCATAGCTTGAGCTAAGTTATCATTCATTTCATGTAAGTATATTTTCATATTCTACCTTTCTACAGAAAGAATACGCCACAAAAAATAAATTAAGTTTGTTTTTCGTCAAAAAAATTCAACGAATAGCTTACATTATTAATTTGACGTAGTTCATCAATAGATGGCGTTTTGTTAGTATTCTTTACCCATTCGGAATAAATTTCATTTTTGGCGTTCTCTTGGCTAGCAGTTAATTGAGGATTTTTCTCTAAAATAAATGCTATTTTCTCTGAATTAATTTCTTCATGTGGCTCAAGGCTGGATAAGATAGTAAACTTAATATCCTCTATTTCTAATAGCTCAGCCTTGCTTAACTCTCTTAAATTTTTCTTTTTGTAATGAGCTAATAGAGCGGGATTGACAATATTAGCGATTTGCTTTTGTGCCTCATTAGCCCATATCATAACAGTAGCCTGTCCCGGAGTTGTTTTTGGCAATACTCTTTTCTGCTTACGAGGCTCAGTATCTTTAGAGAATGGAGGCCGTCCGTTTTCTTTAACCTCTTTCTGCTGTTCCTGTGGAACCTGTGGTCCTTGAGGAGCAGGATTTTTAGGAGGCTCTACTTCTTTTGGCTTAGGAGTAAGATCAGTAACATCATCAATTCCAATCTCGCCTTTTTGCAAAGCAATCTTTTTGTACTCAGAATCAAGATTGGCATTATGATAAGGACCGGCTTTTGGAGGCATAGCTTTTCTGTCTCGCTTCTTACGCTCGCCTTGAATACGTTTTTCTTCTATTGAGTTATCTTCGCCCAAACGCTCTCTAACAGTTTCGACAGAAATAATATCTTCCTCTACTAACTTAATGAGTAAGTTCTTTTCAGCAACTTCATCAGATAAAAGCATTTGTTCAAAATGAATAGTGGCTGGCTGTGTGAAACCCATAGACTTCTGCACGTATTCTATTTCTTTTTGCCAAAACTGTGCAAGAAGATCTCTACCATATTCTAATCTCTCAATTAGTGTTTTAAGAGATATAAAGTTATTTGTAAATCCGCCACTCTGTCCAGCTAGTCCAGTTAGTGTTGGAGGAATACCAAGTCCAGCATAAATACTATTAAGAACTGGCTGATATTTCTCTGAGCCAAGAAACTTATAGATTTGAGTGTTACTTTCCTTGAAATCAATTTCTGGACCCCAAACAAGGTCCATAGTACCACCACCAACATTACTTGCTAAAATATTACGGAGCTTATCAATAGCACTTCTATTTGGTAGAATCTTATGGTCAAGATTACCTAAACGCCATAAACGAATATTAGAAATAGCACCGTCAAGTGCGGACATATCTGCGAGCTTCATTTTCTCAAGCATGATAATGTCATCAATGATCGGATTAACCATTGGATTGGCCCATAGCTCCCAATCATCTTTCTTATAGTGAAAGATCTCTAAGTATTCGCTATCTAGTTCAATATAAGGACTCTTATCTATTACTGCTTTCTTTAATGCTGGAGGTAATCCATCTATGTAAGTAGAGTTTTTTTCAAAAGACTTTCTTAACGAATTAGAAATCTTCATTTTATATTTTGGGGTTCCGCTAAAATTCGCAGCATAGCCACCTTCTATATCTATCTGCATAGGATTAAGGAAGTCATATCTAAACGGGATAGTCTTCTTAATCACGCGAGGTTTCTTATTTACAATAAGTTCATCTTGACCTTTAGACATTTCTCGCTGATTGCTACGGGTGACTTTTCCATATCTCTTGTAGATAATCACATTTCCACAACGATAAAGCATATTAAGAAATCGTTCAGATCTCTCAGTCCCCCCAATTTTATCCCACCATTTTCTATAGAATCTTTCTATATTCTTATTTGGATGGTTAAGTTGAATTCCCTGTGATGCAAAATCTCCCATTAGATCAATTACATTTTTTACTATGCCAACTCTATCATATGCCTTCATGCACATAGACATAGATTGTTTGAAATTATTTCCGGGTTCTTCAAATGGACGAAAGCGATAGTAATCATCTTTTAGAAAGTCAGGTCGAACAGAAATGTTTGGCTCGATATCAATATAAGAGCGACGACTAGCACTAGCACTCATAATGCCGTCATAACTGTTTACATTCCCGGCTGTATTTTCAAAAGCCTTTTGCTGATCTTCTGCTGATGTCCAGAAAATATAGGGAATTTGTTCTTCTGGTTTTTCTTTGGTCATATCTGATTCCTGCAATCAAAATGTAATTCGAATGTAATTAGACTGTACGCTAACTATACGCCATAGATCTCAATATAAGTTGTTCATTTGAGATGTAAACCAGTTAGGGCCAGAAAAAGTTGCTTGATTGTCAGTCTTGTTATTAGAACTTGCTGCAAATCCACCATATCCAGTATATGTACTTTTCTTTTCTTCAAAGGAAATAGATCTAGCAGACATATTTGCCATTAATAGGGAAGAGTAACGGTCTTTTCTCATGCGTTTCTTTTTACCAACTCCGACTTTAACTTCGGGCGTGTCCCATCTCATTCTGCCATTCACGCTTTCCGTGACTTCAATCAGAGAAAGCTCATTCTTTAATTCCTCAATCTCCATAACACAATCTTCAAGCGTGTCATATAATCTATTGTTAACTTTATCTTCTTCTATGGAAAGGCCGATAGTAATAGGATCAAAACGTGGGAACAAAAGAATCTTATCTTCTAGATCTTTTCTTAATCCATGATTGGCCTCAGAATACCAGTCATATTTTGCAAACTGGCATAGCTCTAAAATATGTAGACCTTGTTGATCATCTGATGGCTGAGGTTTTTCTTCGTCGATGACAGGCCATATTGGGATATCTCCGGGCTGCAATTGATTATGGTCATGCAGAGCTTCAGCTACAGAATATCCGCCACCCTGAGCGTCCATAGCAATATGCACGATTGGAAATAAACCCATAAGATCTCGAATTTTTCGAGCACAATAGCTGTAGAAGTTGTTTTCTTTTGTTAGACCTTTCTTTACACGTTCAGTATGATCTTTTCTTGTAGTTGTCCAACAATATACAATTCTTCTATGGTCAGAGTGTAATTCAAGAACTACAATACTAAAGTTGTCTACTTCAGAAGCTGGGTCAATAGCCATCAAGTATTTGCAGTTCTTATTTCCATGTAAAAGAGGATCGAAGTACACATTTTGACTAGGCAGCTTGACTGGCTTAGTATCTGTTCCTACGCAAGACTCTATAAGACTTCTTTTGAAGAAGCCCTGACTATCTTTAGTGAATACCGCCCCGAATTCCATGAGATATATACCATTATGGACGGTAGCTTTAGATCTAGCAATTTGCCCCTCGTCCATGAAGCCTTTAGGAACTAAGTTTACAGGAATCCTAATTATAGAATAGTCATCCCATTTAAAAGATGAAGGAACTGCCTCCCCGTTGAAGACGTTATTGGAGATAGCCTTTTCGTCACCTTTAGTCTCTATGATAGTCTTCCATCTTTTCCAATATTCAGAGAAATGATTAAAGTCATAATAGGCTGTGCCCGATAGAATAATCTGGTTAGTTTTAGAAGTATCTAAATCCTTTTTCTCATATAAAAATGAAGTATCAATCCCCTTAGATTTAGCCATTTCCTCCATAGCCATTCTTTTTACATTTTCAACAGGAGAGGCGGATACGGCAGCGAAACCCGCGATTACGTTTTCAAAAATTTCTCTAGACATGCTCGCAAATTCATCCGCAATAATGTCATTTGCTCGCTGTCCACGAATTTTTTGACCATCACCGATGGGCAGTGCTGATATTGTACTGCCATTGATAGTAAGTCTACACATGTCCACATCGCGTCTGGGACCGCTGCTACCGTCACACATATCCCTCAGAATTGGAGAGTTTTTCCAAATATTCTCCATATAATCATGCAGGTACTTTGACTGTCTAAACGCGGCACCAACGACGACGATTTTCCTGTTAGGAATCAACATGGCTCTTAGCACACAGTATAATGATAAGATGAACGTCTTGCCAAGACCACGACTTCCAACTAGCATTGGAAACTTGCGGCCCCACATTTCTTTCAGAATTAGAGCCTGTAATGGCAACAGTTCAATATTTAATATGTGCTTGCAGACAAACGAAAAATAATCTGGATTCATGAATAAGCATGTAAGTCTCTTATAGAACTCTTCAGGGTCATCCGTTCTCAGACGTTCTAGTGGATTAATTACCTCCGAATCTTTTAAAGTTAGGTTTAACCAAGCATTATTTAGCTCTTTGATAATTTCTTGTTGACTCATATGATCTTATCCATGAACCCATAGTATACTGCTTCTTCTGATGTCATCCACCAGTCTGTTAGCTTTTCTATTTTGTTTTTAATGAATGTAAGCGTCTTCTTCTGATCCATGCCTTTTTCTCGGAAATATTTTCCTTTGACGCATCGCTTGGCATAGACTTCTAACATAACTTCATTTTGTTTTTCAGTAAACTTTAAACCGTTTGCAACTTGTCTAAAATCACCACTATCTTCATATGTTCCATAATGCACCATGAAGTCACAATGTTTATTGATATATCTTTTCTGTGCGGCTTGCGGTATAATAGAACTCATCGAGCGTGCATGAGCATACGATATGAATGTGATTGGAGAGCTAGACGAAACAATAGCGTCATACATTGCCATGCCATAATTCCAGCATCCTCCATAGCTAAACATCTTCAATATGATAGGCTCTGTGGATATACTATTAAGATAATCAAGATTCTTAATAAATGATACAGCCATTCTAAAATCTACGCCAGCTTCTTCGGGATCGAAATCTGAATGTATGTAAATTATTCTATTCTTTATATCAATAGAGTTATCTTGAATACTACTAATTAAATCAGGTCTGTTCCGACGAGATCTTATGTTCCCAGAATTTGAGGATGTCATAAGTAAATGCCTCTGCTGCTGTTCTATTTTCACAAAAGACTACTTCAACGTTTGAATAATCTTCTTCTATTTTGTTGAGTAGCTTTCTTAAATATCTACCATTCATTCTTATTTTCGATATTTGTGCCTGTGAGAATCCGGAGTTATTCGGAAATTCATAAACTTTAGATTCCGGAAACTCACATACGATATAGGCTTTCCTTAAATTTTCCATTCTGTCAAACTCTCGATAGAATCTAGCCTTTGCAGTTTTTCTGCCAAGGTTATTAGCAATCTCTGAAGTTGATGCTTTTCTTTCTATAACAACCTTGTTTTGTAACAATTCTGTTGTATAATCTCCAGAGTCGATCTTTTTAGATTCTACCTCAACATCATCATAGAATGGGAATTCCCAGCCTGTTTTTTCTCTAGTGTCTCTTATTATTTTCATGAACAATACTCATAAATAAGCCAGCGTAAACATGCTCCATACCTTTTATTGAGTCATGACATTTACGACAGAGTGTAATTAAATTATTTTCATCAAATCTTAATGAAGACGCTTTGCTCCACGGCTGAATATGATGAACGTTTAACCTTTTGTTAGATCCACAACTTGGCATCTGACAACGGTGATCATCTCTTTTTAATACATTAGATCGAGCACGTTTATAAACGGGGTCGTCATAATTTCTTGACATGTAATTTACTAACCTTAAAGTCGTATTTTAAATCTTTTAGTAATAACTTAGTTTCAGTAGAATCATCTTGTTCTAGAATAATATCACAAAACGCCTTAAAAACAGAATAACAAGCATCGTCTGGATCGCTTGCGTCGATTTCTATCTTTGAAGTTTGTCTACCAAAGTTTACTAATCGAAACCTCACGAGTCTTTTTAGTAATAAAGTCATATCTACAGTAACAATATAATTTATCATTTAGTATCTACATACATTTGTACCTCAGAAGGAAAATATGAAACATCATGTGATATCATAATATTAACTAATCCCTCGAAGGAAGTTTTAGGCGTCCATCCTAATTGCGTTCTAGCCTTACTAGAATCACCTCTTAGGTAATCAACTTCTGCCGGTCGATAAAATGCTGGGTCTTGAACTACAAAATGTTCCCAATTGTTAATACCAACCAGTTTAAATGCTACGTCTAAGAACTCGCGAATAGTATGAGTCTCGCCGGTGCAAATGACATAATCATCAGCAGCTTCCTGCTGAAGCATCATCCACATGGCTTCCACATAATCTCCTGCATACCCCCAATCTCTCGATGCTTCTAAGTTGCCTAGACGTAGCTTTGGAAATTTATATCCATTTATAATGATATTGTCATTATCATAACTAGCTTTACTTTGAGGCGATATTGGACTTACAGCCCTATTAGACCATCTAAGAAATTCACCAATCCATTTTGTAATTTTTCTAGTGACGAATGTCTCTCCTCGTCGCTCTCCTTCATGATTAAATAAGATACCGGCACTGGCATGTAATCCACATGCTTCACGATATAACCTGACTGCTTCATGAGCTGCACACTTAGCAATAGCGTATGGACTTTGTGGTAGGAATTTTGTGTCTTCGTTTTGACATTTTAAATGTGTCAATACAGTATTTCCATTTTCATTTTCGTAACTATAATCTATATAGTCATAATTCTTGCCAAACATTTCACTAGAACTTGCCTGATAAAATTTAACCTTATACTTATCAAGATTTAAATCTATGATAGCCTGTAAAAGATTAAGGCATCCCTTGCCTGTTATATCCCAAGTTAATCCGGGCTGCTTGAATGATACGGCAACGTGTGATTGTGCGGCGAGATTATATATTTCAGTGCCATACGTAGCATTTTTAGCAAGAACACTAATGACGCTAGAATAGTCTGTAATATCGCCATCGACTATCTTAAAATTTGGATTATTAATATGAGAGATTCTCTGAGTGTTGTCAGTAGAAGATCTACGGCTAACACCAACTACTTTGTAGTTCTTTTCAAGTAAAAGATCAGCTAGATGTGATCCATCCTGACCAGTTACCCCAAAGATAATTGCAGTTTTTTCCTTCTTACAAACACAGTTTCCTTTACAAGTCATATTTTCCTCATTTTACAGTATCTGGAGTTAAAAATGGCATATCAATTGTCCCATCGTCATAAGTATGATAATCAGATAGGCGTTCCTTTTCCTTTTCCATAGCGAGACGCATCTTTTCTAATGCTTTACCTTCATTCTCGTAGAAGTCAGGATCACGTAGAATCTGATTCACTAAAGAAGCAAGTGTCTTCTTGTTATTCTCTAGCTTCTCGATACGTTGCTCACGGGTTGCTTTTAAGTCCTTATATAGCCCCGCTTTTTTAGTTTGTAAATCTTTGAACTCGCGTGATAGCGATTCCTTAGCCGCTCGCAAACTAGCAATATGTCTTTCTAAGTTAAAGATCATTTCCTTATCTTGCTGGTCACTATCCCGAGTTTTTTCTAGCTCAATTTCCCCCTCAAGTACACGAACACGTTCTGCGGATTCATTTTGTTCTCTTAGGGCACGATTCATGAGAACTTCCAGCTTGATTAAGTCAACAACCTGAAGTTCTTCTGTCGCCATGACATCTTTACGAAATTGGGCAATAATTTGTTTCCAGTGATATAAAAATAGCTCAAGTTCATCATCAGAGAACTGAGCCTTGAGTTCCCGCCAATATGGTCGGGATTTAATATCATATTCTGCTTGAACAGCAAAGGCTTCGTGCTTATTAAAAGACTTGCCTATCTTTTTTAAATGCTTCTCGACAGACTCAACAGATCTACCAAGGTTTTCCGCGATTTTTTCGGGACTTAGATTTTCAGCATTTGCTTCAATATAATCCCACTCATCTTTGCTTAATCTACCAATCTTCACCTAATATCTCCTTAACGCGGTCAAATAGTGCTTGCTTCTTAGAGGATGAGATTGCCACGCCATTTGCTAAGCGGTGGAAGTTATTCCTCATAGATGGACTTAGCTCGTCCATAATCTGCTCTAAGGCTTCAGCGGTGGATAACTTATCAAGGATATTATCTTCATAGTAAATATTAGGAGACCCATAGCTTTTTAAATCCATCAGGTTCTTTTTGCTGTCATTTAATTCCTGATGTTTTTCAGATTGTATCGAACTGCGGGAATATTTATCCCGAATTAGGGTCTTTAATCTGTTTGATAAGTGTTTTGAAATAAAATTCTCAAAAGGACGCGATTCGTCGTATTTTTCGAGTGCTTCGCAGCATATAATATATGACTCTTGTTTGATGTCTTCAAGCTCAAAGTAGCTAAAGACATATCTAGGAGCGATTCTGTTGATTACCTTTAGAATCGTTTCCTTTTGCTGAGGGCTTGGTTGTAGCATTTTTTAAAATTTCTAAAGCGTTAGATGGATCAGGTATAGCTAATTCTTTTTCCGCTGCTGTAGCGATGCCACTCTCTGCTATAATTTTCATTACTTATCTCTCCGTGTAAAAAAGAAGCTCATATCTACATTATACCCCGCAGAAAGTTTAAAATGTTAGAAATTAAGTTAAATGGCGTAAATGCCGCAGGAAAATTTGCAAAAGTTAGCACTTCTGACTATGAAATGGTTATGAGACATAGTTGGTACTATCGGGATGGATATGCCCTCGCAAAAATTAGAGGCCGCGAAATCAGAATGCACCGCTACATTATGGATGTCCGCGATCCGGATATGATTGTGGACCATATTGATCACAATAGATTAAACAATACCCGCGAGAATCTAAGAATCGTCACTTATTTAGAGAATGCTAATAACCGCGAAGATAATGTCTTTCTGGAATGTTTTGGCGAAAAGAAAACAATTTCAGAATGGAGCCGCGATGACAGGTGCTTAGTAGGCTACGATGTACTAAGAGGCAGACTCAACAAAGGCGTTCCAACATGGGCTGCAATATTAGCTCCAATTGAGTGACAGTGTACGGGCGATACACTTTAAGTTAATTGTGTGAATTGTGAATAAACCCCCCCGCCGCTGGAATCCCAGAAAACCCACTTTCGAATTCAACAAAAAACCCCCCCAACAATTCCGAAAAAATTTTTTTTTCTTGTGGGATTTTGTGTAGAGTTGCGTTGACGAATGCCGATAATATATGATAGAATGCACACACACGAACAACACTTTTCAAGGGGTTTCAAAATGGATGACGGTCTTCTGCTGGTGGTGATGGAGCAAGAACAGATTCAGGTTGATCGGGAACGCGAATTCGCAATGCTGGCTGATATCGCTCGCTTTGATGAAGATCAAGCAGAAGCGGAGCGACGAAGATTCTTCCCGATCTCCCGGAAGGAACGACGATTCCGGCCTGATGCTTTTCTGGAAATTTCTGAGAATCCGCCCTTCTGAGTAAAGATTGGCGTTGACTTTTGCCGATAAATATTGTAGAATACATGTGTCAAGTTTGTTTCTTTGTTGGAGAGTTTGAATGAGTTCCTCAAGTTACCGTCGAATCCCGTTCGCTGAAGTACTCGAAGGCCGAAACGGTCTGAATACTTTGGTGTCCCTGCCTGATGGCCGTTATGCTGTGACGCAGGGGCATAGCGTGACAAGTGTTGGAGTCTATGACTCAAACATTTTCGACACGCTGGAAGCTGCCCGTTCGCATTGGGATCGAAGAGAACTCGATATCCAGAGTTATTTCGCAAGATATGGAACGGCTCTTGACTGAGCCGCTCCTATTCTTATTTACTTTTCTTCCGATCTATGTATAATAGAAATATAACAAACACTCAACAAGGAAAAAAAATGATTTTCAACGAACACTCATCAGCGACCATAAGAGTTAACCAGTTCACCGGAAACAGAACAATTTCCAATGGTCCACAGTATCCGGCACACGTAAACAAGTCGGAAGAGAATAACGACTTGAAAGAATGGTGCGACTCACTTCCGTGGTATATTAAAAAAGAAATCAAAAAATCTCGTGGAATTCAGTAGGGCAGCAGCAGCATAGGAACATACATGGCTACAGTAATGTACAGTACAGCAGATATGATCGTTATCACTCTCATGTGTACAGCATGGTTCGGATGTACAACTTGGGTATTTACAAAATTATGGAAAGTGGAATAAAATGCTAGAATTAAATGACTTAGGTATAGCGGTGTTCGCTTGTTCACTTGTTTCCAATGTGGTGTTGGGGTGTACAGTCACGATTTGGGTATTCGAGAAAAGCCTAAATAAATGATGTTTGAAATCTTGCGGATTCTCTCAAGAGTCCGCTTGATTTCTGCCGATAATGTATATAGAATACACGAAAGACACAAATGAACTTTTTTGGAGATGTAGAGATGAACAACCTGCTGAACAAGATCAACGCTCAAACGAAGTTCTCAAACGGGTACACAGCTTCAGTTGTGTACTTTCCAGAAACTGACGAGCATGAAGTTGCAATACTGTACAAGGGAAAGCTGGTGTATGATACGCCAGTAACCACCGACGTTGTTCGCTGTTCTTCGGCTCATGAGGCTTTTGAAATTGTTTCCAAAATTATGATGCTTCCGAAAAGGAACGCTTGACATTGCGTTTCTGGATTGTATAATATAGAAAATCAATCACCTTGTTTTGTGGAGTTGAGATGAGCAGCTTCGACGTTCAGGTTCAGAGTGACGAATTCGCGACAGACCATGAGGAATTTCTGGCGTTGCTGGAAATGCTCGCTAATGAGGATCAGGAGGAGTCAGAGAATGCTGATGAGTAAAATATATTGCAAAGTACTAAGGCCATCAACGGGATCTGAATTAAGTGTTGAGATCCCGGAAGATATAGTTCGTGAAGTTAATGCAATGCAGGATGCTGCAACAGCCTGTGATTGGATTGGTGAAGAATTTAATTGGCAATTCGTTCCGCTTAAATTTTACAAGGAAAAAGATAATGAGTAAGTCAGAAGCTAAGTTAATTATAGGTGCTCACTTATTAGGGTGGGCCGTTGCTGCTGTATTATATTATTATATATAAGTAGCCGCCACGAGTCGCCCTTGGAGGGCGGCTCAAAAATACTGTCAACAGCAAAATACGCAAAACTCGGGAAATTCTCTAAAAAAAGAGGGAAATCATTTGGGGAAAATCTTTTTTTTCTTGCGGAATTTTATGCAGAAGCCTATTGACTTTCGACGATAATAAAGTATAATACATCCATAACAAATCACAAACCACTTCAAAGGATTTTCAAAATGAACAACTCATTCGACGACATTCAATGTGAAGAAGTTTTCGCTGACGATTTCTATGATATCCGCGAGGATGACGGACAGCCTACCGAGTACGAGGAGTGGCAGGATGTATACGGTGGTGACGATTGGGATCACGGGCAATTCGACGATTGCTTCTAATCAGTCCGCTTGACACTCTCCCGGCTTTCGGGTACAATCCTCGAAACGGTTTTTTTCTTTCTTTGGAGTTTGCTATGACTGACCCATCCCTGCCCTATCTCGGATTCGCCAACATTCAGGAATTGGCGGAAGATACTCAAATGCTTCTGTTGGATTCTTTCGTGGTTCCCAATTCGTGGGTTCCGGAACGATACCGGATTTACAAAGGTTCTGAAGTGAACGATTACTGCCCGGACGGTTCCGAGCATGATGACGATGACCATGACGCATGGGCCACCCGTCAGATTCAAGGCCCATCGCTGGCACAGGTACTCCGGAAGTACAACGCGGAAGTAGCGGAATCCGTCGCCGCTTATGACCATGCTGTAGAGCGTGATCGTCGCATTGAGTTATATCGTGCTCAGATGGAATCCGGTTCTGAGTCGATTGATTATGAACCTTATGTTGTGGATGCTAAATCCACTGGTCGTCCTAACGCATTATTCGGGGAATGATTAGTTATGTTTTTACGCGATCTCGCTCAGCGTAAGTTTGATAAGATGCCAAATGATATGGCATTAAGTGACCGCATATATAAATCGGGCTGGTGCTCTGCTGGTGAGTGGATTTGCTGTAGCTGCGGAAGGATGTATGGTAAGAACTTAAAAGGCGAATCGCCGTTCTTATTGGTCCGTCAGCATTCTAATATGTGCAAACCTAATTAGCTTGATAAGGATTTTAAGAATGTATGAAGTTGTTTTCAAAGGTTGTAAGGCTGGTGCGATTGGCACTCGTTATGAAATTAAGGCGTGGGTTAAGAACAACCCCGAAACTAATGAAATGGATGTACGTCGTGAGTTAGCTAATAAGTATGACCACGTTTCACAACTTAGATTAGCAAAACCTAAGTATAAGCATTTTATGGTTTAATTAATTAAGCCGCGACGAGTCGCCCATTCAGGGCGGCTCAAAAATATTGTCAATAGCAAAATTCGCAAAACTCGGGAGATTCTCTAAAATAAAAGGGGGAATACTTGGGAAAAAGTTTCAGGATTTTATTCACAAGGGTCTTGACTTTTGCCGATAATATAGTATAATACATTCGTGAGGTTTGAGTTTCTTCTCTTTCTGGAGCTTGGTTGAAATGAGTGTCGCACATTATGCGTTCCCCGGCGGTTATCCGCTTTTCTATTATATCGAGTCTGATGATGGCAGGTTTCATTCTTGCCCGTCTTGCGTGAATCAAAATCGTATTGGGAAGAATGTTGATTGCTGCAAGGCATATATCAACTATGAAGATGACACGCTTTATTGTGAAGTGTGTGAGAAGCAAATCGAATCCGCTTATGGAGAAGATAATAGTGTGGAATCATGATGAGTGGTATTATAAAGGTCATCGCTGCCTGATCGAGCCGGATTATGAGGAAGACTGCGTTAAGGCGTGGCATATAGTTATCACGCCGGACGGTCGCAGGTTATGGGCCGACATTAGTCCTTATGAATGGGGGCGTCGGGTTGTTAACTTATGGATTGATAAGGGTTGTCCTAAGCGAACCGGCATAGGCCCGCTACATCTTGAAGACTTAGAAGCGATGTAGTTAATTAAGCGGCGACGAGTCGCCGCCATACGGCGGCTCAAAATTTCTCACTATTCGTAAAACACGTAAGACTCGGGAGGATTTTTTCAAGAATACCTCTTGACAATGCCGATAATTATTGTATAATAGGAGTATAAGAAAACACAAACAACAGAAGGAAAAGAGATGAAAACTTCAATCACATCAGTTTATCAGCGTGGCGTTGGAATCGTTTGGGCTGTTCAAGCTCCCAACCGTGTGATTTTCACAAAAGAGGGAACTCTGGACGCTGCAAAAAAGTTGCAAAAAGATTTGAAATCCGCTTGACATCTGGCCGACAAGCTGTATAATGGGGGTATGAGAAGCAGCGAGGTAAGCACCCAACGAACTGGGACGCTCGCGTAAGTCATCTCACTGATCTTTGACAATTTGGTAGTTCATTTTTGGAGTCGCCCTGATTCGAGGCGGTGCAGGCGAAAGCCGTAAGACTGACAATATCGGACGCGAACCGGATAGCCACAAGGTCACTGCCGGTAGCATTAAAATCCACTTTTTTTTTACACACCTTTAGAAAGGTTGATCCATGAAGATCAAGCAAGTTGTGTCGATGAAGTATTCCAGCGGTCATACATCGTATTACGGTCTAGATTTTTACGATCCAGACGGAAATGAACTGTCCCTTAAAATGTCAGATGATGAACTGATCGAATTCGCTAAGTGTGTCAATGACAAAGTACAGCGTATTCGGGAGGAGCGTGCTGCTGAAGAAGCTGCTCAACTTTAGGAGACGGAAGGGTGAATACTCTAATTGTATTATTGATCGTGGCAGTTCCGATTTTTCTTGTGGTCGGATCATTGATGTTCGATCCAGACAATAATGATGGAATGTGATATGTGTTTATTCCCTTGGCTTGAGGATGATGAAGATGAAACCAGTTGTAAAGGTGGGAACGATCCTGCCAATCGGTAAAGTTGTGGAAATCCGGAATAAGTGTGTTATTCTGGAAACTAATGGTCGGCGAAGTGAAGTTAGCTTCGCAGATGTTGAAATATCTTTGAAAGGAGAAAAGTAGAATGATTAAGACTCACAAGCGTGTTGGAAGTCGCGTCAGTTTCTTGTACCCAGTCCACGGTACTATGAACGTTCTGCGGCGAGTAGCTGGAGAAGTTGTCGATAAGGGCGTCGGCCCCAACGGACCCTATCTAACTGTGCGAGAACTTAGCGGTCAGATCCGGAGCCTTAGCACTAAAAAGATCGTCAATGTTCGATGATCTAATTTGAATCTCCTTTCGAGCGGGGGTCCGGCAGAGTGTTCGACCCCCGTTTTGTTAGGTTAATTAATTAAGTAGCCGCGACGAGTCGCCCATTCAGGGCGGCTCAAAAATTCTCGCAATTGGGAAAACCGCAAAACACGGCGATTCTCTAAAATAGGAAAGGCATTCCCACGAAAATAATCCGGAAAACATAAAGAACACTACTTGACTTTGCCGATATAGATTGTATAATGAAAGAACAAGGGAACGCTTAATGGCAAGACTCCAGATTGCGACTCTCGGATTCAGATTAACTGCTACACGTTTCGCAGCGTGTGACCTTATGGCGAGTCTGATTGCTGGAGAGAATGTGAGTTCGATTCTCACCGTTCCCACTAAAATATTTCCAAAAAAAGTTCAAGTATACCCCTTGACAATGCCGATATAGATTGTATAATGGGTGAAACAGTTCGAGTTTGTTTTCTTCATGGGAGTTTGATGATGGTTGAGTTTTCCAAGGCTAACGCGAAGCTGGAAAGTCTGTACGATGTTCCTGAATTGCAGGAATGGTTCGGCAAGACAAGGCGGAAAATTTATTCCTTCGATTTATTGTCGGGATATTCTTGCCCGTTTGCTGAAAAGTGTTTCTCAAAAGTTAAGGAAACCGCTGGCAAACGTAGTATTCAGGACGGCCCCAAAACGGAATTCCGTTGTTTTTCCGCATCGCAGGAAGCGACGTTTCCAAGTACCTATGATAAGCGGAAGCGTAATTTTGACGCCTTGCGTGGTTTGCATCTCAACGATATGATCCACGAACTTAACTCGTCATTGCCTAAGAATGCGGCTATCATTCGCATCCATGTAGCAGGCGATTTCTTCTCGCCGGACTATATGTTCGCATGGATCAATGTCGCAATGATGCATCCGGATGTTCTGTTTTATGCCTATACTAAGTCGCTTTCTTATTGGCTGCGGTATAACAAGTATATCTCTCAACTCGATAACTTTGTTTTAACTGCATCGCGTGGTGGTCGTCAAGACGATATGATCGACCAACACAATCTGCGAGAAGCTAAGGTTGTATTCTCAGAGGCAGAGGCAGACGCTCTAGGCTACGAGATCGACCACACTGACGAACACGCAGCAATTCCAGAGATTCGCGACGAATCGTTCGCACTATTGATTCACGGCGTGCAGCCTAAAGGCAGCGAAGCCGCCGCTGCGATTAAGGAACTTAAAAAACGTAAAGTTAAGTTTTCCTATAATCGAAAGGCGGTGTGATTTATGTTTGTTATAGTTTATTGGTTTGTTATTATTATCTTTACTGGTATGATCTTTGGCTCTATGACTATTGATTAAATAATACAAGCCGATCAATAAGTGGGTCCGTTTAATATTAAGCGGGCCTGCTTATTTTATTATATAATATTATAAGGGGCCGCAACGTCGCCGCTGCTCACAGCGGCTCAAAAATTCTATAACTTGGGAAACCGCAAGACTCTGGGAAGTTTGGTTTTTCTGGAAGAAAAGTTGAAGATTTACGGCTTGACAAGTCGATACTATATGGTAGAATGGAGATGTAATGAGGAACGACACTAAAGCGGGATTTCTTTGGGAGATGATTAATGACTGAGTGGGATAAAGAAGTTGCCGATTTTATCAGCGAGTTTGGGACTTTTACCGCTGAGAACAAAGAGACTGCACAGACATTTCACATCGAAGAAGATGACAACTTCTATGATGAAGATGAC